CGTTGGTGGTAAATAGAAAACTGCTACTATATAGCTTCTTCTTTAGCCACTTACGTAGCACCTTTTTTATTATGTTCTGTATCATATAACTACTATTTATGCCCGAAGGCGGTTAAACAATCAAAGATATCAAACCCAAGAATGCTACTACTAAAGCGATTACACTTAAAATAAAGACAAAGATACTTATAGGAATATACCATACACTTTCAGTTTTATCCATTCCAAATTGTACCGTAATATCCAAAATCATTGTTAATGCTAATAATAATATAGCCATACCTACACCTCCATTTCGTTTTTAATACCCATACCAAAGAAGAGGTGATTGAGTTCGTGGCAATATTGTATCTCCGCTATATTATTTCCATCAATCTCTACATATAGCTGACCTTTATCTGATTTATGCTTAAAGTCTATCCCAACATAAGAAATAAAACCTTTTGCCACATTTAAATAATAGTACGACCCGTTTTGAGTTTTCCACCCATTCTTTTCTAGAATATCCGTTGTAATAGGAATGGGTTTGATTTCTTTACTTGTGACTTTTGCAAAATTCCCATTCATAAATCTTATAAGATAAGATGTTTCACGAACCTCACAGATTTCTGCAATAGGTTCTTTATATAAAGATGTATATCTTACCAAGTCACCATCTATGTACTCTTTCATTGCTCACCTCCTTCCTTTGGCAGTAAATCATTCAAGTATAGCCAACCTTCGATGCCATATACATTATGTAGGTTGCGTAATTGGTCTAAAACAAAACCTACATTTAGAATACTGACACCTCCGTTTATCAAGACTAACAATCTTCCTTTACCAAACTTTGGCTCTTCACTAGCAGGATGCCATAAATTCTTCAAAAACTCATTTATAGCCCAGTGAGCACCTAGTTCAATAGCTTGTTTAATCTGATAATCTAAATATATAGGTTCTGATATATGGTCTATACATATCATTCCCTCATTATTCTTTAAGAAGTGTTTATTAAAGATATTATCTTTGGCTTCTTCTATTTTTTTATTATTTATCATAACCAACCAACTAATTTACACATTATTAAATAGATGTTATACGTATATTTATCGTATGGATGCTCATTACAATAGCATCCAATCTCATCAATCTGATTCAGTAACCATTTTCTCACCCCTCACTTCCTTCCCAATCATCAGTCGTTCCTAGTAGATGTGCTGTTTCTTCGTTGTAAGGGATACAATACTTACGACTAAATCCGATACAACGAAAAGGATATTGTGATTCTTCTCTATAATAAGAAAAGAGTTCAGCTTCCCATACATCATCTTTATCATTTCTCCCCAACACTTTATCAAATGGCTTGAACTCGCACTTCTTAGGCAAGTCCACAATTTCTTTCTTTTCTGCATCCCAAGTCTTACCTTCTTTTGCTAAAGTGTCAAAGAGTTGCTGCTTCTCTTCTTCTGTAGCAAATCTATACTCTTCAGATGATTCCACCTCATCGTCAAACAATAATCCAAACATTTCATTTAGAGAAACATAGAAACAAAGGGTATGATTATAAATCTTTCGGCATATTGCTACTGATTTTCCATATACCACTATATCCCCATCCTTGAACTCAAGCTGCTTTTCAATCTCCAAAGTTTCACGATTGAGCTTGCCACCCAAACGTTCCTCTATGGTATTGATGTAGATCTGAATGGCATCTTTAGATTCAAAAAAATAGCTTTCGGTCGTACATACAAATCCTTCAAAATACTTGATATTATTTTCATTCTCACTATCTAAATAATGTTTACCATAGAAATTTGTGTAAGTATCATCGTACCATTCATCAAAGATAACCTCTATACTGCCATCATTGCTTACTAGTACATCACCCTTTTTCCAAGCAAACTTAGACCAATCACGCATATCCTTTGAAGGGAATAACATTGGTTCTGTTCCCTCATAATCATATAGTCTACCATTATGATAGAAATTAGCCGTTGTACCATGATGTCCTACAGTTATAAACATTTCTCCTATATATTTAAGAAATACATATCCAAATAGAGGTGAATATAATTTAGTATCTATTGGAACATTTTTCAGGATTTTTGCTATATTAATATTTGTTTCCATATTATTTTTATTTATTAAGACTACTTATAATAGAGTTTAAAACTCTATTCCAATTAGACTTTGGTCCTTCTTCAAAGTCTGGATCTCGAATATCCTTCATTGTGGCAAGATAAGCATCTTTAAATTGGTGAGAAGTAATCTTCTCCCAATCTTCAATATCATATATATAAGAGTTATCTCTAGTGATACAAGCTTCACCTAAACATATATAATATATGTAATTATCTTTTATTGAAACAATTTTTATTAAATCATTCCATCTTGTATCTAAGTAACAATCACCAACAGTAAACTTAGAAATTGCATCTCTCTTTTCTAATGCTCTAATTCTGCTATAAAGATTATTACTTTCTTCTTGTAGTTTCTTATATTTACTCTTTAATTCTTGTAATGTTTCCATAATTAATTTTTATAAATAGCATCAAGAATATCTCTAAAATTAGGATTATCTATTACATATTGTGCATCAGCTTCATTTTTAAATATTGGATTACCATAATATACATCAGTAGTGGGATAAATAGTATTAACTTTATAATAAGGTTTTTTTATACTATTATCATAAGCTATCATATAGCCACGTTCACCGCTATTAACTTTATATTTCCAATTACCATTAAAGTATTTAGCAATATCCATAAGATTACTTATTGCAATTATTTTCTTACGAGTTGATGTACTTACAATAATAGATGAATTAAGATATTCACACGCAACAATTTCTGCTATCGTTAACCATTTATTCCTAAATTTGATAATCCCTTTAGCTAAATCACTATTTTCTAAATCTATTTCCATTCCTTCAGGAATATCAATAGTTAATTGATTATTTTTTATTTCCATATTATTTATTTCTTTAAAAATTACACTAGTTTTATCTGATCTGTTACTAGGCATACAATTACCAGCAGATGGTTCAATAAGACCACATAGTTTACCCCTAAATGCACAATGTGTACATACAATAGATTTTACCACCTGATAAGTTTTACCATTATAAGTAAATACTTCACCTATTTTTCTTTCCATAGCTCTTTCAAATTAACGTCTGAAATTTCCCTCACACTAGCATACTGTCCAGTGTAAATAATCTTATTAGACACGATCTCATTTAGTTCATTAACACAGTAAATTGCACCTTTAGGTATTATAAATTTACCTAAATAGAGTATATCTTGAAGTGTTGAATATATGGAAATTACTGATTTCTGTTTAATATTCTTTCTTATAACTGCATGAAGTTGGGGAGACTTAGTAGCAGTTACTATTATATTTATATATCCATGAAATCCTATTGTTATAATGTCACTCTTAAAATCTGGACATATTAGACACTGCATACCAGTTTTATAAGTAAAACTATTCATATAATAAGGTGTAAAAGTATCCTCATCAGCAAAGTCACCTATTTTATAAACTACTATATCTTTTTTAGCTCTTAATACTTTACTTTGCTTTGATTTCCGAAAACACATAAGCTTAACCTTTGAAATAATTAACTATTTTATCTAGAGCATTGTCATACTCTTCTTTAGTGCATTCTTTACAATATGTCTCTTTAAAGTGTGCACGAGAATAAATTTCTTTTGTGAGATATGGTTCTGCAGAATCTAACTCATATACAAGTACACTATCACCTTTAATATCATAGACTCTACAGAATAAACAATAATTATCAGTATAGTATTCTTTCTTGATACTATACAGCCATAGTTTATCCCTCAATGCTGTAATTTTACGTACTAAAGCTGTATCTTGCTTCTTTAATGAAGTTCGTTGCTTTTGCAATTCTTTAATTTGATTAAGTGCTTCTTGTTCATCCATAATTAATTCTGTTAATGTGTTAAACATAAAAAGGAGCATACTAACTAATTGGTTAATATACTCCTATGAAACCTGGCATTTCAGTCTATCAAAGACTTTGGAGAAGTAGTACGAATCGAACGTACTTTGGCTACTTGATGTATTAAGTCTATCTATTATTATTTACTTGCTAAAACATTACATAGCTAACAATAGAAGACTGTTCACCTGATCATTATCACGTTACCTTTTCGCCTTATCACCTGTCCTATGCATTTGCAACTACATAGGTAACTTCTCTTTTATTTTGTTATTTCTACTACTCTAACAACCCTAAATATTTAATATCAGTACTAACTACTTCTTCATATCTATAGTTAACATATATAGTAGCACCCGATGGAATTTCAAATATTCCTACTTCTTCGTATATGTTTCTTCTATACTTAGCTATTTCTTTAGTTAAATATGAATGATAACCTTCATTTATACAAAAAGCATTGTGCATCCAAGATTTATCCAAAGGACTAAAAGTATTGTATTTTATAAACTCAAGGTTTATTTTTACGGTAGGCACAACTTTGGATTTGAGGTACACAAAATTATGGTATAAACTTCTAAAGCCACCTAAAGTTGTTAATGTACCTACTTTATAAACTCTTAAAGGTTTCTTCAATACAATTGGAGTTGCTATATAATTTGACCAACACATAATTTAATTTAAAATTATTAATACAAAGAGCTTAGCTGACTAAATAGTCAAACTCTTAAACAATTAATGTTTTATTACTCAGGATAGAATTTAGACTTATCTACCACATGAGCATCGGTATCATCAACAGATTCAACCTCAATTAAGTCGCCTGGAGTAACTCCCCAGTGATTTTTAATTGCAACAACTGCGGCTACCCACTTAGTAGAACATCCTGTAATATAATAAGGAATACCCTTACATTTAAATATTCTTGCCATTTTACTATTATTTGAATAATTCTACAATTCTCCAATAGATAATTGTATTGTGATCCATTAATTGAATAAACCAAGCAGACATCCATATAAGAATATAGAAATATCTACTTGATATTAATATTAACTTTTTCTCTTTATTAGTTCTAGCCATCTCATAGCACCATATTGTCCATAAATAAGATAGAACTATAAATAATGCAACTATCGCTTGCAATCCTAACCCCATTACTTATATGTATTTGCGTCTAAATCAATAGCTGCCATACCCTCATCTGAGTATATAACTATTTTATGAGGTCTTTTCTTAGAATCATACATAATCTCTAGAGTTTTATAATAGTAAGCTTTTGCTTTAGTGCCACCTCTAGTAGGATAGTTATAACTATTAACCAAAGTAACAGTTAATAATAGCCCTATAATTAACAATGCTTTCTTCATAACTTTAAATATTTACCTGTATATCTAATCATACTAGATACTATTACACCATCCTCATTTATAGCATATGTAGAACCTGCAGGAATTATAAATGTGGCTAAATATAAAGAATTGTTTACTGCGATCGCTTCTTTATGATATCCACACTGTATAGCTTTATATAATCTTCCGTCAATACTTAGCATTACTGAATCACATACAAAATTCACAGATGGATAACTATAATAACCTTCTGCAATTTTTGCAAAATTTGAATGAGGTTCAATCAGTACTCCTAAAGTTAAAGAAGGAGGTGTATCCTTTAGATAATAAGTGTACTTCATAAAAGGAGATGTACAAGATTTCTTAGTAGCTTTCGTAACTACTTTATATACCCTGATATTTTTTTCAGCTTTTTGAATTTTTAAATTTTCAATTTCACAAACCCAACACATAATCTTATAATTTTATATATCTACCCGTATAAATGATTTTATCGGATATAATTTCACCTTTAGTATTTATAATATACGTAGAACCTTTAGGAATTATAAAAGTTGCTATATAACCATCATTTTCAATGGGAATACATATTCTTCGCTTTCCAAATAACAAGTCTTTACATTTAGTTAATCCACTATGAATATAATAAGAAGAGTCACATATAAAATGTATTCCAGTATAACTGTGATATGCCTTTTCTATTTTGATTTTTTCACAATAAGGACCAATTACTATAGATTCTATAGTAGATATATTACACAGAGTATCTACTGTATAATTAAAGCCTTTGACACTAGACTTACAAGATTGTTTATTGGCATCTAATACTATCTTATAAACCTTAAAATCCTTATCAGCAATTTGAACATTTATATTATTTTTAGTTTCAACCCAACACATAGTCTTATAGTTTTAAATGTTTACCTGTATAAATTATATTAGAAGAAACTATTTCTTCTTCCCAGTTCTCGTAATATTCAGAACCTTTAGGTATAATAAATGTTGCAATAGAATAAGTATTATGTAATCTAATATCCTCTGCAATCTTACCTAAATAAATTGTTCTAGAATACGAGTGTAAATCAGAGTAAGGCATAGCTATATCTTTATAAGAATGGTACCCTTCATATATCATTCCATAATAATCCTTCATTAATTCATGTATATTATAATTATGTATAATAGGGCTCATTTTAACCTCTTCATTTAATACTCCAGGTATATAAATAAAGTTTTGATATAAACTATTAAAACCTTTATCAGATACATGACCTATTTTATAAACATAAAAATCTTGCTCAGCTATTTTTACATCGCATTTACCTATCCAACACATAATTATTTTCTAAAATTACTTATTCTTAAATACTTACCTGTGTAAATAATTTCGGAAGATACTATATGTCCATACTCATTTTCAAAGTATTCAGCACCTTTGGGAACTATAAACGTAGCTATACAACAAAACTTGTATGCTTCTATATATTCTCTCAAATCTGAAGTATAATTACCTAGACATAAACATCTTTCGTTTGGATAAGTGTCATCTAGAGCTATCCATTTATAAGAGTGATATCCTCCGTCTATCCTATAAACACCTATACAAGGACTATAAGCTATTAAAGGGACTATTCTATTGAGAACTTTGGGAACATATTGATATCCTCTAACATCGCTAATAAAAATACTATTCCATATAACTCTTCCTATCTTATAGACATAGAAGTCTCTTTCAGCTATCTTTTTAATAGCTGTATCATCACCTATCCAACACATAATTGAATATTATTATATATAATACAGATAATATAATTATCAGTATAACTTGAAAAATCAAAAATCGTAAAGCCTTTTTAGGATTACGACTAGTACGTATAGAATGGACTATTTTGCTGATTAATATTATAATTATAAGTCCTTCTGTAAATATTAAAAATGCTATCATTCTATTTAACAAGTTTATAGTCTCCTTCTTTAAATCCTTCTTCAATAGAACTTAAAGTCCAATTCTCATCCCAGTTATCTACATCATAAGCACATATTAATTCAATTTTAGCATAATTAGATGATTTATCTAACTCTAAAATTCTATAATATAAAGAACTTGATTTAGTGAGGGTGAATACATCACCCACTTTTAGCTTTACTTTGTCCATACTATTTAATTAACTTATAATCACCAATTTCAAATCCTGCTTCTGTAGAATCTAAAGACCAAATTTCAGGAAACACAGTAAGACCATTGAATGAATGACACTCTACTTCTATGCTGTTAGTAATTCTATCTATATTAAGAACTCTAAACCACATAGGTTTCTGACACCCTTTCCACGCTTGGGAAAAGATGTCATTTACCTGTAATACTACTTTGTCCATTCTGAATCAATATTGAGAAGTCTGAACACGTATTTAATATTATCTATTATATCTACTAAACTATCCTGAGTATTTAAATAAATAGCATAAGCTAAACGAGCCATTTCAGGGGTTTCAAAAACAAGATTACATACAGTTGCCTGTTGAGTATTCTCATATTTATCATTTAGTTTAATAGAATATCCAGTTCTATTTGTTCTAATAGTATATTCAGGACCTTTATTAAGCTTCTTTTGTAAAGCATTATACATTACATTTTGCTCTCCAGGACTTAATGAATCAATAATTTTACTTATATCTTTCATACGTTAATGTGTTATTTAATTAAACAATAAAAGAGCCTAACTAGATTAACTAATTAGACTCTTCAGAATAATAATATGATAAAAAGAAATGGTGGGCTCGCCCGGGATTGAACCGAGAATAAGAGATTATGAGTCTCCCGTTTTAACCGATTGAACTACAAGCCCAAATAGGCACTTCTAAGAATATATAAGAACTCGGTGCCTCTATGATAATAATCCGTCGTTGGATTAGTTCTACGTAATTTAGGCTTTTAAAGAGCCTTAACTTATTAAAGTTTTTGCATATATTTTGTAACCAAAACAGTTAACAACTTTATCTTCACAAACCAAGTTGCTGAAACTTAGAAAAAAATTAGGTACTATACCCTAAAAATGAAATAAAGTAAATGCGGACAGACTCGAACTGCCAACCTCCAGATTATATCTGGTGCTCTATCCAATTGAGCTACGCATTCCACTACGAATCACACGTAGAAGTATTTACGCTTACTAAATACATAAACCTAGTTAGTTGATTATGTGCCACCACATACTGCCATACTATTCAGTCAGACAGCCTATTCCAGGGATTGAGCATCTGGACCTGCTTTTATACTAGTATTGCTATATAGCCTTATTTAAAGCTCACACTACTTTCACAAGCAATATGAGTCTATTTTTGATTCAAACTGTCTTCTAACAGAGAAAACAATAACTAATTATCAATTTTCACAAACTAATAAATTAGGCTCAAATATGAGTTTAAAATACTCATTAAATATTTAAATAACCATTTAGTCGTAATCTAGTAGTTCAGACAAGCTAACTTAAATAAAGGGATTCGAACCCTTAATCCTCAAGAAATATTTAATGACGACTTTAGAGGCGCTTCCGTCAATCTACCGCCGTATACCAATTCCGCCATATTTAATTAGCTTATAATCTGGACTATATTAATTTTATGAGAATTAGCATTACCCAAATAGCACCACGTGGAGGTTTCTCATTTGCTATTCTAGCTCAGACGGGACTCGAACCCGTACGGACAAATGTCCAATGGTGTTTAAGACCATCTCCTATACCAATTCGGATACTGAGCCATTTGGCAGTTTTAGTCTTTAACGTCTGGTGGAATATACTGCCAACCTTTAGACAAAAAGGAGCAACTAATTATCTGCTAGTTGCCAACAATATTTTGGTAAAAACCAACATGTAGTCTCTATTGTATAACCATTTAAATAAATCAGTTCAATATTATAATTGTTCTAAAATATTCTTTGCAATATATGAGGATACTTCTTTAGTAGTATGCTCAGAATCATTGAGTACTAAATTATACTTATCCTTATTGCTCACTTCTTTAGTTAATTCAAGTAAATACTTTTTATTAATTAAGAAACCTTTAGTTACTATTATATATTCTATACACAATTTCTTAAGGATAGCAGTTAAAGAGCAACCAATAACAAATTTCCTGCAATCTTTAGTTACTATTAGGACATATTTATTCAGTGCCTCTAAACTAACTATATCTTCTATATTTATTTGTCTGTACTCAATACCTTTAAATACAAGAAATGTGTCAGTATCAATCTGTATTGTCTTTATCTCCATTATTTATGTAATGTTTCTAAAAGTCTATTAAATGTCACTTCAGATTCTTCATAAAATTGCTCTCCTTCAATAGTTGCACCAAATGCCCATAGTAATTGATGAAATCTCATATCAGGATATTCTTGAGCCTTTGCCCTAATTATATCAAGAATCTTCAAATTATACTCTTGTCTATTCATATGCCTATTTAGTTAACCCATAATAAAATGAGCACTCACGATATTCTCAGGGTGATGAATAGTCTTAGCCAATCCTTTTACTGCCCATTTTTCAATGGCAGAATGTTTAACACCTGGAGCAATTTCGTGATAAAACATTAAGTCATATACTTCACCGCTCTTAAAAGTTACACGTATCTGAAAAGTAGGATTTACCTCATCTTCTATGAGTTTATCTGTCTCTTCTCTAGTTACCATATAACTAAATAATGGATTAGAAAAATGTTCATCCCAAAATTTCTTCTCCAATTTAGCTAACTCTGCTCGTGCACATTTAAGTACATTCTTGCAACCTAACTTCTCAGCACTATCTATTTGTGCCAATAAATTAGCCTTTTTAATAAAATGTTCTTGTCTATTCATAATCTATTAATGTGTTAATAATCTATTTAAATAATAGCGATTTTCACTGGTTATATTTAAACTATTCCATTGTCCTCAGCTATCTAACGTTCTTTCTCTTTTTAACCCAAATGATTAATTTTAAGGTAATTACGCTATTTAATAGAGTTACTGAGAGCTGTTTAGTACCTATTAAAATTGTCAGGCTTAGAGATTCGAACTCCTTAGGCTTATTCCCGTACGAGCTATTCACCAATCTAACCCCTCGTAGATGACGGTTCCCTCACCGTAAGTCGCCTGTGATTGTTGGACTACCCAGATTCGAACTGGGACTAACAGAACCAAAATCTGTGGTGCTACCGTTACACCATAGTCCAATAAAATACTATTCTCACGAACCATATTTTCCAACTACAAGTTCACAATTTGTCATAAATGTTGCGGAGAAAGAAGGATTCGAACCTTCGAGCCACATAACATGACTAGCACCTTAGCAGGGTGCCACTTTCGACCACTCAGTCATTTCTCCAATAGGGTCACGCTAGGGATTCGAACCCTGTATTGTAGTCTCACAAACTACCGTGTTACCAGTTACACTAGACGGACCATAATGACTTCCTATCTTCACAGACCAGAAGCCTTTCCAACTCTTTAACGATTTTACATAATCCGCTGATTATGAATAACCTTAAAATAACTTTAATTATACAATTTTTATGAATGAGCAGCACTAACGAGACTCAGACTCGTTTTTCCACCTTGAAAGAGTGGCGTCCTAACCAGGTAGACGATAGTGCCAAGTAGATTCTCTATCTTCACAGACCAAGAATCTCAAAATTAATAAATTTAAAAATAATAATATTTGCGCACCCTGCAGGATTCGAACCTGCGACATCAAAATTAACAGTTTTGCGTTCTAGACCAACTGAACTAAGGGTACAAATCTCTACCTATTTATCACAAACCAGTAGAGTTATAATGTTTCTTTAACCTTTGAATAACATGAGGTGTTCCCTATGGGGTTCGAACCCATGACCCTCGGATTAAAAGTCCGATGCTCTCTAGCCTTGCGGAACCAACTGAGCTAAGGGAACTAATTATAATTAATTTGCACACGGAGTAGGATTCGAACCCACGTTGTTCAACTTTCGTCTCTATAGGTTTTGGAGACCTATCCTTTCGACCACTCAGGCATCCGTATATAGTGGAGATACGTGGAATCGAACCACAATCTCGGGATTTTCAGTCCCGCGCTCTGACCTTCTAAGCTATATCTCCATAGCCCACATTTCTATAAGTAGAATAGTGGTAAGAACTTTGCCCAGATAGGCATAACACACTAACAAAATATGATTATAAAATGAATTCAAATTAAAGTGATAGCGTCTTCTCACATCATGGCTGGTGATTGTAGAAACTCTACATACGTGAGGCACTAAGAGAATCATTTTTCTCCTGTTACTTCCCAGTTTGGACGAAATCTTTATAATTAATTAGCTATCTTAACTATAAATAATTAGAGGATTCGAACCTCTGTTTCTATCACTATATTTAAAGGGTTATATTGATTACAGGCTGTTAATCAATTAGCTATCTTAACTAACAGTTATTTCATATTAATCTTACCTAAGTAAGCTTGCGCAATATTTTGAAACTAAACATCTCTTCTAATCACCTTTTACAGCTGATAGATTAGACAGATAGTGCCCCATACTTCCTCTGGGAGGAGAGTGTCAATATAACTAACATAAATATCAATTTAAGTAAGAAAGTTTAGTGGACTTTGAGTGCTAGATATATTAAATAGTACATCCTAAGTAATACTCTAGTTATCCACTAAACTTATCTTTGAAGAAACCTACAACTATTTATCACAAACCATTGTAGAACAATATTTTGTCGACCTATTTTAATTCACAATTATTACAACTTGAAAATATTTTAAATATCTTTGTTGTAACTTGTAGTTGTGCTCCCATCCAGATTCAAACTGGAAACCCACAGCTTAGAAGGCTGTTGCTCTATTCAATTGAGCTATGGGAGCTGCTGATAATTAGCATTCTTTCATCAACCTTGCCAAGTGAACTAACTATATAGTCAGTTATTTAGAATTGGTAGTTAATAAATGTTAATTTATAATCAACACTTAAAAACTTACCAATTCTTGTCTTAGGTATGGATGAATTATATGGAATGAATTTTCTTCACCAATTCCTCTATCTCAGCTTCAATACCACTGAGCACTTGATGATAATATTGATTAGTTATTTCAGAAACTGCATCTTCATCTTGATAGGATAACCAAAATGAAAGAGAGTGTGTCCATAACCCATAAATATCACCAAGAAATACTTCATCCATAGACATAGTCGCAATGTTAGATGTCCTGAACATTCCATACTTATCAGGGCATATTGCATGATTCCATGCTAAATGCATTGCTCCTAACTGTCTATGAACCTTAAAAGTGTCTTCAAGAGTGTGATGAGACATCAATTCACCTTTGAACTTATTTAGTTGGCAAATTTGATGTTCTAATTTATTAATCTCATCCTTTTTCTCTTGATTTTTCTTCGCAGTAACCCCAACTATAATAAATATAATTAGTGCTACTAATACTATTCCTGTTATTACCATAATCTAATTAATTACTACAATAGAGGTGCTTCTCTATTTTGTTTATACTCATTTCCTATTAACCAATAGTAAAGATACTTATAATTATTAACTAACTCAATAATTGGATAGTCCTTAATATAAATATATTTATAATGGTCTATTACTAACTCGCACAAAGCTTTAGCTGGGTTAGTTTTGTATCTCTTCTTCCATTCCTTAGTACAGCATAAATAGCTAGTAGTCCAAGTATTGGTTTTTCTAACACTTATTCTATTCTTAGGAATTACTGGAAGGACACTATCCTTAACCCAGAAATCTAAAGCTTCAATTAGTAATTTGAAATTATCTTTGTCGATAATCATTCTTACTTACTCATTTCAGAACCTATAATGGCTACAAATATTAATCCAAATACTACAGCCCAAACAATTCTAAGAAATTCCATTATTCTTTACTCCTTAATGCTAAAATAATAATAATAGGAATTGCTCCACAAATTATATTCAATAGTGTCATAACTATTTGTCGTTAGTTAACTTATAGATATAATCCCAGATTTCTTGAGGGATATTGTTACCAGTCTCATGCACATAATCCTTCATATGGCACATATTGCCATCCTCAGCAGTCTTAATTACTGCCTCGGTGAAGATCTTGATGTCCTTGAGGTCTGGAGTAACCAAGGTAATGGTTGTTGAATCGGTAGCATTAATACCAGTAATTAGACCCTCAAAAGCGGAAAGCTTTCCGTCGTTAACCTGATTTCTAATAGCTTCACTAGTAATGTGAGCAGCTGCCATAAGGACTTTCTCATCCTCGTCAGTCTTAACAACACTGACACTCTCCATAACGTCATTGTTAACTACCAATACGTTACCGAATAAACCAAATTCGTTTACTTTCTTTGTAAAATCCATAATCTTATCTATTTAATTAATTATCTAAAAAATACATAAGTCTTGTCTTATGATTAACCAATTTACTTTCCAAGATGTCAACTATTTATTTATACTCTATAGTACTAGAGTCCTATTTTATCTTTATTCGTATTTACTTACAATTAAGGGAACGTCCATCTACTACACAAGTTCCTTGTAAATCAGATATTACATACTGATTCACCCCCTTATCCCCATACTGAATAGAAACTACAATATTAGGTTCGATAGTCATTGTATCTGGCTTAATATCTACACCCATTAACATAGTCTCTACTTGTTCTGCAATTTTCTCTGCTTCTGTTATTTTCATAATTGTTCCATAATTAGTAAGTTCCATAACTTTCTAATTAAATAGTAAAGACCTAACTAAACAATAACTATATAAATAATTAAAGTCTAATTAGGTCTATTGATTATGGAACTTAACAGAAAAAATCACTTCTTTTCGTTATAGAGGAGATGCATAGCATACTGTGCCTTCTCCATTACGAAGCCAAACAACGTACCAAATGTGTATGGCTTACGATGCCATTTCTTAGGAACATAAGCAAGTGCTTTCTCCAACTGGCACCACATATGAGCTGTAAACTCATCAAACTTCTCCTCTTCTGCTAACTTAATAGCATCAAGCATAGCCTGATGTGATTTCAACTCAAAGGTATCATCACAATCGCCCTTGGTTTTATAATCCCAAGAGTCTTCCTTACGCTCGCCACGCTCCTTAGCGTTAACAAGCTCATGCTCACACTTATCTATACGCTCTTTAAGTGCATAGATAATGTCGTCCTTAAACAGATGCAACAACTCAATGTCATCAAATTCGTGTGGCTTGTAATCGCCATTTGAGTTCAAGATGATCTCAGTTCTTTGCACTCCGTTAGCTACCTCTGTCTCGGTAGTCACTTTGACACCCTCAGATGTCCAAGAAAAAATTCCATTTTTCATTGTTGTAAATCTAAAATTGTGAATCTATAAACAGACACTATGTCTGTCTTTATTTATCTAATTGTGAATTGATACCTGAACACATCTAATTACGCTTAATTAGACTAAAACCATTGAATTTTATGGCAAAATCCTTACATTAGTTTCAAACTTAGTAGGCTCACGACTTTTCTTAAACTGTTTCATTTTATTACTATTTATATTGTTAATAACTAGGAATTAGCCCATTTATTGAGCCAATTCCAACCTGTATACTCCTTAAACAGTTCTTCGTTCATAAAGGTAGAACAAAGAACACAGAGAGCGAATGCCCCAAAGCCCATAAAAAGTGCCACAAAGAGTGACATATGAGCAATGTAATCTACGCCACTCACATAAATAAGGGTATAGAATATTGTAAAGTAAAAATAAAATCTTTTCATTACTAATTAATTTAAATTAATACATTATTAGCTAATTTAAATAGAGCAATATCTACTTTAACAATAGACATCTTTCTAATCGAGAATTTCTCATTAATTACGAGAGACATCAACTTAAATATCTCTGGAGTATACTCTAAACCAGATTCTTTAATAAGCTGATTTACCGCATAATTATGAGATTTTCTATTAGCCACTGCTATGTTATGATACTTAGCAGCGTTAAATCTCCAGTTCTTGTGTTCTTTTTCTTTTATCTTATTCTGGTACAACTGGAATACCTGAATAAGGGTTGAACTACCTGTAATCATTTTGTTAAGTGTGTAATTAGTAAAAGTGAGCAGTTTAAACTCATGCTCAGGAGCTTGTCTTAATAAAAATGTGCGAATATGTTACTTAACGAATCCTACATTCATAACATTAGAATTATAAAGTACTGAATCCATTTCGTCCAACTGATTAGCCTGCATAGATACAACTTTTCTCAGCTGCTTGTTAGCTGTATGACAATTAACTAAATTAATTGACAATACAACTATTGCACTTACTAATACTAACATAATAAGTGCTGTTATTTTATTCACCTTGTTCATAATTTTGTTGTTAATGTGTTAATAATGAAACTCAAAATAGTACTTTTTACGAATACCCTCTGATAAGAAGAACTTAATAAGCCTTTTTACCTGTTCAAGTTCATAGTTAAGAGACTCAAAATCATCGGTAGGTAATACTAATTTACCTTCACATATAATGAGACACTGTACTACCTGATCACAAGTTATCATACGATTGCTGTGGTTATGTACCACTTGTCTATATATTAAAGAACCCTTAGTATTATCTGCAATGTCTGCGTAGGTGTTAAATACACTTTCCAACCAGGGAAACCACTCAGCAAACTCATTAATAAGTTCGGGAATACCAGTAAATGTACAATATTTACTGTCAAACTCTGCCAAATTAATTGGCTGTTTTGTTGTTGTGTTAATAATCTGAAACGTCATAATTCATTTGTTAAAGAGTTATTTAATATTATTTTTTACATGTTCTAAGAACAGTTTTGTGGTAATTACCAACCATATTCTGTTCAGCCTCAGTTACTTCAGCTTTGGCTACCTCGATAACTTTACCATTCAAAGAGGTAGTTATGTAACCAGGCATAAATGCTTTATCCAAATTTTCCATATCAAATTTTAAATTACTTATTTAATTGTTCATAGATAGTTAATAACGTACAACTGTTATTAACTATTTCGTCCAGCCTCATCAGTATGATTTTTAACGTCTTCTGGATGACGAATTAGTTTTTACCCTAGTTAGGTAGTCTATCAAGTTTACTAAGCCGTGTAACCAGATATATTTTGTTCTTTCTTATATAGACATCGAAAGAATATATCTGTGGCAAATACATCTGTAAATAATTTAAAAAATGAGCTTTATAGTCTATCATGCTCTAACTTAGTACACGTTCTATCCCATGCACGAGAAGAGATATTAAAGCAATCTCCTCGCTTTTGTAGAGTCCTTCAACACTTACTATCCCCTCTACTAACTGTCTTTACGCTTTCTTACTTCTAAAGTCTTTTAATACTTTAGTTCTACCAGTAATACTTTCAATGTGTTACGACGCGCTAAATACTTCCTGCACAAACCTATAAAAGGATAAACACCCGTTCTACTATTTAGCTATATATTAGGATGATTTTTTAACTTAATTTAAAACATATTAAATAGGAACAGGTTTTACACAATACCCTGTATTACTTTCCGACTGTAGTACGGCAACCTATAGCTAGATATATCCTAGCCAGATTTTTTAGATTAAACACAGCAGTTTATACACTTGCTCAGGTGTTTTTAGTTTATCGATGAATATCAATATCCATATCAGATCCAGGAACTCTTAAACTTATTACATAGTTAATGTAATTAGTCGCCACTATGATAGCTACTTTATTTGGAGTATCCACGATATCTAAGTATCCTGGATATGGATAATTTTCTCTAGAATAATTAGCAATATTGTTGATAACATTTGCTAAATGTTTCTTAATATTCTCTTTTGGGAGTCTATTGGATATTTGTGTAATAACACAGTTCATCCATAAATCATTTGTTAGAAGAGCTTTCTTTGCTTCTTCAAACATGTCCACTGTGTTAATTACAGTAGTAATAAAGTTTTTTAAATTCTTTTCCATATTGTTAATGTGTTATTTTTACTTATTTTAGTTTATGGACACAGAGTCATTACTAATACTATCTTGTAATTAATAATTTTCCTCTGTGTTTCGTCTAGGTCTCATCAACATGAATTTTATACTCTCCCTAGCTGAGTTTTATTTTTGCATAAGCTATTATTAGTTAACCTATACACTAAAAGGTTTCTAATCCCTATTTAATTATGACTTTAATTTATGTTTCACTAAAACATTGGAGTGTGAGTTACTTATGCCCCCAATGTTTGAAAATTCACTTGTAATGGGAAAGTAGTAAAAACCACTCTCCCACTCCAGCGCCACCTTGCAGCCGTTTCCGTCTCGATTGTGTTATCCGCTTATGTTTTGCATAAATAACACTGTCTAACAGAATATCGGCGTTCTCCATTTCTAAGTACTTCTAATAGTTCTAGTTGCCACCAACAATCACAAGCTGGATACTTGGTGATGTCTTCTCGAACTTTATAGTACTTATACTCAGAAACTAATAACCTTGAAGCCTTTTTATGAGCTTTTACAGTTATTAGTTTCCGAGATAGAGGATTAAGATGGCGACCTTTGCAGATTATCATCTTAACTTACTAAGCTACCAGGTCGTACTTGAAGAGTGCCTTATCGATAAGCTTTGATGTGTCTTGCACACCATTCTTGAAGCCAGTAGTCTTATACAAGACTTTGGAGCTTACCTTGACTTTCTTACCTGCCAAGAGCTCAACACCCTTCTGAGTATCACTCTTGATGATGTTACCATTAGCATCAAGGTCAGACTGACCACGTACTTTGAGGAACTCAGTAACAGCTGTACCTTCTGGATAGAGCACATCTGATGTACGATATGGTTTCTTGTCACTATCCTCAGCCCATACGAACAATGGGTTCTGGAATGTAGTTGGGAACCAGTTGATAGCACGCTTAGTACCATCAGGTGCCTCTACATCAATGACCATAAACTCATAGTCATTACCATTGAATGTACGTGAGCCGATGCGATCCTTCATCTCTTCCAAAGTTGGGAAGATGAGAATATCACCCTCATTGAGAGCAGCACCCCCATCAAACACAGGCTTCATACCTGATGTAAACACACTAAGACCCATCTTAATTGCACCATCTGCCTTATTGGCATTAATTCTTTCAATAACTGTCATTGTTTTATCTATTTATTTAATTATGTAGTCTCTTACTATACATTAAGTATGCAAGATTTGCTACCACAACACTTATACTTGTTGCTAAGTTACAATAGGTGCTTATACACGGCTATTTTCTACCTATTTATGGCTATTTTTATGAGAGGAGAAAATAGAGGGAAGAGTTGAGGGAGAAGTTAGGGAGTTCTGAGGGAAGATTTTAAGGGAGAAAAGCTAATTAAAAAATAAGGGCTAACCCAAGGAAGTTATTTCCCTAGGTTAGCCTTTCTTATTTTAGTAATCTTGGAAGAGTTTCATTAACAAAATCAATATAGAAACTCTTAACCTTTTGAAAATTCTCTTCACTCATTTCATTAACTGTGCACCAGTAGTTATTAGCCCGACTTTCAGTTATGCAGTTGTTAGTCTCATCATAAATGATTTCTAACAATTTTAAAATGTTTTCCTTTTTCATAATTTTATTTATATTTATATAAGAAAATAACCCAACACCAATTTAATGATGTTAGGGTTATTTTTTAGTTAGTATATCTCTTTGAACTCTGAATATCGGTGGTGCCATCCCTCCGTATATGGATAGATAGTCTTTACTCTATTTTTGAACTCTTCAAAAGACTCGCCATTGCGGGAAAGCATAGCGTGACTGTCGTTATTATATTTCCAAAGATAAACAATGTAAGTAATCATATTGAACACAATTCCACCACACTAGAGCTGAATTGAGAACGGCTTTAAAAAGTTTATGATTAATCAACTAAATTTGTATTTGGTAGGGTTTGTAAACCAAGCAAACCGAGAGCTTCAGTGCCCTCCTGTTCGTATCTATTGTTAGCATCCATTCCTCCAAGATAACCACGAGTATAAGCTAGAATAGCAGCTGTGCTAGTCTTGAACTTTGCAGCCTTTAACTTCTTGAAGTACTTCCAGCCTAACAGAATGGCATAGCTAGACTGAAAATTGAGTGTATGCTGAGAGCGTCCTATTTCACGTATGAACTCTGAAGCATCCTCCCCATCTATGAAGTAGTACCATTTGTACCAAGCATCATAGATGTCCTTTGGAAGTTCATATTTTGGTTGCCAACCTTCAATGTCCTTTTGGACTTCAGTAATTAATTTAAATCTCCAATAGTCTTGGAGACCATTCTCGTTCTTTTCCCAAGCGTACTTAGAGACTTGCTGAGAAGTCAACACCTTATCTTCAGCACAAAGTGTTAACTCAATGAAATCCTCTGAATAATTAGAAACTGTGAAATGTAATGTAATCATAATTTGTTTGATTTAATGTGTTAATAATGTTAATAAGCAGTTTAACGACTTGCTTGGGTCGTGAAGATTATCCTTTCATATCCCACAAGACAACATCTTGTGAGATGATAAGGTCAATCTCTTTTGCCATATCTGCAAGAGTGTACCCCTTTCCTTCTGAGGTACGCATATGGTCGCCCTCAACAGCAACTAAATAGAGAAAATCTGCTATCATCTGCTTTTTATAAGCAGAGATAGATTTCGGAGCACCTTTTGGTACATTAGTTAGCACAATAGCAACTGCGCTTGCATCAGTAGTTACAAAGGTGACCTGACCGTTATCTCTATTTTCGTTCATAAGACGAATAGAGGAGTTAGCAACTGAAGGAATATCCTTAATCAAATTCTTAATAATGTTGGTAATCATAATGTAAAAATATTAAAGAGTTAATAATAAAATTAATAATAAAGAAAGAGGGAAATCCAAGTGGAAATCCCTCTTTAAGAGTTTACTTCTTGATAATGCCAAGTAGAACACGAGTATAGAGTCGCTCCTCATATTTGCAGAGATAGCTCAACTTGGTGAACTTGTAATCCTTTGCATTATCATTGAAGTGTTTTGCAATGCCCTGCATCCAAGCTTCTATCGTGATGTCGGCAGAAGCTGTGGAACGAGCATAGGTGTGAAGTTCATCGTTAGGTGTAACAAACCCAGCGAACTCGCCTTTTGCATTGAATGTTGCAATATCAGCGACAAGTAAATCCCATTGCAACATAGCAAACTCTATATGCTCAACTCCGTTGTAGAATGGAACCAAACCGCAATAGCACTTATCGCTCCACTCTGTTCTATTGCGCTGATAGCGCAAATCATTATGGAATTTGAGCATAAAGTCTGTAGGGAGACTGTCTGGGAATGCCACCAACAAGTTGTCGATGGACATAGAATTGCGTAAGCGCATATTCTCACCACCATTTGCAACCTGTACATTAGCGTCATTGTTTACGATTACTGTAGCCATAATTAAATTAGGATTAGGCGCAACATTACGCCGACCACTCTTTCGGAGTGGACGAGACTATCCCATTTTCTTGGAAATGGGCAAAATCATTCAGTAGCTTAAGGTCAGACTGAATGCGTGACCGACGATGAGGTACTTTTGCCAGTTGCCCCAGACGAGCTTGACGTGCTCGGTTTCGATATAATTATTTATATCTATGTTTTAATAGTTGCTAATAACTGGCTATTTTAATATTTATTTTTCCTACTCGATGCCCCGGGGGCTAAAACGAGTAGTCTACCGTAGCTTAAATAACTCTCTAAATTTTTAACATCAGACTAAATCAGGGGGGGGGGATTAAAACAATGATTTTTGACAATAATTTAGGTATAAAGCTTTTATTGTCACATTTTAAATTATTTTAACTTTTATATTTTTGACATTTAATCTATTGTAGAATGTGATTAAAAAGAACTAAATTAAAACAATTTTAAAATATTAATTAATATGGTTGAAAACTTGTTAGAAGGAATAATGACAAATGAAGAATTTCAAGAGCTTATGAAAGCTTCTGAAAATAATGAAGATTATAAATTTAATAAAAATGGTTTAGATATTTCAATGAATAGTTCAGATAATGGTTTTGAACTTAGTGTTAAATACACTAATCCAGTACAATCTGAAGTAGAGAAGTTTACAGATTTCTTGAATGGTTTGGATGATGAGTTGTTTGTAGACATTTGCGAGCAGATTGGTAATGATGGTTTACAAAAGATTCAAAATTGTTTAGACTCAGAAAATATTGAATCTGTTCGTTCTGCTATTTCTTATTTTAAAGCACACGCACGAAAGTTCATTGCAGATAAAACTAAATACTTAAATGAGCAATTAGTTAAATTTAACTAATAACTTAAATACACATTTAGCTAGTTCTTTTAATAGCTAGCTAATATTCTCTTATGGTGTAATGGTTAGCACAGAAGACTCTAAATCTTTTAGTCAGGGTTCGAATCCTTGTGAGAGAACAATTTAATTATAAAAGATACATATTATGATTATAGCAATTTATAAATTAAATGACAAGCTGTTAAAAACAACTAATTTAGAAAAGAAACTTAAGAAGTTGAAAAAGTCTAAATTAGATAGTAAAATACAAATCCTTTTCCAAGAGGATTATGAGGGGGATTTAAAAGAGGCTGAGAATTATTTAGATTACATAATTAAAAAGAACTATGTAATAGATGACAATGTAGATGATACTAGTAGTGTGATTTTACATCACTATGTCAATAGACAAACTGGTTATACACACACTAGTATATATGATAATGATATAAGAATAATAAATGAAGGTTATGAGCAAATTGACTAAAAATTATAATATTTACGAAGACTATTTAAATAGAAATGCTATGCGGTCTTTAAATAAAGCAGAGGAAACAGTAGATAAAGTACTAGCAGAACCATTTAGAGATAAGCAATGGTTTCTTAATTATCTAGATGAATTAAACAAACAATCGGTAAGATACTAATGTAATTCTAAAACAATGATTGATTATAAAGCAACTATTAAAAATATACACTCAGCATTGTCTGATTTAAATATAGATGAATTATTAATTATACTTGATTGTATTAAAGAGATTCCTAGTTATAATAATTCTGTACACATTAATAGCGGAGGTTACACATATCCTAGTATGGATAATGTTTTGTTAAATTCAAAATTGAAATCTCCATTTGTTTCAGATACACTATATTCTCTGCAATTAGAAACAGACCACACTATAGGTAATTCAGTGAATTGTACTGATGTAGCTAAGAAACGTGAAAATAATAAGATTAATATTTCAATTTAAGTTTATAAATTATAAAATATTTAAGGCGACCTAGCAATTAAGCTAAGCCGCCTTTTATTGTATCTATTAATTACTATAATTAATTATTTTCTCCATATACTAGTTATACTATCTATACCTAATAATCCCATACAACAATATAAAACTGTATCTATCATATCTGGTGCTTGTTTAGTTACAATACTACAATATATAAGTACTATTAAACTAACTATCCATCCTAATATTCCACACACTCTTTTACTACTTACTCCAGTATGTGCTGTTATTAATTTAATTAAAAACTATTTCATTTATCAGTATCATAAACTAAGGGTATTAAACTAGCAGGACCTTTTATAGGACCAAAATCTACGCCATAATTTTTACCTCTATCATTAACCATAACAGTATCTCTGTAAGAACCTACAGTTCTGTTATTAAATTCTCTAATTGGATTTGCTTCTTTCTTGGTATTATATAATTTATTACCAAAGGTAAATGTAGAAGCTTTTCTATCTACTGCATCATCGAAGGCATCATTAAAGTTATTAAATTTTTTAACAGAATGCCTTACGGAAGTCCAGTAACCGCCTGAACCTCCACCATTAAAAGATTTACTACCTCCGAATTTACCTTTCTATTTATTATACTGACTATTAGGATTATATTTCTAATAAGCCATAGCTAATGCTGTTATATTCTAAATGGGGGTTCTATTAGAAAATAAAAAATCTCTAGTACTGTTAATTAAATCTCTTATATTACCCATAATTATTCTTTATTTAGTTCTTAAATATTTATTCCACAACTACTTATCTCTTTCATCTACAAAATCTAAAAATTCTTGTAGTTCATTCAATTGTATATTTATATCTTTCATTTACTAAATATCGATTTTAGGTCATTTATTCCATCTATTCCTTTAGCCACCGCAGAACCAGCAATTTTATAATAAGGTATTCTGTGTAATGTATTATAAGCAGCCCTTCCTTCATTATAAGCCTAATTTCTAACTATTCTAAATGGACTAGTTCTAACTATCTTATTAGCTTTACTTAGTTTTTTATATGCTTTATAGCCTTTTATTAATTTAGGTAAGACAGAAATTCCAATTATAGATCCTCCTAATCCTATTACACCTCCTACAGATTGCTAGTAATTACCTGATTGCATACCTTCATAAATATCTCTAACATCGCCCAGTGGAGTTAATTCTACAGCTGCATCTAAATAAGGATTATCAAGATGCCATTTATTTTTACCCCCTTGCTAATATTTTAATAACTATGCTTTTCTCATACCTAGTTAATATTCTAATTATATATTTGAGCGATTGGATTCAAACCCTATTGTTTATTCCACTAATTAATAATCTATTTATCCCTATTTCTTCCTCTATTCATTTCTGTATTATAGAAAGCAGGTCTTGTATTATAGTTCTTCTATTTTAATCCCTGCTTAAACTATCCAAAGTTCTAGGCATTCTATAAATTTCTATATCTACCATTAGTTAGACTATCAGTTGCATTTTTAGTCCATCCACCTAAGTTAGATGCCCTTCTTCCGAATGAATAATATTTTCCAGGTCTGCCATCTTCTATCATAGATAAGTGTGAAGTGTCAAAAGCAGCCTGCTATGGAATACCCTAATTAACTAAGGAAATATATCTTTGTAATACTTGAGGCTATGAATTACTAATCTAAAAAGGTCCACCCTACTAATATGTAAGAGGATGATTCTTCTTTAAATCCTTTGTTTTAAACCATCCATTATCTAATATTGATCTATGACCATTTGGCTTATGTACTTCGCCACCATCTTCATGTTTCCATTTCTTTGCATTCTAAGCAAATATGGCTCTCTTTCTAGTTAGAGGATTTTTACTGTGAGTTAATTCTTCAGTAGTTTTACCTGTTCTCTTTTTAGTTTCAGTAAATTTCCCTCTATTTTCCTTTTTAATGTGTATTCCGGAACCTTTAGCTAGATAAGGAATACCAAATATTTCTAAATCTTCCATTTTAATTAAATTTAAGAGTTTATATTACTAATTAATTTGTTATACACCTAATTATATATTATTATTGAAAAGTTAAAAATTAGTTTAGATAAATATAAAATAAATGTAAAATGTTAATGTTATATGGAAAATTTAAGTATTGATAAACAAAACGGAACAGTAGCTTTTAATGAAGAAGCACATCGTTACTGGGATGTTAACGACTCATCTATCAAGTTCACTTCTGTAACTACTATGATTGAACAATTTGGTCAGCCATTTGATAAAGAATTTTGGTCAGCATATAAAGCCTTAGAGAAATTGTTACCTGCTGATGAATTTAAGATTGAGAAGAAGTCTCTTTTAAATACTAAGAAATTTGACCCTGTTCTGTTAGAGTTACATAATATTACTGAGCTAGATTTTAATAAAGCACAGCAAGAAATATTAGACTCTTGGGATGAGGAAAATAGAAGGTCTTGTGAAAGAGGCACTAAAATACATGCAGGATTAGAGAATTCCTTTTATACTAAGAAAAAGAATATTACTCTAGATAAATATCAAATAGGAGGTAAATTTGAGTGCCAAAAAGATAGAACTTCTCTAGATTTGGAGAATGCAGTATACCCTGAGTATTTAATTCATTGGGATTCTCCATCTGGTAAATTACATATTGCAGGTCAGATTGATTTATTAGTTAAAAAAGGCAATTCCATCGTAATTGGAGACTGGAAAACAAATAAGAAGATTGATACCAAGAGTTATTTTGATTCTAAAGTAAGAAGTTCTGTTAAGATGAAGTTTCCTCTAAATAATCTGGATGATTGTAATTATTATCATTATTGTCTTCAGCTTAGTACTTATGCTTATATAATTGAATCATATAATCCTGACTTTAGTATAGAAGATTTAGTATTAGTACATTTTGATCACAATGACAATATGACTGTTTATCATCTACCTTATCTTAGAAAAGAAGTAGAACGTATGTTATCTTATTATGAAAAGGAACATCTTCTACAAGAACGTAGATTAAAGAATAAACGAATTGAATATTAATATGATACTATGTATAGCATTATTACTAATAGCCTATTTAATTTATAGCACTATAATGGAATTAACTAAGAACTAATATACACATTAATATATGGAAGAATATATAACTAAACGTACTAAAATATGTAGAGCTTGTCCTATTTGTGACCAAGAAAATGAGATTTGTAATGCACATTTATATTTAAATCCTGAAAATAATGATGTAAGTACAACACCTAAGAAAGGATACTTAAAGGGGTGCGGATGCCACCTAAAATGGAAGATTAATAATAAGAACTCACATTGTCCTTGTAATAAATGGGAAGCAGAATGAAATTAAACATATTAATTAAATGGTTACATGGTATTTTAACTAAGCCATTAACTATATTAAAAAGCATATATTATAATATTAAGAATAAACATCAAGATTTAGCTATTACAAGATTAGGTATATGTCATAGATGTGACCATAAATTAGATACTAACTTCGGTGACTTATGTGATTTATGTGGATGCGTATTAGATAATAAAACTAGAATTGAAGATGAATTTTGTGAACAAGGTAAATGGTAATTATTGCCATAAATTAATGTAAATGACTATGGATTTTAGAAGTGAATTAAATGGAAAAGAGAAAGTAGCTCAATCACTTATTGGTATGGAAAGTACAGGAACTCCTATTGTAGTTAATGGACAAAGAGCAGACGTTATTTTAGCTAATGAGAAGAAGTCTAAATTTAATACTAAAGTAGATGAATATGTAGATAAATTTGAAAAACACAATAAAGCACTTGAAGACTATGCTAAAGAAATCTCAAAGGACATCAATGGTTTAGAGATATTACCAATGGGTTCTTATGCATTGATTAAACCTTTTGAGGAGAATCCTTTCCAAAAGGTAACAGTAGAGAGTGGAATTATTACAGACTTGGGCGGATTTACTCCTCAATATAAGAGTGAAGAAGATGGTCAAATTCACGAACTGGAACAGTTTATTCGTGTTGGTACTGTAATTGAAACTGGATTCAAGTGTGAGTTCTTGAAAGAAGGTGATGTAGTATTCTTTACTAAAGCTAGTGAAGCTACTGTTCCATTTTTCAAGCAAGGATTTGTAGTAGTTAATGAATCACGAATTATGGCAATAGTTAATGAGAAATTAACAGAAAGAAAGAATCAAATTAAAGATAATGGAAACAAGTAATAAAGTTTACATGCAGCCGGGAGATGTAGTTTAGTTACGTTAGCGTGACAAAATGCATTGTCCGGCTATGCTTGTTATTAGAAAAGAGCAAGCAATATTTAAAGATGAAATGAAAGGATTGAGATGCAGATGGTTTACTGATTCAGGTTTAATGTAGGAAGCAGTATTCAACACTAAGGATTTAATACTTGTATAATTATGGCAAATTTTACTAAAATTATTAGAAATCCAGGAATGAAAGTTCACGGAAGTGACTATTATACTACATAGGGAGCAGTTCCTACTACATTTCATCACTTTTTAAATAAAAGATTTAGTAATGGTAAACTGAATGCTAATTATTTATTCAACTAGAAACAAAATTCCTTATATGATCCAACTACAGGAATTACGTGGAATATAAATGGTACTATGTTTAATAGAAAGGGACAAACAGGTACATGGAATACTAAAAATTATTCTTATTCATGGAATAATCCAACTATTCCTAATAACCAAAATGAATCCACTAAATCTTAGGCTACTAAAAAATCTGGCTCTCCTACCGTTTCTACAGATAAACCTAATACTAGTACACCTCCTGCAACTAGTGGACCAAGAGCTGCATTAGCTCCAAAAGCTCCTGCATCTAATTCATGGATTAATAAGGGTAGAGGAATATGGAATTATAATGGAGTATCTCAGGCAGATGTAGCAAATGCTTATAAGACTGGAGACTTTAGTAAAGTGGGAAGTTATTTATCCCAGCACAAAGATTTAGCTAGTTACTTAAATAATGTTTATAGTAAGAGAGGAGGTAACTAGTTCAATTAGTCTACACAGACTCCTGCAGTTAATACTATGACTTTATAGACGTTAGATAATGTAGTGCCAAAATCTCCAGTAAAGGAAATTACTCCAACTGTAGAGTTACCTACTGCACCAACTCCTACTTATAATAGAAGCTAGACTAGAGATTATATGCGTTCTATAGGTATGAATCCATATGATTATTCAGGAGGTGAACGAAAAGCTTTAAGAACATATTTAAATAATCCTGGGTCTATGGACTCTAAGTACCAGCCATTTATTAATTAGGTACAGAATTAGCGTACTTAGAAAATGGTAAATAGTATTGGAACTAATTAGTTATTAAAACCAGAAACTGATACAAATAAATTGAATAATTAGTTAGTTAATTTAAAATTTAAACAAGGAGGATAGATGTATAAATATCAAGCAGGAGCACAAATGGTACAACCACAATAGGCAAGTGGACAATAGGGAATAGAATAGTAGGCAATGGCTTTAGTTTAGGCAGCTATGTAGGGTGATACAAAAGCCAACTAGACTATTTAGAAAATTATGTAGGCAGCACAACAAGGTGATTAGCAAGCCGCTCAAGTAGCTAAATTATTGCAGGCTATTGTTCAACAAATGAAGGGGTCTCGTAAGGCAAGACTCGGCGCTAAGTTAGATTATATTAAATAGTCTATTGGAGAATGCCCTGAAGGTCAAGAAGTAGTATATTTTAAAAAGGGTGGAGAAATCTGTAAAATGTGTGCAGGTAAAAAGATGCAAGATGGAGGAAAATCTGACCCTATTAAAAACTTTAAGAAAAAGAAAAAGATGAAATAAAATACTGATGTTGAATGTTAATGATTTATGAATGTATTTAATTATGATAGTGATCATCTTATTCTAGAGTTAAATGAGCCTGAGATTCTTTTAATTAGAGAATTTAAGGCTCTTCTAGATAGAGATAAAACGAAAACTAAGACTAGAGTAAATAAAGAACTAACTTATATTTATTTGGCTTTAGATTGGAAGTCTCCTTATTCTAATTATTTAGAATAGGAAAGACATGAAGAAGCCTTAGCTGATAGTGGTTTGACCGAAGCTTAGTTTAACGACCCTATATTTAGAGAAGCTTGTCGAAAATATAGGAAATTACAAGAATCCAATAAATCTGTGAAATTATTAGAAGCAGCTCGAAGGGCAGCAGACTAGTTTATAGATTATTTTGAGACTATTGTAGATTTAAATGAACGAGATATTAATGGTAAACCTATTTTCTCTGCAGAAAAAGTAATGAAGGAGATGGCTTAGTTAAGTAATGTCCATGAGCAATTAATTACTTTAGAGAAAGAAGTTAAAGAGTCTGTATCACAAGAATCTGCAACTAGAGGTGGAGTTAATACTGGATATGACCCAGGTAATTTTTAATTAATATGCCTAGAAAGAAGAAAGTATTACCTGATGAAATCTAGTTAATTGTAGATGAAGTAAAAAAGAAATAGTAGGAAGAAGACACTAAAGAAGCTAAGAAATTAGTTGATGAATATAGAATTGAACGTTCTAATGATAAGACATATTGGGATATTACTAAGGATATGAAAATAGAATGTTTTGATCCTACTTTATCTTATGAATTAACTGGTTATAGACCTATAGATGAAACTCATGGTTTAGATTTTGACCCCTCATGGTTTACCGAAGTTAGAGAAACATTTCTAAGAACTGGAAGATATTGTTCTTATTTACCTAGAAGTAAAAGATGGGATGCATTTTGGAAAGAACAATATACTAGATGTAAATATGGTATGACCTCACATGGATATACTATTACTGGAGATAACTATTTCTTCTTAAATTTTTATTAGTTACCAGTAGTAGATATGGATAAAGCATCAGGTGAAGGTACTAATGAAAGTTTTCCGGTATTCTTTGCTTCTCAATATATGTTCTTTCATTATTTATAGATGTGTAGAGTACTACATAAAAATGCTGCTTTAATGAAAGCCCGTTCAATTGGTTTCAGTGAGATAAATGCTTCTCTTGCAGCTAGACTATACACTACTATAAAGAGAAGTAGAACTATGATTACCTGCTTTAAAGATACCTATTTAAATGGTACCTTTAGTAAGTTAGACCATGCTCTCACATTTATTAATACGAATGCTGATGGATTTTTTAAGCCTAGATTAACAGATAAAGCCCTAGAAAAGAAATCAGGATACCAAGTTAAAATAGATGGTCAGTTCACAGACTTTGGATGGCGTTCTGTTGTAATAGGAATTAATGGAAGCAAGCCTTCTAATATTCGTGGTGACCGTGTTGATCTTCTTATTTATGATGAGGCTGGTTCGTGGCCTGATTTAACCACTGCTGTAGTACAAGGACAAGAGTTATGTGAAGTACAAGGTGTTCCTAGAGGTATTATGTTATTTGGTGGTACTGGAGGTGATTTCGGTCCTCCTCTTGAAGGATTAAAAAAGATTTATTATAATCCTAAGGCTTTTAAGATTCTACCATTTAGACATAAATGGACACAAGACGGAACTACTATAGAGAGTGGATTCTTTCTTCCTTATTTTCTGCAATCTTTGAATCCTGAATACATGGATTCTAGAGGAGTTTGTAATTAGACAGAATATAAGAAGATATTACAAGAAGAAAGAAATAATCTGTTAGCTGTTCCTGAAGACTACCTTAAAAAGTGTGCTGAGCGTTGCTGGAATGCAGAAGAAGCATTTACTCTTGAAGGTTAGAATAAATTTAATAAAATGAAGATAGCAGATTAGTTAGCTAAAATACGTCTTCATAAAATTGGACCTAGACCACAAGTGGGAACTATTGATTATACTTACAAATCTAATAAGCATTCTTTAGAAAATATAAATGGATTTAGATGGCTTCTTAATTCTGGTAAAGTTTAGATATTAGAGCATCCAGTATGGTCTGATTTATATAAAGAACAGATTGAGAAGTAGAAGAAAGAAGCTGAAGAATAGGGGATTGATTTTGAAGCTCCTGTATATACAGAAATGAATGATTTATATGTAGCGGGTATTGATGGTATTGATATTGGTGCTGCTTAGACTTCTAAAGAAACTAGAGACCCTTCTGATTTTTGTATTGTAATTAAACGTAGAGCCTTCGGTCTTAATGAACCACAATATGTAGCTATGTATAAAGACAGACCTCAAAATATTAGAGAAGCTTATAAGATAGCTATGTGTATGTGCAGATATTATAATTGTAGAATTAATATAGAGGCTACCCGTGTAGGTATGATTACTTGGGCTAGAGAAAATAAATGTCTACAATACTTTATGAAGAGACCTAGAGCGACTTTAACGGATATCAAACATGGTACTACTAAATAGTACGGCACCCCTGCAACTAAAACTATTATAGAGCAACAAACAGACCTTATAGCTGATTATGTAGAAGACTATGGACATAATATCTGGTTTGAAGACATGTTGGTGTAGTTAAATGGTTATAATGATGAGAATAAAACAAAATTTGATATTATAGCTGCACTTGGAATGGTTGAACTTGCAGATTAGGAATTATCAGGAAGACAACCTACAAAAGTTGACAAAGAAGTTGAAGAATTTTAGGACTACGGATATTATATAAATGACAAAGGTTATAGAGAATTTGGGGTTATTCCAAAGAAACAACCAAATCAAATAGTAATTAAATAGGAGGAAAATAATGACCCATACCGAATTGAAACAAGTGATCCTAGATTATATGAGAACACAGTTTTAGATAGACTTTATAGGAGATATTCGTATTGAAGATTTAGACCCTATAGGATATAAAGTTTCTCTTAATCTAGACCATGCCGAGAACCCCTTTGTATTAATGGCAGATTTACCTGATGATAAATTTGTAGATTTTATAAAAGAGGAATTAAGAAGAAGTAAATTACATAGAGTAAAGTATTTTAAAGCAATTAAAATACAACCTCCAGAACCTAAACTATGTTATGACAGACAAAGAGCTTATAGATAAGACTAACGAAACTATTTCTGAACTTGTATATGATAAAACTAAGCTATAGAAAGCTTATAATTATTATAATGGAAAAAGAGATAAGGAATAGTTTCGTTATTTAGAAGAAAATTTTGGTATAGGAAGTCCTACTTCTGTTGAATTTACACCTTTACTAAGAAAACATGTAGATGCTTTAGTTGGTGAATTTCTAGGAACTCCTATATTACCAAAAATATCCTGTAAAGATGCAGGGACTATCAGTAATATGGATAGAGAAAAATAGCTATTAATATAGACACAAATAATAGGATTTTTAAAAACTCATTTAAATAATTCCTTACTTAAATTTGCTAATAACTAGGATATTACTGATAAATCTATTAAATAGTAGTTAGATAAAATAATTGAAGAGTAGGATTAGCAATTTGTTTCTCAATATGAAATTGCTGCTTAGAATATTCTTCAATACATTATGTAGTCTGAAGAAATTGATTTTGTAACTAAACTTAGACAATTATTTATAGACTTATTAGTTACAGGTTATTGTTTTTACAGAGTAAAGCCATCATTTAGTAAAACTAATATTGAAATAGAAGTATTAAATCCTTTAAATACTTTTGTAGATAGAAATCCTGAATCTCCTTATGTTAAAAAATCTTATAGGTCAGTTGTGAGACAATGGCTTTCTAAAAGTTAGATATTAGCTAAATATGGAAATGAATTAAGTAAAGAAGACTTACGTAATTTTAAATAGAACTGGACAGACGATGATACAGCTAGATATAGAAGAGCCTTTGGTCCAGTTGTAGATATAGATGAAGCCAGTGACGATGATGAAGAACAAGATTTACTCCCAGGTTATCCTGAAGATGATTCCCATAGATATAATCTAATTCCAGTATACGAAGTAGAATGGATAGAAACTGATGATAAATTTATTATGTAGAGATATAATACAATTAGAATCGGTGATGAATATTATATTCTTAGGGGAATTGATAAATAGGTAATTAGAAGTCATGATAATCCTAATTATTGTGGATTATCAGTAAATGGTGTCTATTTTTTAAATAGAGCACGTTAGCCTTATAGTTTAATCTTAAAATGTGCCCATTTGTAGGATCGTTATGATCTCCTACACTATTATAGAGATGCTATCGTAGCAAATAGTGGTGTTAAGGGTAGTATTATTGACATTTCTATGATTCCTAAAGTATTAGGTCCAGATTTTGGAGCTAGGGTAAAGAAATGGAGAGCTTATAAGAAACAAGGAGAAATGTTGATTGATTCTTCTCAAGAGGGAAGAATGGAAGATGGATAGGCTCCTTTAAATACTATATTTAATGGCTATGATGAATCTTTACCAGCATAGGTAATACAAGCAATTGATTTGGCTATACAATCTATTGAATCTACTGTATCATCTATTACAGGTGTATTTAGAGAAAGACTTAATGGCATTGAATAGAGAGATGCTGTAACTAATGTTAAATAGGGAGTAACTAATTCTTATACTGTAACTAAACCTATCTATTAGCAAATGGATTTAGTTGTGCGAGAAGTCTTATTAGATAGCCTCAATTAGGCTAAAATAGTTTATAAGAAAGGACTAACTGGTACTATTACTCTGGGAGATAAGTACTAGAAAATATTTACGGCACTTCCTGAATATTTTACAGTTACAGACTATGATATACATGTAATATCTAGTACTGAGATTATGTAGGATATGCAGACAATTAAATCTACATTGCCTGATTTAATTAAGTCTGGATTAGTTAGTGCCGATATTATATTTGAAGCTCTTACTGCTAAGAGTTTAACTGAACTTAAATATACTGTTAAGAAAGCTATAGAAAAATAGAAAGCTGAAAACAATTAGTTATAGTAGCTGTAGTAGAAGTTAGAAGAAACCAGTTAGTAGCTACAATAGGCTTAGCAAGAATTATAGAAAGCTCAATAGAAAGCAGAGTCTCTTAATGAACAAAGAATGCAGCTTGATTAGCAGAAGATTCAATTAGAATATCAAGTTAATTGGTATAAGGCTCAAACAGATAGAACTTATAAAGATAGACAATTAGATATAGAGGATTAGAGAACTAAGGTTGAATTAGCTTAGTTAAACGATGGTAATCCTTATAATGATAAAATTAGACAATCATAATGGCAATCAGTTGTGAAAAAGTATACTCTGGAACCGGTGATTAGATTTATCCAGAGACAGCAGATAAAGCAGTTACAGTTCTAGCTAAAAACACTACACTTGATATATATTTAGCAGACCTTGCTAGATAGATCTCAGAAAAATAGGGAGCTGATGAAGTAGCTAAATCTTTAAAGTTTAAAATAGATTATTTAGCTACAAATACAGCAGATGTTGCTAAAGTGAAGGAGTTAGAAAATTAGCCTGAAACTAATTAGTGGGGTGAAAACTTTGTATTACCTTCTGTAAAGACTCCTTATACCTGGAAAAGGACTATTGTGTATTTTGAAGGATAGAATCTTAAAGATGGTTAGAAATTTTATGAAATTGTAACTGCAGATATTGCTGAGATTAGTTAGACTCTATATATGGTAAAAGATAATTCTTAGTAGCCTAAGGTAATATATCCATAGAAAGCAGTAGAAGTAGATGGGGAACTATAGAATGTAGATGATACAGATGCTTCTATAGATGAAATAATTAAAGCTAGTGAAGCAGGTAAAAATAATTGGAGTAAATATCCATCAGAAATAACTGCGTCTAATCCTTATGGATTTATGGCAGTACGATAGAGAGTAAGTGGTGCCTGGAGTTTATTTAAAGTTGCATTATATTCTAAATGGGCTTATGATAGTAGACTTGTTACTAAATTTACAGTAACTAGTACTTTTAAAAAACCTCAATTAACTAAAACTGCAATAAATCCAGGTAACTAGTGGACAGATACTAACGAATAGGAGTTCACTGGTTATCTATGGATGATTTCTGCTTCCTAGAATAATAATAATTATGTTTTAGACGACAATAAGAATATATGGAGTGAACCTCAATTAATTTCAATAGTTAAGTAATGGAATTTAAAATAGATATTTGTAATTCAGTACAAGGTGATTTAACTGTGTTAGATTTATCTAAAGAGTACGGTCAATATTTGCCAGAGGAGGAAGAAGTAGCTAGTACTTATGAAGATACATTATTATTTAAATACAGTAAATCAGTGACTGTAAATGTATTAATGAAAATAGGAACTACTGAAATAACATTCTTAGATGCATTAATACATGAACACAATTAGTTAGAAAATGGGGTATATAAAGATGATGCGTGTACTTTCAACCTTAAAGAAGATGGTTTTTATACTATTGACCATTATATATTTCCGAATATAGATTGGTATAATTGGTATAAAAATAAAGCTTCACAAGAATATAAAGATAAAATAAATAGAGTATATATAATAGATGAGGGAGTTATTAAAAAAGAAGTAGATGGAGTATTAAAAGAAACTACTCTTAGAGAAGTACTAGAAATGAATCTAGAAGGAACTCCTATTTAGTAGGAACATATAAATACTTTCTTTACAGGAAATATGCAACAATGTTATATTAATTATTGTAAGAAATTATTTAATGCATTATTAAATAAATGTCGAACTTCTGCATATAATGAAGATTTATATGCTAGAGACTTCATTTGGATGACTCTTAATATAATAGATTATTTAATCTAGTTTGAACAATTTATGGAAGCTGAAAAAATAGTAGAAGAATTTAATACTTGTGGAGGCTTCTGTCATAATAATGAATATGGATAGCATACAGCTCATGGATGTGGATGTTCTAAAGCGTAAAGCAATAGAACTTTATAGAGATTTATTAAATAGAGCAAAGAAAGGTTATCAAGATGATTATTCATTATTGTTAAATATCATTTGTTTTATTAGTTTACCTATAGATATAGATAACAAAGAATTTATTAAAGAGAACTTACTAAATTAGAATGATACACTCTATTTACAATTAGGTAGGGAAGGTAGGTTTAACACCATGTTCTAAAGAAAGACCTAAACAACTTATACCTCTTTTAAAGAGTAATTTTTTAGGAGAATTTCAAACAGAACTAGAAAAGAAATTAGCTAGAGAAAGTATAGGTGTAACTGTCACAGGTAAATATACATATAAACCTGATAGTGATCATATAACAAATATAGAATAGATTACATCTATATATGAGGCACTTGACTATGCTTTAACTCTAGCTAAATCTTATCAAGATAAAAAGATAGAAGAATAGATAGAAACTATTAAAGCTAATATAAATTAGTTAACCAGTACTGTTACTAATTAGGGAGAAGAGTTATCTACTTTACAGGAATTAGTTGATACTATTAATACATAGGTAGGAACCTTAAATGGTCAATTAGCTAATTTAAATGTAGATGATAAAATAGAAGCTTGGATTAGAACACACTCAGGTTCAGTAGCCTTAAATGGGGAATCTAAGTTAGATTTTGCTATATCTCAAGCTGAGGGTAATGCTATTAAGTCTAAAGAAGATGGTCTCTATGTAGAAAGCTCCTCTGCAGCTGTATATAAGTCAGAGTTATCTGATAATATTAAAATGAATACTTCTGTAGGAGGACTTAAATAGGGAACTAAGGTATCTGATTTAAAGGGTAAGGCATTCTCTACTATATTAGATAAACTATTATTCCCTGTATTAGTTAGAGAATTAGTTCAACCTTATGTAGTATCTAATGTATCTAGTTAGTTAGTAGAAGTAGGCAGTCCTATTATTCCAGCAAGTACAACTTTTATCAAGGGAGACGCTGGAGATGCAACCTCTAAAACAGATTCTATAACCCATAATAATTAGGCTTATACAGAATCCACATATACAGAATTAGGGGATTATATTTATAAGGTAGTAATTAATTACTCTGCTGGGGAATATTTGGTTGATGATAGAGGATAGACTACTGATAAAAGAATTGAAGCAGGTTCTATAAATAAAACTGTGGCTACTATTTCTGCAACATATCCTTGGTATTATAACACTAATAAAGGTACCCTAGTTAAGTATGGCACTCAATCTAAGGTAATGGAAATTAATTTATCAGGCAAAGCTGTTATTAAAATACCTGGTACTAATTCGACTTTAAATAGTTTAAAAGTAAATGGTGGTTTAGGATTCTTAGATGTCGATATGTCTGGATGGACTAAAACTACTGAACAGATAAATAATTACACATATTAGGTATGGACTAAGAATGATTCTTATGCTTCTGAACTACCTCATCAAATTCAATTCACATTAGCATGAAATATACAGGTGATTCGTTGTTAGGAGTTTCATTTTCAGTAAAGACTCCTAAACCATTAGATTGTAGAACTGTAGTAGATACTACTTAGGAATTATATACTATTCCTGCTGAAATAGCATATGAAGGTATGTCAGTTTCTAATCTTGAAGATGGTTATATTTATATGTTAGTAGATAAAACTAATATAACTAATTCTGATGGATGGGTAGCTTCTTATAAAGCTCTTTAGTTAGTTAGTTGTACAGAAGCTGAATATACAGAATGGAAGAAAAATACTACAGAACAGGGAACTGCAATAGATTCTGAAAAGCCTTATTTACATAATGATACTTACTATTATATTTATGAGGATAGTATTGAGAACAAAGATACATATTATGTAAATCAAGAATAGTATCAACGTGTTTGGAACTTAGCATCTTCTAAAGCTGATAATACTAGTTTCCTAGCTTTACAAAAGAAAGTAGAAAGTAATAATACTAACATTACTACTAACTACTTAACTAAAAAAGATGCCACAAATACTTATGTAAATAAATCATTTTTAGAAGGTACTGCAGAAACTACTTTAAAAGAAGTAACAGATAAGTATCAAACAGCAGAAACATCTGATTCTAAATATTTAAAGCCTTCAAATTTTGGAGTGAGTGATGTAAACACCTAGTTTTCATTTTTAAATACTACAACTTTTGAGGAATACAAGTCTACAGTCACAGAATAGTTAGAAACCAAAATAACTAAAAACTCTAGAGCTACCTTAGAAAGCTTAATAGTAAATACTATCTAGAATACTTCAGGTAATATCATGAGTATCAAAACTGACGGTATATTCTATGGTGTAGAGAGGTTAGCTAAAGTTTCAGAAGTACCTAAGTGGATGTGTTTATCTCAAGAAGAATATAAATAGTTAGAGACAGATGGTACTTTACAAGATGACACTTACTATTTAACATATGGTAAAAATACAGATGATTCAGGGTTTGTAACTGCAGACTTATTGGAAAGATAGGTAAAATCTATTATGCAGGGTGTAACTAAACTACAAGATTCAGCGACTTTAGCAGATTGTATTTCTAAAGTAAATGAAATAATAGATAAATTTAAAGTTTAATAATATTCTTATATTGTTGTCTTTTCCTATTATTTATTAAACTAAAACTTATTTATTATGTCAACAATTTGGAAAAACGGAAAATACTAGCCTTTAATTAAGTATGTCACTAATAAAGATTTTAAACTATTATCTAACCTTGTAAATATTATAAATGGGGATTCCAATACTAAAGGTTCCTTTAGAAAAACTATAAAAGACTTAATTGGAGGAGCCCCTGAAGCTTATGATACATTGAAGGAGATTGCAGATAAACTCAAGAATAATGATGATTTATATACAGCTATTAGTAATACTATTGCTACTAAAGCTACTACAGTTGCCCTTAATGAAGAGATTACAAGAGCTAAAACAGCAGAAGCGTCTATTACATCAGATGTTACAGAAAAGCTTGCACAGAAGGCAGACACTACTGTACTTAATGACTATGTTCTTACAACAGCACTTAATTAGTAGGTTGATATGTTAAAGGCTTCTATTGATGCAAAGCAGCCCAAGGGTAATTATCTTACAGAGCACCAATCTCTTGAAGAGTATGCTAAGAAAAGTGAAATTGCTGAATAGATTGCTGCTAAGGCTGACGTTACAGCTCTTACAGCACTTGAGGCTCGTATTGCAGCACTTGAAGCCAAGCATACTGAGACTAATACTTAGATAAAAGCCTAATAAATTACATTAGATTTTAAATGATATATAGAAATGGCAAGTTAGTTTCTGAAATTAATAAAAATCTTTCAGAACTAATTGATACAATTGAATAGGTAGCACAGAGAAGTATAGGAGCTGTATATAAAGGTTCCTAGTTAGTGTTTTTAACTGTGCTAAATGCTATAAAGAGCTGTTATGGTAGTGGTTCTTGGCTTTCAGATAAAAATTGGTTAGATAACGATTATTGGAAAAATAAATAAATAAAATGGCAATCTTTAAAGATTTAGAAAATAAAATTGAATCACTTGAGACACCTTGGAATGAAAAGACCGGTCAATAGGTTGAAGATTTAATCTCTCGCCATCTTGTTAATTCCATGGACTTCGCTAATAGTACACTTACATTAAGAGATTATAACGGAGATGCAATTACTTCTACTAGAGTTACTGTAGAAACTCCATCCTATGATTAGGATGTATTGATTGTTGCTGTTAGAATTAATGGTACTATTTATAAAACTGGAGAAGTAGTTATGTAGTGTAATTCTAAGAGCAAAGTAGAATTAGCAGTAGCTACAAGTCATACTTCCACTACCTAGTCTTTTGGTGTTTAGGATGCAGCTGGTGCCGTAAAAGTTAAGATACAATATGGAGTTAATAGTATGGAAACTACTGTTGCTCCTTACGCATTAAAAGATTTTACATTAGATTCCTCTGGTACAAAAATTGAGCACCTCAATAAAGCTGACAGTGAATTAAGATGGGTTAATATCACAGAATTATTTAATGATTCATAGGAAAGTAAAATTACTGCTACCCTTGTAGATTATCCACAAAAATCTAGCATTCTTAATGTATCTATTAAAAGCTAGAAAATAGCTCTGTCGTATACAGGCAATGTTATTTCTACTACTGCTTAGTTTACCCTTGAAGGAGGTTTGGCTTCAGAATATCACTTAGAGGGTTATTTAAATGCAAAACCTACAAATACCACTGATGGTAATTTGTCTTTTGGAGGATTATAGCCTGGATTAAATTTATTAACTGTTAAAGCAGTACATAAAACTCAAAACATTGCAACAAATTATATAAATGTTTGTGTAATTAATCCTTCTGGATTTAGTGGAGTTGCTGTGGCAGTAAATGGAATTACTGGTTCTATTAATAATCACGATACAGTAAAGTTGTATACACTTACTGTTTATAGTCCTACTAAAGAGTCAGTAACTATTAATACATATCTAAATTCTGACTCAGCAGATGACAGATAGAACTTACTTGATACTGTAGTAGTTAATGCTCAGAATTATGATGCTAATAATAAGTATGATGTTACTTATAAGAAATATATAGAAGTAAATAGTGATGATGCTAAATAGTATTTACAAGTAGAGGTAAATGGCAAGCTTTATTAGTTCCAGTCAACTAGTTCTGATAAGGTATTTATGTCTAATTATCAGACCTTATCTATCTCTAAAGCAAATGCTAACTATCTATATACTGCTAGTCCTAGACCTACAATTAACTTTGATTAGATAAATGGCAGAACTACTACTTTGTTTAATACTAGTCCAGATTATTGGACAGCTTCAGACGGTAAGATAATATATAGAGTAGAGTCTAACACTGATAAAGTATTTGAAACTCCTGTTGATTTATAGTTAAGTAATAACTTTACTCTTGAATTTGGATTTAAATCCTATAATATAAGTAATGAAGAGTCCCCAGTAATTACATTTGGTCAAATGTTAATTAAACCAACTGTAGTATGCTGGAATACATCAGCAGCATAGCTTTATAATGCTAGATTTGCACAATTCAAAGAAGACACAGATACTCATATTACTATTACTGTACAAAAAGGATTTACTCTTAATTAGAATGATCCATATTACCCTAATTATTTCTTGGCATAGGATTCTTATAATACATTAAAAGCTAATTTGGAAAGTGCCAAGTTTAACTTAGTAAGAATCTATGTTAATGGGGTAATTAACAGAGAAATATCTATTGATGATGCTACTTTACTCGCCTTGTAGAAGGAAGCTTAGTTACAAATAAATCCTAAGGGTTCTGACCTAGACTTATATCTGTTAAGAGTTTATAATTCTACAGCACTTACCTTTGATTAGATTTAGCATAATTATATTTCTTTCTTAGCTACTAGAGAGTAGAAGGATAAGTTCTATGATAGAAATAATATCTTAGGAACCAATGGTGCTATCTCATTTGCTAAGAGTTTTGGTAAATACAATACATTAGTATATGTATTCCCTAAAGGAGGTAAGTTACCAAATAGAACTTGGCAAGGTGAAAATAATAAACCTGGAGATCAAGATAAAGCAGCTAAGAAAATTAGATGCACATTATTTATTAACTATGCTGATTAGGCAATTAATAAAATATATGGCGGTAGAATAAATAATGGTCTTGTTAAGGGTTAGGGTTCTTCTGCTATGCGTTATTTAATTTGGAATACAGCATTCTAGTTAAATAAGTTTAAGGATGGAGAAACTAAAGTAAAGAGTATATTTACTCCTTATGAAGATTTAGATACTACTACTAATAAATTCATAGCTAAACCTACCCATGAAAAGAAAGGTTACTACAACATGCCTCCTTATAGTGGTTAGTATGACTCTTCTGAAAAAGATTTAAGGGTAACTAAACTCGTAGGTAAGGTTAATTTTGCCTCTTCTATGTAGTCTCATAAAGAGGGTGCTTGTAAACTTTATAATGATGCATATAAATCAGACTCTGACTAGACCGGGTTACTTATGGGAGGTCGTAAGGCAGTACATGAAGAAGCTTTCCTATACTTCTATTTAATTACTGATTTAGAGTCTGTAGCTAACTATGAATTAGCGGACTTACTTAAGAATCCTAATGTTTAGTTTATGGGATTCTAGACATTTGGTTCAGCTAAAGGAGATAAGGCTACTTTTGGTTACGATGATGATAAAACTCCTGAATATATCTTAATAGAGGGTGGTGAAAACTCTGACCCTCATGTTAACTTTAGAAGACCTTGGGCTGCTTTACAACGTGTAGGATTAAATGCAGCAGGTTCTAAAACATTAACTAATTTCCCTACAGTAACAGTAGCAGAATAGAAATCACCTAATAGAGATTATACAAAGAATCTTTGGATTTAGGATGAATCTATTGTTTACTAGAATCGTGGTTCTTGGGATGTGGACTTTGGATTAAATGAGGATGCTACTGATTTCACAGAGCCTGCTCGTAAATCATTAAATAAGTTTGGAGAGTTTGTAGACTTTGTTTATAAATACAACTTTAATTTAGTTAAGACTGGTGAAACAGATATTACTAAATGGAATACATTAAATAGATATATAGCTACTAAAGCTATTCCAGCATTTACTGGTTCTAGAGAAGGTGATATTTATCGTTATGATGAGTTTGCAGGAAGTACAAGTGCTACTGGAGAAGCTGTTGGAGGCTGGGTAAGAGGAGGTACTATATACGATCCTACTACTGGTTGGTCAAGACTTAATATCTACGAAGACTTTGAAATGGATTCTAGTATTAATTAGCTTGATATAGCTATTGATGAACTCAAATCTTTATTTAAGAAGGGCATAACTAAGTATATAGACGTAAATGATGTAGCTATGCATCAAGCAGTAATTAGATTCTTATCAGGTACTGATAATAGAGCTAAAAACACTTACTTCTAGATATTTGGTAAAATCTATGAAAATAAAGCATAGACTGACGAAGCTGATAATTGGTAGCCATCAGATAAAGGTGATTACTTAATTAGATTATACGGTGATGATTTGGATACTGTTATTGCAACTGATAATAATGGTTTACAGTCTAAACCTTATAATTTACTTGAACCATCTTATGTCCCAGAGACTGCTTCTCAATGGGGTGATAGTGGATTAAATGCTTTCTTCTATATGTTTGATTTGTAGTTTGAAGATATTATTAAAAATAAACTTTATACAGTAATTAATCAAGCATTTGGAACAGCTTCAGGAGAGAATACCAATTTCTATAAATATTTCTATAGTATTTAGGCAGATAAGTATCCTGCTATTGCTTATAATCACACTGCTCAAATTTATTATGAGAATGCTCAGATAATTAAGAATGCAGGTGCTATTGAGTACTATGATAATAACTAGATTGAACCTATTGAGTAGAGCCATGGTTCATGCTTAGAAGGTGAGCAATAGTTTATGGAAAAGAGAAAGAACTTCTTAGCTTCATATACTAAGTAGAGTACTACTCCTGATTATCCAACAGGTTCTTCTGCTGGAGGTAATGAAAGACCTCTGTAGTTAAGATTGGAGTTCACTCCTTTCTAGGATTTCTATCCTACATATTACTATGACGGCACTAAGTATTTAATGCCTAATGATAATGCTGATTATAGACCTGATATAATTAAGTACTTAGTTAAAGCAGATTAGAATTATGTAGTTAATCTGAAAGAAACAGGTCCAGCTATTAACGAGGGTTTAATTTCTACAGTATTATATAAGAAACTTAATATAACTGGTTTAGTTAACTATAGTATTAAACCTAAAGATTCCTATACTAGATTAACTAACTTTACTATTGATAATAATAACTTAAAGACTTATAAAGATTTCTTTGGAGCTGATTATCCTAAATATAGATTAGATGAGTTTGTAATGAGAGGTCCTGTATTGGAAAGTTTGACTCTTAATAATATGACTACACTTGAAACTCTTAATCTTACAGACTTTAATAAGTTAAAAGAGGTCAATTTAAGTGGAACTACATTCAAGAGAGTCATATTACCAAGCAAGGCTGAAACTGTAATTCTTCCTGAAACTATTGAGACATTGGAATTATATAATCCAGTTAAAGAACTTAGACTAGAGGGAATTAGTAATTTAAAGACAGTAGATTTATCTAATGTTGGACAGTTCGATGTAGATTCTTTCTTAGAATAGTTAGTTGATTGTAACAGTCTCGAATCTGTTTCTTTACGTAACTTAACTATTAATGTAACTGAGCAAACTCTTTCTAAGTTACTCTCTGTTAAAAACAATATTACTGGAACAATTAATATTGTAGATAGTACAGGTGATTTAGTAGAGATTAGTTATGACACTAAGAAGAGTTTAGTAGAATAGTTTGGAAATATTGACAGTGCGACTAATAATCCAAAAGTTAATTATAAAGCATCTAGTTCAGCTTTCTCTGCCACTTGTGATTCTGAAATAACTGTATTTGGATTAGGTGATAAGGGAACTGGTAAATTTAATCTTTAGATTAATAGTAACTAGGTAGAAATAGTAAGTGACCCAACTCCTAGATTACATATTGATTATTAGTTAGCTAGTTCTACTTATGAGTAGTACTTAAAAGTAGACTCAAAGACAGGTAACATCACTTTAATTAAAGAAAGTGTTACCGTATAGCCAGTAATTAATATTTTAGTATATAGAATTGGAAATTCTACTCCTACTAAACTTACATGTAAAGTTAAAATCTAGTGGACAGCTCCTCAAATTGGAGACTTTGTTTATTATGATGGTTCATACTCTAATAACTATAATGCTAATAAGACTTGTGTAGGTATGGTATATGCTGTAGAGATTACTAATGATACTAGTGGAACAGCCTATGTTATAGGTAAGGAGAATATGACTGAGAATGCCTCATTCTATCTTGGATTTAGTCCAGAAGGTATTAATGGTGGTGATGACTTAACTCTTAAAGAACTATATTATATAGGTGATTGGCTTAAAAATCAGGGATTGATGACAAGTGCTAATAGTTCTGATTCTAATGATTATATAGCTATGCTGGGTGTATCTACTGATAAACCTGCAGATTAGATTACATATAAATCTTATACTGACTTTACTACGAATGGATTTACAGGTAAGGAAGATACTGCTATTTATGTAAATACAGTAAATACTTCTGTCCTTAGTAAATTATATTCTAGTTTTTAGAATTAGGTTAAGAGTTATATCACTTATGATAGTACTACTTAGACTTATAGTATAAAAAGTATGGATAAGTTAGTAGCTTTGTGCAAAGGATTAAAAATTACTAATGTGACTTCTGATGAGTTATCTAGTTGTGTAATTTATCCTTATTATTACGCTGCCGCTTTATACCAGCCTACATTAAAGTCTGCTGAAAGTGCTATTTATAATTAGTTTGCTTAGGGTAATTGGTATATTCCATCTGCTAAATAGTTAGCAAGAATTATGTATTATAGAGGTTATAGTGCTAAAGGTACTAACTTTATTGATAGCACTTCTGTTGCAGAAACTATTACTAAACAAAGTTCTGGTACTGAGGCTAAGAATAAAGCAATATTCTCTAATGCTAAATCAGTTATGGGAACTAACTTCCCTTCTGTATGGGCTAATATAGCTAGTAATTAGAATACATCTACTACTATAAATGCTTCTTCTAATTATAATAGTTACTCATATTAGAGTATGTGTACAGATTATAATTGCACCGCACATAGATATGAGTGGATTCCAGGTAGAACCTTTAGCAATAATGCATATGATGCTAATATGTATTAGTATATAGCTGCTTGGAGGGTAACTAAACATTAGGGAGTTCCATTTACACAATTTACTTATAATAAAGATACTTAGAATGGTTGATAAAAATTTATCTTTAAATAATATGTTAGAGAGGGAGGACTTATTAGCCCTTCCTCTCCCTAAATGGAAAGAATTATTAATAGAAAAAGATGGGGCTTGTTTTGATTTTTAGTTAAAAGATATTTTGCAAGCTAAATTAACATCTTATGATAAGTCTACTAATGTAAATTCTTTCTATTATAAAGAAGATAAGAAGTGGTTGGACAAAGATACTAGAATTGGATTACAGAATTTAATTAATTGTGGAGCTTAGACTATAACTGTTTAGTTAGGTTCTGAACTATTAGATATTTCTGCTGACAAATTAAAAGAATTCTTAAATAAGTTAGAAGTTTATGCAGGAGAGTGCTTTGCAGTAACTGCTAAACACAGAGTAGCTATTAACTAGTTAAAATCTACAGAAGAATTACTTAATTATGATTTTACAGCAAATTATCCTAAGAAAATAAGATTACAATGAATGACATAAAGATTGGACTGGGAGATAATTCCTCCTGGTCCATTTTTGTTCCACCACAACCTGAAAAACCTCCTTCTATTCCTATCGAAATTCCTGATAAAGTAGAATTTAAAAAGACAACTATAGATAGTGGATTTAGCTGTGATGATAAATTAACTACAAATTGTCCTAAACCTGAGCTACATACTCATCTTTGTAAAGAAAATTATTTAGGAGAATTTAAAGAGGAATCTGAGAAGGCATTAGCTAGGAATAATTTAGGAGTTTATAGTAAAGATGAAGTAGGTAAAGTTTTAGCAGATGCAGTTGCAAATCTAGACACATCTATTTTTATTACCAAAAAAGAAGTATATAATTTGGTTGAGAATTTAGACTTTGTTAACTCTGCTATTAAAGCAAATATAGATTATGAAATTCCTGAACAATTATTTGGTTTATGACAGAAATTAGAAGATTATTTCAACAAGGTAAAGAATTTGTTCCTATTTCTTTAGCAGAAGCAATTGTAGTTAATACTAATAATCTTCCTGGATTTAATTCCTTAAAGATAACGACTCTTGATCGAGTCTTATATAGTTTAACAGGAGTAGTTGGTACCAATACTATAAATATTAAAAATTTATAGGACACTAAATAGGATAAATTAACTGCCGGTAATGGTATAGTTATTAAAGATGGAGTAATTAGTACCACTGCCAATATTGGAGATATTTATAAAATTGTTTCTACATTACCACAAGCATCTGCAGAAGTAACTAATACTTTATACTTAGTTCCAGGAACTTCAGATAATACTGAAGATGGAGCAAATATATTTGTAGAGTGGCTATGCGTTAAAGTAGGCGAAACTTACAAATGGGAAAAACTAGGAGAATCCAAAACTACTATTGATTTATCAGATTACATAACTAGTATTCCAGTAACTAATAGTAGTGGAACTATAATTAGGGTTAATTATGAAATTCCTAAAGATTTATATGATAATTTAATGAGTGGAAGTAATGTCACAACAAATTGAACAACTTAAGCACGGTACTACACTTATATTCCCAAGAACATCACAAGAAGCAGTATTGGTTAATTATAAAAATAAAGTATAGACTTTAGGAGATTATATAGAAAGAACAGTAATTACTCCTAATACATCTCCATAGAATTTAAAAGTTCAATATAATAAATAGGGAGAAATAATTAATACAGAGCCTGTTGAAAAATTAAATATATTTATAAACGGAGTGCAGTGTGTTAAATACGATGGTAATACAGAGACTAATCTAAATTTTGGAGATGATTTCATTAATGAAAATAATAATATTAAATTAACTTGGGGAAATGGCACTACTTAATTTTATAACACAATATAAAGATGTAGTTAAATATAAGGATTTGACAGTGAGTTCTCCTAGCCTTGAAGGTTCTTAGGAAAATGATTATGTTAAATTGATTTTTACTAAGGATGGGCATATTATTACTCATGGAGTTGACTATATTCCTTGGGGGAACGGAACTATTCCTATTGATAAACTACCTATAACAGATGGTAAAAATCCAGATAATAAGCATTTGTGGGATTCTGCAACCATTAATTAGAAAATTAATGATAGTTATGTGCTTAATTCAGCAATGCGATTTAAGGGTACTATTGGATTAAATCCTACATATAATGGTACCTCAGATACAAATAAATACTTAGTTAATGATGTAAAATCTGACATACCGTCTGCATAGGTGGGTGATACTTATAGAGTTACTAAATCAGGTAATTATGAAGGATTTCAATGCGAAGCAGGAGACTTATTAATGTGTATTACTGCCAGTGGTACTAATAAAGCTGCAAAATGGACAGTAGCTTAGACTAATATTAATGGTACTGTTGACTTCGTAATTAACGGTAAAGTACATAAAATATATTCTAATGATACCTCTGGTTTAACTATGTTCGCTCCAGTAAGTGCAGGCACTTCTGGAAATATTTTAGTTTCTGGAGGGACTGGAAGCGCACCTACTTGGGCAAATCCTGCAAGTATAGTTATAGGAACTGCTTCTAAAGTAGCCAACGCTTTGACTAATGGAGTAGGACTATTAAAGTTTTCTTATGATGGTTCTACTGCTGTAAAAATAAACTTAGCCCCTGCTACAACTTCTAGTATTGGAGGTGTAAGCATTGATAATGCTACTAAACCTACAATATCAGTAGATAGTAATGGTAAAATCTTCCTGACTAGAGCTAACTTAGAAAATGCTTATGGGGGTAAAATAAGTGATGAAAATACTTGGAGAGATATTAAGATAGGTAATGTATCTATAGGTAGCAAGGCTTTAAATATAGATGCTTCAGGGGATATATATGTTTCCAAAGCTGAAACCAATGATACAGTAACAATAGATTTTGGAATTGCATGGTATAATTTAGATACAAATGAATATGAACATGTTTAATAAATAATGAGAATAGCATTTAATCCCTCTACAGTGGCAGCTTTAACAGCTCCACCAAATAACAAAGATATTACATTTGACCTCAGAGGGCGAAATATATTTGCACGAGGGGTTAAATTTTATGGTACAGATACTAATACTTGGAGAGATATAAAAATAAATAATGTAAGTATAGGTTCTCATACCTTAGACTTACGAAATGGTAGTAATACTACATTAACTAATACTAATGGTGTAGTAACTATCAATTCTACTTGGAGACCAGTAGTGGATAACTTAACTAGTGATTCCACTACTAGTTCTCTTTCTGCTAAACAAGGTAAAGTATTAAAGGGTTTAATTGATGGTAAGTCTAACTCAGGTCATACACATGATGATAGATACCTCAAGTTAACAGGAGGTACAATGACTGGTAATATTATTCTTAGCCCAAACGTCGATATAATTAAACCTTTACGTTCTACTTCTAATTATGATTCTATAGTAAGCTGGTCTGTTGATGGAGAGACTAAACAATATGGAAGAGAAATTGGATTACATAATACAGGGGGAAATGATTCCACAGGCTCTATAGCTATTGTTCCTTACAAAACAAGTGAAGCTCCCTGGTCAGGCACTGTAGGTTTATTTATAGCTAAAAATACTCTTAAGTTAGATGGTAAACCTATAGCTCTTAAAAGTGACCTTCCTTCTTCTTTAAAAAATCCGTACTCCTTAACCTTATAGGCGAATGGCACTACCCTAGCAACTTATGACGGCAGTGTTTCCAAAATAGTTAATCTTACATATGATAATGTAGGTGCAGCTGCTAAAAATCACACTCATAATAGTCTAGAACCTTGGGCTTCACATATAAATGGAGATTCTCACGCTGCTGCATTAAAATCTGTATTTAATAAAAATAAAACCTCAATTCCTAGAAATAAGTTTATATCTATGCTTAGTTCTGCATATGGTAACGGTAGTTATTATATGGGATATTTCTTATATGGCTATGAAAACAATCCCTATGGAGGATTTTTTGTTGCCCACTACGATGCTGCTTATTATATAGGAATTTCTAATGGTTCTTTTTCCCAACACAGATTAGTGTATTCTACAGATATTCCTAGTTCTTTAAAAAATCCACATGCTTTAACTATTAGCTTAAATGGAACAAGTCAGGGTCCTTACGATGGAAGTGCTGCTAAGAATATAAATATTACACCTAGTTCTATAGGAGCTGCTACTAGTGGACATAATCACGATGACCGTTATTTGAAGCTTACAGGAGGCATTATGCAATTAGGAGATGGTCTTAAATTCCATGCTGACAATAATTACTTTGGTACTAATGCTGACGCTAGAATAATATCTCTGCTTGATAACAATGATAAGATATGTGATGGTGGATTAATTATTGATGAACGTGGCACTTTAAATGGTAAAGAGTATGTAACTGAATTATTAAGAATTAGAGATTCTGAATTTAAATGGAGAGGCAGTAATATTTTACATAGTGGAAATAGTTATATAAATGGTTCTACTATTAAAATTAATAATAATAGTATTACTGTATATAGTAGTGGTACTGCTGATGGACGTTATGTTAAGAAGTCAGGAGATACTATGTCTGGTGTTTTAACTATTGACACTGCAAATTTCGGAGCATTAACTATAAAAAGAAACGATGATGTTAATGGTGCTTCTATTCAATTTAGAGGCAAATCAAATGTATATGGATATATAGGATTAAATAGTAGTGCTAAGGATAAATAGTTTTAGAGATGGACTTCTAATTAGTCTGTTCTTTATACTATTCTTGATACATCTTCTACTTATACTTCTAATGGTAAAGGGGTTATTAATGGTACTACTATAACTCAAGTGGATAATGCCACTAACTCTGACAAGGTAGATGGCTTGCACGCCACTAGTGGAAATAATAAGCCTTGGGGTACTATTCCAGCTATTACCACTAATGGATATATGGATATAGGAAAACATCTAGAGTTTCATTATGATAACTCTACTGGGTCAGATTACTCAACAGCTCTTATGTGTTAGGGTAATTATAGCAATATTGTTTATCTCCCATCAGCAAGTGGCACTCTAGCATTAACGTCACAGGTATTAACTTGGAAGTCCTAGATTATCGATATGCGTAATTATAGTGGAAGTTACTGGCATCCTGTTACAGTAGAGTTACCTTATACTGGATATAATAAAATTAAAGTCTCAGTGTAGCTAAATAGTGGAGATAAACCTTCTTGGGCTACTCATAATTCTGGAATTACTTGTAATATGGAAATATGGGCAACAGCCAGTGGATGGGGAACTACTGATTCTGATACTATATGTTTAAATTATACTTATAAATTTTGTTCACAGAATCCTTGTGGTTGGATGCAGTTAGGTAATCCATCATTAGGAGTACTCTTTTTAAGAGGGGGCTCTAGATACAGAGTCTATACTGATTTTGATGCCACTTTTACTCCTCATGATTAGAAATATACATGGACTAGTGGTTCCTATTCATAGAATACAGGAGGACCATATACTAGTTGTCCAGGTCTTAATTTTAATAAAAACAAAATATATGCTAACTTAGACGGTTATGCATCTCGTTTGGAGGGAGGCAGTATTCCAGGTTGGGGAACTTTAACAGCTGCTAATGGTTTTACTAATGTATCTAGCTACGATTATGGCTCTAATGGAGCTTATGGATTATGTGGTAAAAATAGTGCTTTATATATGTAGTTAGATGGGTATTTTTATCAAAAGGAAGGTAAATATAGAGTACTTGATACTTCAGATCTTTCAAGTGTAACTAATCATATAATGGTTAGTTAGTATACTACAGGGGATGCAAATTATCCGCTGGTATGGTCTAGTCAATCTAATACTAATTCTGCAGTAGGCAACCAATTATATAAGTCCTGGGCTGATTTGTATTACAATCCTAAAAATAGGAGATTACATACCAATAGATATGTTGGAAGTTATGCTAATTTAACATAGACTTCCATGAGGCATATCGATGCTGATTTAAATAGTAAAAATACTGATCATAACCTATATATAGGATATGGGGCACAAACATATACAGCAAATACCCGTATATACGCCTCAACTGGAAGTGGTGATACTACTAGTGCCCAATATTTATTAGCTTAGTTTAACACAAGTGCTGGTATTAACTTAGACAGTAACATTAATGCTCGCCCATCTATAATCTTTAGAAACGAAGCATCTTATAAAACTACTTTATCCTATTCTACTGCAGGAAATGAGGCTCTCTGTTTTGAAACAAAAAGTGCAGTCACTTCTATTATATTTTATAATGGTGCAACTTACGCAGCTACTTCTAACCATTGGTATGATATAATCAACGGAGTATAGATTAAAAATAATTGTTTAGCAGTAGGAGCTGGCTGGGCTAATGGTGTGAATCCTGATTATAAACTTAAAGTAGGCGGGGATATTTATTCTTCAGGATATGTGAGAGCTTCTAATGGATTTATAAAGGGGGGTTCGTCTAATGCTTATGTTCTTTTAGGAGGAGGTAGTCATAAAGCGGAGAGTTCATTAAGTGTCTCTTATGCAACAACTGCAGGAAGTGCTACTAAAGCCAGTTATGTTACTCTTACTTATTGTAGGGATGATAGTTCTCCTTCTAATAAAGGATTATGGAATACTATCAAAAATGGTACATCCTCTGCTCAAACCAATAAGGTAAATTTCTATACTATATATAATTCTGCAGGAGGACCTTCAGGACATGGAGAAATGATGGAAATACTAAGTTATAATGCTAATCATTGGCAGCCACAGTTATGGTTTGGAGCTGGTAAGACCGGAGGTATTTATTATAGGAATAAATCATATAATGATAATACTTGGGGATCATGGCAGACCGTAGCTTTTACCTCTCAACTTAAAGATCCAGTAAATTATTACTGGGCTAATATTAAAGTATCAGCTTCGTCTAGTTCAGGAACTTCTCCTACATTTAGTACAGCTTATACTTCTAATTGGTTTAGAAGTACCGGGAGTACTGGATGGTATAGTTAGACTTATGGCGGCGGTATTAATATGACTGACTCTACTTGGATTAGAACCTATGGAGGTAAGTCATTCTATTGTGGCAATTAGATTTATTCTAGTAATTCTATTAGAATGGGTAATATTTATTTGTAGAATAGTGATGAGATTAATAATGGAGCTAATGGTGGATTACATTTAAATTATCGAAACACTGGTAATGTTACTATGTGTGTTGGGGGAGGTAAGGTAGGCATTGGAACTAGTTCCCCTACACAAAGGTTAGATGTAAATGGAAATATTAGGGCTACAGGACAAATAATTAGGGGAGGCTCTTCTTAGGCATGGGTTAATGGAAGAGATGGAGCTTTATTAAGAGAAACTTCTGTATCTGGTTATCATGCTTTATGGTCATTAAAAACTACAAATGGTTCTTGGGATTTTGGAGAATATACTGCAGGAAGTAGTTGGAATAATGTTCCAGTATTATCTTATATTACGGATTCTAACTATAATACTGGGAATAACACAACTACATATCAAATTAGATTTCCATTAGATTCAGGTACAGTAGCGCTAACTAAAAATATTCCTACTAGCTTACCAGCTAACGGGGGTGGCGCAGACAACGCAAGAGCTTTAAGATATACTGGTACAGGTAATTAGGAAATAACTGCATTTCAAACAGATGCTTCTTATATGGGACGCTCAGGATGGGCTTCCTATATTATATGTAATCATGGTAATGGTAGTACATATTATTCTTAGACTATAGCCTTCCCATTTTGGGGTTCTCCAATTTATAGAAGATTAGAAGGTGGTACAGATAAGGGCTGGAAGAAATTTTATACAGAAGAAAACCCTCCTTCTTGGAATAATGTGACTAATAAGCCAAGTACCTTTACTCCCTCCTCACATACCCACACTTGGACTTCTATAACAGATAAAATAGTAGGAGGTAATGAATTTAATATAGTTAATGCTGGATTTAAGGCAAGTATATGGTTTAACTATGTACCTATAAATGATAGATCAAAGTCAGCTTCTATTGATGTTTATAATTTTGGAAATGGAAATCAAGGATATGCTCCTCTTAAAGCTGCAAGTTTTATAAAGAATGGAGGTACTGAAAGTCAATTATTAAGAGCTGATAGTGGAGTTGCTACCTTTAATTGGTCTGGTTAGTCCGGTTAGCCAACTTGGCTATGGGGAGGAAATAGTCGGCATTCTTATTATGTATATAATCCTAGTAATTTTAGGGTAGCATATGCTAGTAGCGCGGGTTCTGTTGCTTGGAGTAATGTTAGTGGAAGACCCTCATCCTTAAAGAACCCATATTCACTTAATGTATTTGGAGTAGCATACGATGGTTCTGCTGCTAAGACAGTTACTACTTCTACTTTTATTAGTTAGGTTAGTGAAGCAACTTCTACCATAACAGATGGTACTATGCTTATTACTTCCTATGCTACTAATAATGGATTTGCAGACCCTAATGCAGTTAATGTTCCATATAAAAGAAAAGCTGTTCATTTATGGGGGTATATAAAAGCAAAAACTGATACTTTATATTCTAGCAAATCCCATACTCACTCATATCTTCCTTTAGCAGGAGGTACTATGAATGCTAATGCTAGGATAAGTCACGGTGACGGTAATCTGTATATAGGACGTGCTGATAATAATGGATGGGTTTATACTCAAGATATAGCATCTCATTCAGGTACTGATAAATGGAATATAAAAACATCTGGAGCTGCTCAATTTGGAATAATTCATATTGCTAGTAAGTCCGATGGCAGTTTTAATTCTAGTGTAATAGAATGTGGTTCTAGTATGCATTTAAATTATTTTAATGGTGGAAACATAACTTTATGTAATGGTGGGGGTAATGTAGGAATCGGTAAAAGTACTCCTTCTTATAAACTGGATGTTAATGGTAATGCGCGAATGACATCTATAACTCTTTAGGCTAAAGATGCAATATATTATAAATAGCCTATATGTATAGCCTGTGGATATGTATATGATGGTCCAGATTATGCATCAGGTAGGAGAACGTAGCAAATATCTTGTAATAGAAATGCTCAAGTTGCATTACTTGATAGTAATGGCAAATATCGTGTATGGTTTACCGATATTTTAGAAAGTAAATACAATCGTGAAAAAATGTCCTTATAGGCAACAGGATGTCCTGGAGGATAGGATACACGAGGTGTTGTTAAAGTGGTTGGCATGACTGGTAACTATAGTGGTTACTTAGCTATCAATGTGTGGACTTCTGATGATGAGACTCTAAATCCTAGTTCTTTCTACTTTGCTCTATGGAGTTTTGAAAATTAACACTAATTAACTTTCACTTTAGTATAAATAATATACAATTATATATGTTTAATAAAAATAAATGATTTATGACTTTAAATGATGTTTTGACAAAACAGAATCTTATTACAAAGATTTTATTAGCCAATAATGGCAAAGAACTCCCTAAGGAGTTGAAAGTAAAGATTATGAGAATTAGAATGTCTTATAATAAGATTAAGAAACAGTTTGATGAGGATACCCAAGAGTTTAGTAAGCAAATTGTTTCAGATGAATTGAGAGATTTAGCTAATAAGACGGAGCGCACACCTGAAGAGGAAACTAAGTTTAATGAACTTAATAGTAAAGCTAATTCAGAGTATCAAGAATATCTTATGCAAAAAGGTAATGAAGATATTAAAGATGCACCTGAAGACACATTTACAGAAGATGAATATAGTGATATTCTTGACGTAAATTCTGATGGTAAGTATGAGATTAATGGTCAGAAAGTAAAAGCCGCTGACCTTATGGAAGCTTTTTATGAATTATTTATTAAGTAATGGAAATAACAAAACAGAATCAGACATTTAATCTTAGTGATACAACTTCTAATGGTTGGACTATTTCAGGTTCAGCTACTCAGGAAGTTAATGGCAGCACTTCTATTAATTTTAATGTAAGTAAAGATGGAGAGTTGAATAATCAAGTTGGTTATTATAATTATAATGTTCCAACTGATGGTATGGTTAATATTAATATTACAGCACTTCCAGAAAATTTGGATGCAGTGATTGATTATACCCAGACTGCAACTCAATTAATTAAAGATTATCTCGCTAACCAAACAATTTCTAAGTAATATGGGAAGAAAAAAGCCTAATTCAGCTCCATCTGGTTTGTCAGAAGGTGGCAAAACCGGCAAGGGAAAAGGAAAAAAGTGTAAGTAAAATAACTTATAAGTTGCTAATAATTTCTCTTAAATATCTGCCTTATTTATTAGCTTTAGTAGATATTATACATACCATCTTATCCTATTATGATATAAATGGGGATATTTTAAGACTAATTGGAGGAATATCTATATTATCTTTAATATTTATATATTTAGCTTCATTTGCGTTTAAATTTTGCGAGTTACATAGACTTCCAATATACTATGTCTTTCTAAGTAATTTAATAGCAACTTATGATACTTATATAGGTATCCCATGTACAGATAAGCAATTACTCTGTATTTATTTAATAATAACTGGTATATTTATTATAGGATATGTTATAGCTTATAAAAAAGTTACTAAATTAGATTATAGATGATATTGATGCAGGCAATTCTAATGTATCATATGAAGAGTAGTGCAAAATTCTTCACTTTATCTAGAATATGACAGATAAGGATTAGAGAATGAGCAAAATACAAGCATGTGATTATTTAGGTGTTAGTCGTGCTACTTTTGACAATTATGTTAAGAACGGATGGATTCCAAAAGGATATAAATAGGATGGGTTTAAGGAGTTGTCTTGGATGAAATCTGATCTTGACTTTTATTTAGACACTTATTCAAATAATAAGTAATGTTCTGATGTTTGAGGAGACGTAGTTAGAGGTTATTATCAATTGATAATGCCATTAACTATATCTCCTCTTTTTATTTTTAGTAATGTCCGAAATTTAAGAATTTAAAATATATAATTGTTTAGTTCTAGAACATAAACAGATAATTATTAAGTATTTTAAATTTTAAAGCAATGAGCGAAACAAAAACTTTTGTTGTTCCTGATAACTTAACAGGAAACAACGATAATCTTGCTACTATGGCAATGATGAACGGAGGTTTTGGAGGAGGTATGTGGAATAATCCATTTATGTATCTTGTGTGGATGTACATTATGCGCTGGATGAATAACGGTTATGGAGACCAAGGTGGGGATCCCGCAGTACAAAGACAGCTTCAAACTCTCTAGGATTAGATGCAAGATAATCACAATTCAGATTTAGTTATGTAGGCTATTAAGGGTAATAGTTAGGCACTGCAAGATTTATCTACTAGATTAAGTTGTGATGCTAATGCTATTTAGAGTGCAATTTAGAGTGTACAATCTAGTATAGCTAATGTAGGTAGTTAGGTAGGATTTTCTTCTGAAAGAATAATTAATGCAGTAAATAATGGAGATAGTGGTATTATCCAGGCTCTTAACAACTGTTGCTGCTCTACTCAGAAAGAAATTATTAAAATGGGTTACGAGAATCAGATTAACAACTAGAATCAGACTTATTAGTTAACTAGTTAGTTGAATGGTGTAAATAATGTAATTCAGAACGGATTTCGAGACACTAATTACGCTACTTAGCAATAGACTTGCTCTTTATAGAATACAATTAAAGATACATCTACTATTAATACTAACGCTATTTTAGCTAGATTAGATGCTCTTAATACTACGGCTTTATAGGATAAGATTTAGTCTTTACGTGAAAAGAATAGTGAGCAGGCTACAGCTATTAATAATTCTCAACAAAGCGCATTATTTGCTCAGATGTTAAATGCTGCAACAACTCCTATCAACGCTGCAGTTAATAATCTGACTCAAGAAATAGCTAGTATTCAATGTAAACTTCCAAATACAGTAACTTTGCCATATTCTTGTGCTACTGCAGTTCCTACTTCTTTAGCATATAATTTATATGGAGCTAATACAGGTTTTTGGGCATAAGAAAGGAGGTATCTATGATATTACTTAATCCTTATGTTTACGCAAATAGAAATGGTATTCCTAGATTAGAAGCTAATTCAGTAAATGTTGGAACCACTAATGTAACATTTACCTTTACTCCACATAGTTTCTTAAATAAAGCTTATTCAGGATTAGTTTTATTTAAATTACCTGGATTTACAGCTCCTACTACAGCAGTTCCTATTGTATTTAGTACAAATGGAAAGGATTAGGATTTAACTACATTAGGTGGAGCCGCTGTTACCTCTGCAACTTTAAATTAGGCTGGTATATATTTAGCTTATTACGAAAATAATACATTACAATTATTATCTTAATATTATGGCATTTTCTAATTTACGTAACGGTAATCAACTATTTATATTACATAAAGATAATGTACCATCATTGGAATTAGGTAAGGTGTCTAACATAACACCTCCTGTTCCTAAGTATGGTAATACTGGGATGTATAATCCAGAGATGATTTTAGATATTACTGCTGACGTAAATGGAACTATGACTAATTTCTAGAAATTGCCAGCAAATAGTGAGATAGCAGATTTTGGTAATAATATAGTTATATCTTGTAATAAAGAAGCTATGAGTAGTGAAATTAGTTCTATGAAATAGCGAAGTACAGATATAGTTAATAGTATTTAGTTACATAAAGACATTATTAAAGGATGTGATGAAATACTTATGCAATTAAATCCTGAAATCTAGGAAAGACAAAGATAGGAAGCAGAGAATAAAGCTTTAAGAGAGGAAGTTAATTCTCTAAAAGAAATGTTTAAAGAATTTATGAAATCATGGCAACAATAATTGAAGTACAAGATACAAAGTTAGACAATCTTTCTGAGTATGTAGAGAAAATGATCAATTATGGCGGAAAAGTAATGCGCTGTATTGAAGAGATGTAGTCTAAAGATTACAATGAGAAGTATGGAAGACGTAGATACCCTAGAGAAGAGTATCGTGACCCTGACTATAATAGATATTTCTAATTATGAGACAAGCTTTAGATACTTATGATGATATGCCTAAATATATGAAGTAGTATTTACGTAATTATGGATGGCATTTCAACAAAGCTTTATGTAATTATGCAGTATCCCTGATGGAAAAAGGAGGTCAAAAACTTGAACCAGTATCTAAAGAATATGTAGATAAGACTTTAGAACAATACAATGTTCAATTAGAAAAGAATGTAGGTTGTGACTATATATTCGTAGCTAATATGTGTAAAGCAGATTACTATGGCAGTAGTATAACTGATGAAAAACACTTTGCTCTTTACATTAAAGACACAATAGATGATGAAGATGCGGGCGACGGTACTACTATGAGGAGATGGTATGCAACTATGGTAGCTAATGGAACAATGGTAGATTGGGAAGAGTTTATATGATACATTACAAAGCTTGTTTAGAAAAATATAATTGGTCAGTTGATATTTATGTAATACAATATAAACGCGATTTAGAATATTTAGACTGTATAGCTAGTAAATATAATTTACCTAATAAAATTTATGATAAATTAACAAATAGACTGACTAATTATATTAATTCTGGATTTATTTATAATTGTGACAAAACTAATCACAGTGTTATATTTGTAGGAGAATCAGATTCTATTTATGAAGCTGCAAATACATTAGCACATGAAAAGAATCATCTAGAGATATATCTGTGTAAGTTGTTACATATAAATCCGGAATCAGAAGATGCAGCTATTCTAAGTGGAGATATTACAGAATAGTTAATAAATCCATATATGGTATAGCTAATTAAATAATTAAAAAGTAGTAATAGAGGAATTTCTTAATTTTGAGGAGTTCCTCTATTTTTGTTTTGAGGCAATATTTCTATTAAATATATATAGACCATAAAGTAATAAATATACAAATACTATGGGAAAATATTTTAGTATTGCAGAGTTAACTAAGAGTGAAACTGCAAATAAAAGAAAAATTGACAATAAACCTACTAAAGAAGTAGAAAATTGTCTTAATTAGCTAATAGATAATATTTTAGATCCATTGAGAAAAGCTTATGGATAGCCAATTATTGTGTCAAGTGGATATAGATGTCCTGAATTAAATAAAGCAGTTGGAGGTGCCAGAACTAGCTAGCACACACTTGGATAGGCTGCAGATATTCATACTAAATCTAATTCTAAAGAAAGTAATAAACAATTGTTTGAACTTATTAAATAGTTAAAGCTCCCTTTTGATTAGTTAATTAATGAGTATAATTATTCTTGGGTACATGTTAGTTATTCCAATAGAAATAGAAGACAAATCCTTAATATTAAATAATGGCACAACTTTTTGGTAAAAATTATTAGGAAGCAGGTTCCTCTTCCTCCCCACTATTACTAAGAAGTAATGGAGAAATTAAATTACAGTGGGGAAACAAATTTATAGATTTAATTAAAAACGGGAAAATAAATTCTGAAGCTAAGTAGTTTATCTATGTTGTAGATAGTAAGGATGACATAAATAATAATGGTATTTATTTAGTCAATTCAGATTAGACCGTCTGGGTTAATATAGAGGGAGTTACTGTTTAGTTAGCAGATACCGTAAATAGTTATGTTTCTTTTTTAACGGAATAGGATATTTCTGCAGAGTAGAAAGAAACAGCTCTAACTAATATAGGATTATTCTATGACACATTAGAAGATGTTACTAATTCAAAAATATAGTATGGTTTAATTTATGTAAAAGATACTAATAAACTCTATTTAGTTAAAGACGGAAATATAAATGAATATTAGGTAGTATCTAATTTACCATCATCCGGAAAATTTGATGATTTAACAATAGGAAATATTAGTATAAAAGAAAATAATATAAATTCAACTCAATTAAATCTATCTATTAATAATATTTCTTATATCTAGTTATATAATAATTCTATTATATGCAATTTAGATTTAATTGTAAACACTATTAAATCTTCTAATTATAACCGTAATTCTTCAGGATATTCTATTTATTAGGAGTAGAATAAGTCAATACTAGATATCGATAGTATTAATTGGAGAAATATAGAATCAGAACTACCAAAAAACCAAAAGGACTATACTAAATATACAACTTTAGGAGAATACAATATTGTAACTTAGGTATCTGAAAAAGAGAGGAATGAAGAGACAGGAGAGACTTCTTATGAACTTACATTAAAGTATCCTAATACTTTTGTTGAAGGATATTTAGATGCTGATTTAGAAACTACTTATAATATTTATCTTCTTACTCCAGATTTACAGGATGAAGAATCTAAATATTTTATTTTGGATAAAGCCTTTCCAGATGGAAGTCAATTAACTATTAATTTTGAAGAGGGAGAAAGTTAGACTTATTCTAATTAGGAGATAGGTAATTATACCTACCCTTCTAATAAATCTATTAAATCTGCCTATTTTAGTATAGATGGTTATTACATAGATATAGGCACTAAAATTAAACATTCTGTTAACCCTGAAGAATTAAAAATAGTTAGTTTAAGTAATAACAGTATCACAGTAATTCCAGTACACTAGGATTTAGGGATAGATTTAGTAAAAGCTACTTAGTTTAAAATATATCAGGCAAGAGTTCCTCAATTTATTTAGGGCGAGGGGTTTTTAGCATTACGTAAATGGGACTCTGTAAATAATAAATATGTTTATCATACTATTATGGGCACTTATAAGGAATCTGAATTTGGAATATCTGATGATACTAGTAATAAATTTGGATTTTATAGTGATGATGTTAAAGTCACTGGAATTTCATTAAGTGGCGCTAAATTTTCTGGACAATTACCTAGTTTTACTGATATAAAACCAGAGACAATAGCAGATAATTAGTTTCCAACTATGGAAATAGTTAATGAAAAAATTAAGAAAGCTGTTGATAATGCAGGTGATACTAATTTCTTACCTAAAGGTTCCATTATAATGTTTAGTAATACTAAAAATATACCTGATAAATGGTAGATTTGTGACGGAACTAACGGAACCCCTAACTTAATTGATAAATTTATAAAGGCAGGAACAGCCCTTAAAGAAGAATCTGTAGAATTAACTAAATATGTAGGTTCTACAGAAACTCCTGGAGAAACAACCCCAGGACAAACAGAAGACAATAAATATAAGCTTGATGCTTATTCTTTAATATTTATAATGAAAATGAAGTAATGAATATGGAAAGTAATTTTGATGACTCAATGTTTGATGTAGATGAGTTTGATGAAACTCCTACTCAAGAAAAGCAAGAACCAGATCCAAAACCAGAAAAAACAGGTAATTAGGAGACTGATTCTACTCCTCCAAGTGAAGGAGATTAGGAAGATGATTTAACTACTGAGGTACTAAAACTTAGAGGTATTAGTAACCCAGACAAGATTAAATTTGAAGATGAGAGTGGTGCTGTTACAGAACGCTCCTGGGATTCTCTAACTAAAGAGGAGTAGATAAATATCTTAGCAGACTAGAGAGAGCATTAGGAAACTAATAATGACTTAGCAGAAGATGAAATTGACCTTATTAATGCTATTAGAAATAGTGGAATGAGTGTTCAAGATTATATGCAAACTATTACTCCATAGATTAATTAGCCATAGGATACAAATTAGTTTGATGCTATGTCTGATGAGGATTTATATGCTTTCGATATTTTAAATAAAGTTGGTAACGATAACATTACAGATGAAGAACTAGATGCTGCATTAGAAGCTGCTAAGGCTAATGAAACTTTATTTAAGAAAACAGTAGACGGATTAAGACAACAATATAATAGATTATAGGAAGAACAAAAACAAAACATTGCAAATCAACAATAGGCTGCTGCTCAGCAGAGATATTAGGCATTTGCTAATGTGGTTAACAATTAGATTGATAACTTTAATAGTTTTGCAGGACAACCTATTCAATTATCTAATCAAGATAAGGACAATTTGTCTGAATTTATGTTAGCTTTAGATGAGGATGGCTCTAGTGCCCTAGGTAAGGCATTGCAAGATCCTAAGCTTTTAACTAAAGCTGCATTTTGGTTACTTAATGAATAGGAATTAATTGCAGAATTATAGAAGTAGCAACAAGATGCATATACTCGTGGTTATAGTGCAGGTAAAGGAGACATTCTTAACAAATCTAAGTTCGTATTTAAACCTACAAAGCCAACTACGAGTAAAAAGGATGAATCTATTTGGGATTCAGACGATTGGGATTAATTCTTAAATTTAATTTTTATTTATGTTAGTAGCAAATTTTGTAACAAACCATGCAACCATGGGAGATACAAGAACTTACGAAGACTTTAGTAAGTTTTTAGGTGAAAGACCTCACCGACTCGGAGTAGTTTCAAGACTCTATCCAGAATTGACAGCTACATTCTTGACAGAGGCATTGCGAAACGTTTATTATGGTGATTCTAAGCCAAGTAAGTATCAAAGTATTGATTCTACTTACTTCGAGTGGGAAGTGGAAACTAATTATATTAAACGTGTTCCATTTGCAGCTGAACCAGTTGGTGATGGGGCAAATGGTTCTGAGATTGAAATGATCTTCCCAGAGAATTATTATCGTTTGCATGAAATCTTCAAGATCGAGAGTACTGGTCAATAGTGTTTTGTTGTTTCTGACAGTGTTAGAAAGGCAGATAATATGTGGTCAGTAATGGTTCGCTTGCTTGATGATGATTACTCTTCTGTATTGGATACTGATGGTACCCATATTGGTGATTATACCTATTTTATTGGTAATGCTAAACCAGAATTGCACGAGACTGGTTGGGTTAAGTATTAGAGTAATGTAGAAAAGATGCGTAACTATATGAGTACTATTCGTGTATAGGATACATATAGTGCTAAGTATGCATTGATGGAAGATACATTTATCAAGATTGGCAAGGGAGAGAACCAAGGATGCCTTACTGAAAAGATTTACAAGCTGGACCCTATGAATAAGAATCTTATTGAGAACTTCTTGTATGCAAGAGAGAATATGATTTTGCTTGCTAAGGGTACTGTAGGTGTTGATGGTAAGACTACATTAGCTGATAAAGCTACAGGACAACCTATCTTTATTGGTGATGGTGCAATTCCTCAAATTGAGCGTTTTGCAAGTAAGTATTCTGCAAACAGAATTACAATTGGCACATTCCACACAATAATTTCTGATATGGTATCAAAAGCAGATAAGCCAACAGGTAATCATTTCTGCTTTATGTGTAATGAAAAAGCTTGGGCTATTGTACAGAGAGTACTTGGTGAATACCTTTCTACTAGAAAGACTGATGGAGCTTATCTTTGGTCTAAGCAAGGTGAAGGAAAGTATATCAAAGTAGGTGCTACATTCGACGCATATGAGTGGGGTGGTAATACTATTAGCTTCAAGGTTGATAGAACATTGTCTAGAGAGTATCAAGACCCATATTTCTTGTGTATTGATTTAACAACAGGTAAGACATCTACACAACCTCCTATTCAAATGTTCTCATTGAAGGGTAAGGATTACATTTTCAATGAAGTTCTTGGTGTTGGTGGTCGCTCAGGAGGTGAAAGTGGTGTTGTAAGTTCACCAGTAGCAGGTGGTCTTATGACAATCTGGGGATATGCAGGTATTGCTGTATTCAACCCTTATAAATCATTTATTCTTAAAGCTAAGGAATATTGATTTAATTAATAGATTTAAAAAGATTATCTAATAATATTAAGATACGGTAGGAGACGAGGTGCTCTCCTACCTATTCATAGAAATTTATAATGAATTATGGCAAAAAAAGTTAATGATGTAAAGGACGGTGACTTAAAGAGTAATGTTGTTGTTCTTAGAAGTGTTTATGGTAAAGTTGGATAGAAATATTTTATTCAGCCACAAAGAGATCCTAAAACTGGACGTTTTCCAAAGTGTGTAAAATAGGTAAATTCATACGGAGATATTATTCTCACAGAGGATGAAAGAAATAGAGAAGCACAAGGTTTAGAACATTTTATTCCAGTAACTGAAGTATTTACTATTACTGATGGTAAGTCTTTTAATCTGGATGATATTTATCAGGCTGCAGAATGGGAAGCAATTAAAAACTGCGACCTTATTGCTGTAGATAGATATGCTAAGAATGATAAGGGAGATTATTTAATTGATGGTACTGTAGATAAACATTCTACAAGACCTCGTTATGGTGCTGCTGAGTTATATGTTGATAAACCTGGTCTTGATGCATCCCGTAGAGTTACTAGAAAGAAACTTATTCATCAGGCTATTAACTTCATTCTTGATGATGAAAGAGGCTATGATGGTAGATTGCTTGTAGCTAGAGTATTAGGTAGAAATATGAAAAATCAACCTAATGCAGATGTTGAGGATTATTTAATTTCTATTGCAGAAAAGACTCCAGAAAAGATTATTAATTGTTATACTGGAGGAGATATGCAATTCCGTATGTTATTTATTGAAGCTCGTGAACATGGAGTAATTAGAAAGAAACAAGGTCTTTATGTTTTCGGTGACGATGGAAAATGTATTTTGGGAGCAACAGATGACGCTGCTATTGAATGGATGTAGAGTCCTAAGAATAGTAAAGTCATGGCTATGATTCGTAAAGATACTTATCCTGAAATGTTCGTAGATGAAGAACTCTCAGATAAGAAATAATAAACAAAATTAATCGTTTTAAATGACAGCTAGGTAGATATTTGAAGCAACTTTAATAGAATTGAGTAAGATTCAAGCTCCTGCTCTTAAACTGTATGAGTTTAATTACCTTTTTAATAAGGCAGTTAATTAGTATATTAATAAAGTATATAATGTATATGATATTAATCAGCAAACCACTGATGATTTAAGAGTGTTAAAATCTACAGCATTTTTAAAACCTCATAAATTTGGAGATAATAACCCTTATAGTAGTTATTCTTCTGATAACACGGAATCTCCTACTTATAATGGAAATAGTCCTAGTGCTGATTCTAAATATGCCAAGGCTAGTTCTTATTTAAGTGCAGCACATTCTCAGATTCAATCCTTGAATGGTGCTACTTATGAGGTTTATATGCCTATTGATTATTTACATATGCTTAATTGTGTATGTATCTATTACGTTGCAAAATAGAAAGACTGTTGGGATGCAGGTTCATATATTCAGATTCCTGCAACTCGACTTACAGCGGACTCTTGGAGTTAGATTGTAACAGATATTTATAATAGACCTTCTCCAATGCGTCCATATTATTATGTACATAATCAATCTTCTAATATAACTATTCCAACTTCACCAGTGTCAGGTTCGGGAGATCCTACAGATACTAATCCTGCAGGATATACTGGAACAGATATGCCTGTAGGTGGTTATGAAGTAACTGGTGACAACGGAACTGTAGCAACAGATAAAAAAGCTGGTTCTAACTTCTAGAGAACATTTAAACTTAAATAGGGAGAATCTACAAAAGATATTTCTTTAGTAGAAAAGCCAACAGCAGTGAGACTTGCAAATCCAAGTAATGTTCGTTGTGAAATCCGTTATGGTAAAGATGATTCTCTCTTCTAGTTAGTAGAAGTACAAATTGATTATGTAAAGAGTCCTCAATTTATTCGTTTAACACAAGAATAGATTGATTTAACTGAAGATACTTCTCAAATTATGGAGTTCCCAGATTATGTAAACCAAGAGATTATAAATGAGTTGGTACACTTAGTTATGGAGCATTCAAATGATCCAAGACTGGCAAATAATATTTAGATGACTAATACTATTGCCCGACCAACTGGACAGTAGTAGGCTGCACCTCAATAGTAGGCAGCTCAACAGTAGTAATTTTAATTAAATTATAACTAATTATGGCAGGTTTAAATTTTTAGACACAAACTATTATTAATAGTAATCTGGATCCAGATTCAGGTAAGGGAGTGATTCTCTTTGAAGGCAAGAAAGAGAAAGTTGATGGAGTTGAGAAAGATGTTCTCAAGATTAAGAGAGATTTTCTCTTTGTAAAAGATAATGTTGATTGTATTCGTAGACGTAAAGGTTATGCAGCAGAGTTATGTGAAGCAACAATTGACTTTACTAAGTTAACTTCTGTTGTACCTACAGACCATGCAGTTAATTATTTAAGACTTGATATTTATTTAGGAGTAGATGGTGCTGAACCTTATATCTATTCAACTCCTTGGTATCATAAGGGCAAACCTTTCTGGGTAGAATTTCTTGCTAAGAAGGGAGATACGGCTAAGGTTATTGCAGATAGACTTGAAAAGACAATTAAGTCTAATCATATGTTCTAGGTAGATAAAGACCTTATCAAAGTAGCTAATGATGGAAAAGGTAAGATTACTCTTACTGGTGCTACAGAGTATCAGAGATTTAGAAAGGTAACTATCAATATCTTTGAGGAAGCTGCTGATTATGATGAGGAAGTAGCAACAATGAATCCTAATAAGGTACAAGCTACTGACCCTATCGCATTAGTTAAGTTTGGTAAGAATGCATTTGGTACTTATTCTCAGATTATTAAAGATTTGAGACTTCCTACTGCTGCAAACTATCAATGGTCTGCTATTCGTCAAGTGGAAACTCCTATTGTAGGTGCTACATACAATCAGTATATTATTGAATATCACGCTCCTGCTAACAGTCACCCATTGAGTGTTGTTGGTGGACGTCTTAATTCTCATACAACTCATGTATTCTGGGTTAAGAATGATACAGACTTAGTAACTGCGTGGGAAACTGCTTTAAAGACAGTGGGCACTATTGTGGATTCAGATACTGGTGCAGAAGGTTCTGGAGATACTGGTTTAGAATCTCGTACAGAATCAGAATTAACTAAAGGAGTAAAAACTGTTAAGGGTTAATGGAACAAGTGTTGCTTGAATGGATCTTACCAATAATAGGTAGTGGCGGTCTAGGCGCCGCCATTACTTATATTTTTACTTTTAATAGTAGAAAGAAACAAGCAGATGCTGAAGCCGAACAAAGTTTAGTAGAAGTAGAACATAAAAAGGAAGATTTAAAACAGGATTAGTATGATTTCTTATAGAAGACTTGTGACAAGTATATCAAAGACTATCATGAATTAGAGAGTGATTTTAGAAAACAGCTACAAGGATTAAGAGGAGAAATTGATAAAGTTTCCTTTGAAAAATCTAAAGCTATTGCAGATAAATGTACAGAAATTGCAGAACTAAAATCGAAAGTTACTTATTTAAAGGGTATACGTTGTTATAATTTTACATGTTAGCATAGAATTAAATAGAATCCTGAGGAAAATAAATCTAAATAGTAAGTATAAATGTACATAGAGAAATTAGCTAGTTAGATACGAAATGATGTAGTATCAGGTTTAAGAGGTTATCACTAGAATTTATCTATGAATATAGACTAGCTCTAGGATGAAATAGTAGCTTGTCGATTATCAATAATAAATGAATTATATTCTAAAGGAATTGCTCCTATAGACGATTTATTAATGGCTATTAATTGTGTAGATGTTGATTGTGAATCTTTAGAGAGATGCTCTTGTGGTAAAAAGAGTGATGGCGACACCATTACAGCACATTTTCAAATACCACAACTTGTCACAACATACGGAACTTAGGCTATTAAGTATTTAGGAGCCACCGATAGATAGAATAAATTTACTATTGTCACATCATTGTCTGAATTACAAACTATAAAATATAGAAGAAGGGGATTAACCAAACCTTATGTCTGGATTGACTTTGCTCCTAATGCAGATGGAATGTTAGATTGTTTTTTATTTAATGCTCCTTTTGTAAGACAAGTGTCTATAGTTGCAGTATTTAAAGATCCAAGACAATTAAATAAATATAAGTGTTGCAATTTAGACGATTTAAATGGACCTGATGTAAATCATAGTTTTATTGATTAGTTAATTAAAGATAAATTAACTAAAGAGAAACTTTATTATTATAGACAAGCAGCTGCTCCTAAATTACCTAATGACTAGCAATATACTTCTGGTAACTAATTAAATACAATATGAATTTTAACTATGCAATAAGTCAAGCTAAAACAGAATATGATGTAACAGGCGATTTAGAAGATTTACAAGAAATTGGTTTAATTGCTTATGATAAAATAGGAAATAAAAATACTATACTTAAATAGGTACAGTTAAAAGTAGATTGCTCTAATGGGTCTATTCAGTTACCATGTGATGTTTCTATAATAGAAGCAGTTACTTATTGTGGTGAAGATTATAATTATACTAGTAATGTAAAGTAGGATGGAGATCCTTACTCTGCAAATGTAGAGAATTATATAGAATCCAGAAAAGCATTTACCAATCCTTATTATATAAGTGGTAAGTTTGTTAAATATAAAAGAGTAGGTAATACTTTATATGTAAATAAAGGTTTAGATACAGTAAATTTATTATATCATGCCAATATTTTAGATGGAGAGGGATTACCTGATATAAATGATAAAGAAGCAAGTGCTATAGCAGCTTATATAGCCTATACTATTAAATAGAAAGAGGCTTTTAAAACCCATAACTAGGTAATTATGTAGGAAGCTCAATTCTTACGTAAAAGATGGTTATTTCTATTAGATGCTGCTAGAGTACCTGACTATATTTCACAAAATGAAATGAATGATATACTAGATGCCAAATATTCTTGGGACAGAAAGGTATATAATAAATCATATAAACCAATGTAATGAATAGGGAGGCAATTTTGCTTCCCTATTTTTGTTTCTAATAACTAAACAAATATAAATGGGTAACTTTGCAATGGGGCATTCTTTTACATGCCATGACATATTTATGAATTTTCCAGTTAGAAAGCTTAAAATGACTCCTGAATAGTGTAAAGAAGTCTATTCCGATGGGAGTAAAAGAGATTTAGCAGCTTCTATTTGGATGAGTAGTGTAAGATTAATTCTTGATGATATTATTGAGAATAATACATAGTTTAAATTACCTGGAATGGGTAGAACACAATCTTACATATAGATGAAAAGAACAGAAGGAGATGATTTTAAGAAAGCTTTTAGACGAGGTAAATGGCGTGATGTTGATTTCATTACATCTAATTTCTGTGGTTATTAGTTATAGTTTGTAATGGAAAGCAAGAAAAGGACAAGAAGAGAAAAACCCATTTATTTAGCTACTAGAGATAAAGATAAAATAACTGAATATACTAATTAGGGTAAATAGTATTGAAATAGAAAACAATTTAGGACTATTATGAATAGATATTTGAAATGTATCCAACTATAGCACAATCTGATATAAAAAGAATACTCTAGTATGGTTGGAAAGCTTTTTATCTACATAATAGTTATGGTGGTGATGTGCTTGTTAATTAGGGTAAGTTATGGTTCTATTCAGGATATTTGATGAAAGATTCATTACGTTGGTTTGAATATTATTAGCATAAAATGAGAACTAAGTTAAGAGTGATGTATAAGCGTAAGAAAATCAAATGGGATGGATATTACTATTTTGCTCTAACTAGACCACAATATGAAGCTTATTTAGCTTAGAAACACACTGGTAGAGGGAGACCTAAAAAGAATTTTATATTTGAAAAAGTTATGTTCTTCAAAGTGTATGATGAATGTAACATTATGTAGAATGGACATGTGGCTATATTTAGATTCCCATATTCCTGGGATAGAGGTTTTTCCTTTTATCAAGCAAAATTAAAAACAGATAAAGCTGAATTAATATTACTCAGAGAACCTTTAAAGTTCAAAGATATATTATTATCAGAATACAATTATGAATTTATAATAGATGAACAACGTAAATATAAAAAGAAATAATTTATGGCAGGTAATACTATAATGACTGCAAAATCGAGTTTTGGGGATGGACTTCTCATGGATTTTGCACCTGATAATACCCAGGCTACTTGTCTTACTCATGCCCTTAATGCAACTTTATTAACTATGAATGGTAATGAGTTATCATTATAGAATGATATGGGTAATGGAAGAGTCGAAACAGCTTATTTACCAGAGGGTTATATCCCAGTAGGCACTTGTGAATTTGGAGATATTATTTACATTGTATCTTACAATCCAATAACTAATAAGTCTCAAATAGGTTGTTTTCCATCTCCTGAAAGAAATATTAGTAGTGAAGAATTAAGTGGTATTGAAACTACATTTGAACTAGAAGAGGAGTTTCTTAAGCAGAATGAATTTGGTTTTAAAGAAACTATAAGTAATTCAGTTAAGAAAGTTATTTACGATAATAAGCTAAATCCTGGAGATAAATTTATTGTTCACTCTGGGGATATACATAATAATATGCCAAGAATATCAGATTATGGAAATAAATCACATATTGTAGGAGCTTTCCCTAAACAATTTAAAATAAATGTGGTAGCCATTGAAGATTCTGGCAAAATTAATTATTTAAATAATAATTTAAAATGGTATAATGATTTTTATATAAACCAGGAATCTACTAACAATTCTAGTAAACCAGATATAGATAGTTATAGAAATTTGTTAAGTTCAGGATATTCTGTATTCCAATCTAAGGTTTCAGGTAAATTAGCTATTTTAATAGAATTAGAAAGAATATAGACATTTAATAGTACCTATGAAGTATTAAAAAATAAGAATGTTACCAAAACTATTGAATCAACAACTGTTAATTGTTAGTAGTACGATATTTACATTAATTTCAATTGGAAAACTAATAATCCCGATGTAAATCCGAAAAGTATAGTTATATATGATTTCAAATGGGTTAGTAATTCAGGAAATGATAGCAAAGCTGGATAGTATTACGTTACAGGAGATGAAAATGCTAGAAAAGCTGAACTTCCTGAAATTCCTAAAACTGATGAAACTAAAAAATATATAGAATTAGAAATAACGGGACAAGCTGATACTGATGATTATGGTAAATTCTTAAATAGTAACTATCAGACACAATCAGATCGATATAAAGGGCATACTAAGATTACACAGTAGATAGAAAATGGTATTCCTCTGGAGGGTAAATATTATTTAGATTTACACCATATTGTAGAAGGAAAGTATTATAATAATAAAGGAGACTCAATAGGTCCTGAAGGAGTGTAGGATTGTATAGTAAACAACTATTTTAAATCCTCTATAACCAAAAATGGATTTACAATAAATATTCCCGATACAGATAGTAAGAGAAATAAGATAGATAAAAGAGATTTAATACTATCTTTTAAAGTAGCTCCTATGATGAAATATGGAGTATTGTCTGATTTAGTACAAACACACTATATAGATTTTAGTAAAATAGGAAGTGGAGAAATTAACCTAGAAGGATATAAATATTATATAGGAGAGAATTTATGTACTCTACAAATAGATAGTTCTATCTATCCAGAGGATAATAAAGGAGTAGCTGAAATAGAAGTATAGTTCTATGATAATCAAGGCTTATGTGCTAAATATTTTATTAATAATTTAGTTTCTTATTCAGGTATTATAACAGAATATATACCGTTAAATGGTAATTCTTCAAATTATAAATTATCTAAATAGGATGGTAAAAAATTAATACCTCATGCGGGTCAAATGTTTACAGATGGAGAAATACCAAAGAATGTTGATACTACTTTATCTTATGTTTATTTAAATACAAAAATAGAAGGAGATGCCAGGTTAGAACCTGTAGAAGTTACTTATGATAAAGAAAATAAGAACTTTTATAAGGATAATAAAATACCAGTGACTATTGGTCCTGCTTCTCCAATATTCTATAATGATGCAGGTACTTTGTATAGTAATATGTTATATGCTGTTAAGATAATATATAAATATACAAGTAAAAATGTTTTAGGAGAATATAATACTGAGGGAATTGAATGGGATCATTTTGAATGGAGATGGTTATGGACTAATACTATGTTTAATTAGTACTACTATAATGTAAAAGACTTTAAAGATAATTAGTTTGAATTGTAGTTAGATTTAAATGTTGATTATGAAGCTGAGTATTCCCCAAATATAAGAAAATAGTATCAAAATTCAGATAAAAGTACAGAAATAAGTTATTCTAATCTAGGTGCAAACATTTAGAACTTAAATGGAAAAATAAATTATAAAATTAATTTAGGTTTATAGAATGGTTGGAATACCATTAGCTTATATGGGGATAAAGATAAAGGAGTTTATAAAAAAGATGTTCTTGACGTCAAAGTATATAAAGGTAATTCTAATATAGTATATTCAAATTTGCCTTTAACATTTGATTATGAATATCTAAAGCCTATAAATAATAGAATACCAAACAAACCCTATCCTAATTATTCTTAGCTATTAAAAGCAAATATAGGAAATTCTAATGATTTATGGAATAACTATAAATTATTTACAGATATTTTTGATATTAACTTAAATGATGAATCAGGAGAAGAAGAAGTAGATTATGTAGATTACAATTAGAATTTAATTACGGGTAATTTACCTTACTGTTTTTTAACAGGAGATGATATTGTATCTAAAAAATCTTTATCATTAGATTTATGGAATTTTTCTAAGTACTTAAACATTTATAAAGAGGACTGGCAACAAGTGAATATTGTAAGTCCGTTGTTAACTCCAGATAATGCTTCAGAATTAGGTTTTACTTATGATTCTAGTAGTAAAAATTTTATGATAGATAATATATATACTTTATGTGTAACTAGAGATACTGGTTATGCACCTAATGGTAAAAAAGATGGAACTGGTGATAAAATATAGGTAATAATTTAGTGGAAAAATCTAAATAGTATACCTAGTAATCTATATGCATATTCATTTGGACAACATGGCTCTGCTCATATGGATTAGAAAAGGGAAGGAGTTATAGATTATAAAGCAGTAGGTAGTAGTGGTGAAACATCATATTCTTAGTATGTAAATGGAAGTATACGTTATTTTGGAAACGGTTCAGGTTCCCCAAAATCTGATTTTGGAGAATCTTCATTTAAACTCCCATTAAACTAGTTTTTTATTAATACTCTAAAGATATCAGATAGATGGAAATTTAGTAAATCAAATAATGAGAGTAATACGCATTAGGAGCTATATAATAACAATTCTAAAATTACCTCTAATGATGTATTTTATTAGATAGGTTATACAGATATTAATGGTATTCATTTGTTTAATGATTACTCAAATATTACTAGCACTGACACTATTAATCAGCTCATTAGTTGTCTCACATAGACATATAAAATGGGGGATACTATTACCAAGAATACAAAAACACTTACAGATGTAATACAGTATGATTATACTACTACTTATATATAGAGTATGATTTATAAAGTAACCTGTAAAAATAATGATATATTATTAATAAATAATACAGAAAAACTTTCTAATTATATAAATACTTTACTACGTAGTTTAATTGAATCCAATTTAACTAAAACAGATTCTAATGTAAATGTCAAAATTACTTCTATAACGAAAAATATACCTATACAATTGGATATAAATAGTATTCATCAAGAATTGAAAAATTAGTCATCAAATATAGAATTTGTATCTTATAATAATATACAAAACGTATAGTATACCTAGATTTCCCCAAATACTCTATATTATTTAGATAATAATAATTTATTATTAGGTAATTCACAACAAAAAGTGTATTAGTTACAGAGTGTAGAAAAACAAAATAATAGCTATATTGCTAATTTCGGATCTGAGTAGTATATTACCCCGATTGCAAGTGTTATGTAGTTAAAAGATGACCAGTTAATTTGTAGGCGAACATCTCCTACTGGTGCAGCTTATTCAATAGTTTTTACTGGATGGGGAGGCTCTGGTTCTATAAGAGACTTACAATATACTGATAGAATCTTAAGTGATTACTAGTTTAAATAATGAGTGATATAATAAGTTTTAATGTGCAAACTAAGGTATTACCTACTAAAGGTAACCTAGTATATGAGTACAATCCATTTAGAAATTATAGACTAACCTAGATTAAATATGAATATTAGGAGTAGTTATATACAGAATAGGAATTAGAAGATAATTTTAATATAATTATAGATAAGACATATGAAGTAGTACCGAATGCAACGTTAGAGGGTAATAAAAAAGTAGAACTTGAAAATAGTCCTGCAATAAATATATCTATTACTGCATTTAAAGATGGTTCCTACAGGCAACATTTTAAAATTGAAGGAAGGGACACTTCTAATAATCCTGTAACTGATGAATGCGGTAACTACTTGCCTAATGGAACTCCTGCAGTTGCCTGGGTAGTACGATATAACAATAACCTATACTGGGAAGATGATTTTCTTAATAATATAAATTCATTATTTACTTATACTATAGGTACATAGTGGCTTAAAAAGACCATTATTGAAGGTAAAGAAATTTACGAGCCTCTCACTGAAAATTTACCTATCTTACATGAAAAGGGAGAATTAGTAGATTTTGTAACAGATGAGTTAAAATTTGACTTAGAACATCCAGTAAATATTGTTCCTCAGTATAGTTATGATGGCTCTGTCAACTTAATTATTAATGATGGTATAAATACTCCTAAATTGATTAATAGTAGGTTTAGTGCCACAGGTAAAAATACTTATGAGATAATAGATAGAAAGGGTAATAATGATACTAATATTTATGATTAGGGAGACTAGTTTGAGATAGATACTTCTCTATATAAGAGAGTAATTAGTATTCCTAAATTATCTTATGAGGGCACATCTTCAGGTGGTAATCTTAAAGTTGGTAATTATCATTTTTATATTAAATTATCTGATGCAGATGGTAATGAAACAGACTTTGTTGCAGAATCAGGATTAGTTAGTGTATTTATAGGATTTGGTAATCCAGATAGCTTAACTACTGGAGTTAAAAACTAGAATAGTTTTAAGACAGTAAATCTATATTTATCTAACATAGACCCAGCTTATGATTATTTATATGTTTATTATTCTAGATATACTGCAGAATAGGATGAAAATATTAACACTGAATATATAAAGATAGATAAGAAATTTGTAGTATCTAATTAGGGTACTTGTAACATAAGTATTAATGGATATGAACCTACCATACCTATAACAGCTGCTGACATCAATGACACTTTTGAGATTGTAGATGCTGCTAAGGCGTAGGTTTCTTGTTAGAATATGCTATTTTTAGGTAATGTACATAAACCTGAAATACCTTATAAAGAATTGTCCGATTTATCTTTGCATTTTTTACCTTATTTAAAAAATAAAGATTATGAATGTAAATTTGATTAGAATTATAATATAAATACTTCATCTTTAGGTTATTGGGACTCCCAGTATATTTATAATTATGTAGGATATTGGAACAACGAGTTTTATAGACTTGGAATAGTTTATATACTGCCTAATGGTGAATTAACTCCAGTATTTAATATTAGGGGATGTAGCAATATAGTTGAGTATAATTCAAATCTTAATTTATATTCAGATATACCATTATATCTTAATAATGAACGTAATTATGTTAATTATAATGAAACAGATTACTAGTTAATAACTACTAATACCAGAAACAAAGAATTAAAATCTACAGCTCTTAATGAAAATGTTAAGGGAGTGATTAGATTTCAATCCAGTAAAGATGCTGATACCATACATAGTTTAGACATTAGAATTAATAATGAAGCTATGTAGGAATTAAAAAAATATGTTAAGGGATTTTTCTTTGTTCGTCAATCTAGAATCCCTACGATATTGGCTCAAGGTATTACACTAGGATTGGACTAGAATTCTTATACTCCAACTATACCTACAGCAGGAGGTTTGTTAGAACAATTATCTGATTCTTTGGATAAAACTTATGTAACTACAGAAGATATTAATGATGTAAATTATGTTTCTGAAGGATTCTTATCTAGATATTAGTTTAAGTTTAAAAAGAAATCTTCTAGTTTATGGAGTAAAATAGGCAAAATAGCTGCTATTACTGCTGGAGTCGTAGCTTTAGGTGCTGCTACAGTATTTACTGCGGGGGCTGCTGGAGCGTTAGTTGCAGGGTCAACATTAGCTGGAGCAGTTACTGCAGGTAGTACTGCCTTAGGTGGAATCCTAGTTGCTGGAGGAGCTGTAACCACAGGACTAGGATTAGCCACTGGAGTAGCAGGAGCTTCTGCAATTATAGCAGTGGGAGCAGGAACTGCAGCAGGATTGATAACAGCTGCAATTGCTACAGGTTAGGAAATTAAATATGGTATTTAGACCTGGTAGCATAAAAAATTAGATGGAAGAAATACTAAATGTCCTAAGGGATATAAAATAGCTGAATTAGATGAGTCTAGAAAAGTGGGAGGAGATTTCGAGAATAGAATTATAATTAAGGATAATTCTAAGAATAAAACATAGGTTATTTTATGTCCAGATTTTGAAGTAAATCAAGCTTACTTTAACTAGTTATTTACTGGTAATGAACATTTAATAGAATCTACAAAAGCTTAGGGAAATAACTTATTATTGGGACATAGTTCTAATTATTTCTCAGAAGATGTTACTAATAACTATAGACACTATTATATGCCTGATTACTATGATACTAATTCTAGTATATCAGGAACTTATAAATTGATTAGTGTCCCTGAAGATGTTAAATGTGTAGGATTAGATAATTTAAAGTTTAGAAGTAGAGCTGGTTATGCAGAAGAAGCTTGGAGATATGAATCTGTAGGTGATGAGTATAAAACACAAAATGATAGAAATAATAAATCGGAAACAGATGAAGAAACTATAAGTAACAAATAGACTAATTCTGATATAGTTAGGGGTATATATGGAGCTTATTTAGGAGTAGCTAATACTTCAGATAAATTGACCCCTGCAACTACTGTGAATATTTATATACCTAAATATGATAGTAGCAATACACTTAAGTATATTTAGATAAGAATGGATGATAATTCTACATATTCTGCTATTACTGGTAGAATTGATATATCAGAATCTGATAATTATTTAGTAACTAAAAAATCTTAGTTAGTTAATGACTCTACTGACTTCTATAAAAAGGGATATTAGTTTTCTGCATTTAGAGGGGATTGTTATATATGTCAATTTACTCATAGAGTTATAAGAAACTTCAATTCTCCTTCTGCTCCTTATAATGATGAGATTGTTGATGAAAATACTTGGAAGGATAATTATAATCCATCTAAAACAGAGAGTTACGAGAATATAAACTTGGGAGATGTTAATGCCGTCTAGTTAGGTATGTGGGTAACTTTTAGAGTACGTTCATCATATAATTTAAATATACGTACTTTAGATAGTTCCAATGTTGATGAGAAGCAAATGACTGGGCACGCCAGAGGTTACTATCCATATACTCCTATGAATGTAGAGGGCACTTATAAAATTCCAGAATCTCACATTTATAATAAAGGATTTAGTAAATCTTTAAGTGATAGATGGAATAATCTATTGCCTGATGTTCCTTATATTAAGAATTGGTTTGGAACACGTATTATGTATTCTGATATTCATATTAATGATGCATATAAGAATGGGTATAGGGTATTTAGAAAAACTAATAGTGTTGATTATACTAGAGAATATGGAGAAATAACTAAGTTAATCTCGTTAAATTCTAATTTATTAATTATATTTGAGCATGGAATTGCTCTTGCCCCAGTTAATTAGACAGCAGTTCAATAGACATCAGGATAGCTTGTAGCCACTTCTAGAGTGCTCCCAGAGGCTCCAACTATTATCTCAGATATGTTTGGTAGTCAATGGGCAGATAGTATTCTGAAGACTCCAGGAAAAAGAGGAGATAGCACTTAGTATGTATATGGTGTAGATACTGTAGCTAAGAAGATTTGGAAGACTGATGGTAGCTCTTTAACTTGTATTTCAGACGTTAAAGTACAGGAATTTTTAAATAATAACATTACTCTTGGAGAAAGAGAGATTACACCTACATTAGGAGTTCGTAATGTAAAAACTTGTTATAATTCCTATAAAGGAGATGTAATGTTTACTTTCTATGATAATACTACTGGCTTCTAGGAGAAGGTCTGGAATTTATGCTATAATGAATTGTTAGATAAGTTTATTACATTCTATAGTTGGGTTCCTAGTTTTATGGAGAATATAAATAACATACCATTCTCATTTAATAGGGAAACATCTAAGTGGATAGCTAAACTAGGTACAAGTCATTCTACAAGCTCTTTTGCAGATGGTATTACTTTGACTAATGTAGTATTTGACCCTACTTTAGATGAAAGAGTAGTATAGAATATATCAGTACCTATTAGTTATTTAACTAAGAATGGGACCTATAAAACTACTTATGGGACAGTAATGACAACAAGTTATTTTGTAGGTATATTACAATTATCTAATAGAGTGATTCCTAATTATAATGTGCCATATGATATTAGTTACGAATTATGTAGAGACATTTATGGTAATTATAAGAACTTTACTTTACAGAAGCTAAAATTCACTAATTCTGAAGGAAAAATGTAGGAGTCATTCCCTTTAAGTAACGTGGGAGATGCCTTATTCCCAACTCACGATGTCTCTGTATATGGCTTATATATAAATTCTAAATCACCATTATATACAAGAGATTTAATGGATGAGACTGGAGTTCAAAAGGTTTATTTAACTACTAAAGACGAAGAGAAGAATAAAATAAGTAGTGTATTCATACATAAAGATATGAGGTCTATGCTGCTCTCTGAACTCTATTATAGAAATAAAAAGAACCATGCTTATGCTGATACAGATGTAAATAAGTGGGAGCCTAATACTAAAGAAAGCATAGATATTGCAGAGTATCAACTAACTGCAGACATTGTATAGGAAGTAACTTCTGATAACTATTTGGAAAAGTTTAAAGAAACAGAAGCATACAAAATTATTAATGATTTATATAGCTAGTATGGTAAGTTATCAGCTTAGATAGAAGTATCTAATGATGTTTAGTTATCTAAATCTACTAATATTATGTCTATGTACTTTAAATGGAAGGAATTAGTTACTTACTCTGATAATACATTTAAGTATAATGGTAGTCCTATACAAGCTTACATAGTTCATACACAAACTATTACTTATTCAGAGTTAATTCATACTAATGCTCCTATATTTAAGAATTTGCAAGGTAAAAGAGAAATGTTACCTAAAGATAAATAGATAAATCCTGATACTATAGTTAAATTATTAAATATCAGAGCTACTATAAATGCTACTATACCTAATTCTACTGAAACTTTAGAAGATTATTATTATAATAAAACAGCTAGTTATAATGTTGCTACTTATGAATCTACCGTTGCAATTATTCCTAAATGGAATATGTAGTTTTTAAATACCGATTTCTGGAAACACGGTTAGGCAGGTTCATTTGATATAGCAGATGACATATATCCATGTTATTGGTATGGTAAATAGCATCCATTTGAATTTGAATTTATTGTAGTTAATGATCCTAGTGTTCATAAGATATTTACTAATCTGGAATTAATAGCTAATAAAGCAAAACCTGAATCTTTTCATTACGAAGTAATAGGAGAGGCTTATGATTTTGCAAAAGATAAACCAAATATGTATTTTAGACAAGAAGCTATGAAGGCTCTTTGGCAGTATAATGGTTGTGATATTGAGTATAATAGTGACTTCCTGAAGATTTAGACTAGACAATAGAATAAGTCAGCAGATTTACCACATAATTATTTTGCAAGAGCTAAGTATATTAATGAAGTAGAAGATAGTTACATAATGGCTTAGGTAGGAACACATGATTATAGACACTTATCTGGAGGTGAAATTGTATATTACCCGAATAGATAGGAGTTTAGAGTTTGGAATCACGTTCCTGCTATTGATGTTGATGACCAGCCTGATACTTCAGCTTCTTCTTTTGGAGGAAGAGGTTTAATGGCTTCTAATATGCGTTATCTTGAGGATAGATGGAAAGTATAGATAAATCCTTTGCTAATTACTTATAAAAATGAGTATGAAAGAAGGGATTCTACTAAGGCTTTGTGCGCTCCTGAAAATTCTACTTGGAAAGACGGAGTAGGTACTAGAGCAGGGGATAAATTACCTCCATTACCTTTATATAATTCTCCTATTCCAGATGCAGTAAAAGAAAGGGGTGAAATAGCTATTCCAGGATATTCATCTTCTACATTGACTGGATATTCAGAAACTACTGAAGGTAGAGATAATGCAATGTATAATTTATATAAAGTAGATTTTGAGAATGGAATACACCCATTTGATACATCTTCTTGGTTAGATGATGTGAATATTTACAAGTATAATTTTGGAAGTGCTCAAAATAGAAAGGAAACTGATATGAGAGATAAATTCATAAAAATTAGAATTAGATATTCAGGTGAAGAACTAGCAATAATTGATTTTATAAACACTATATATCAAGTTAGTTATGCATAAAAAAATAAGACTAATATAGAAAGGTTAGGCAGGATTTCAGTTTACGTAGTAGGGGCTAATCCCTACTACAGCTGGTTCTGTATTAGATTAGAATACTATTAATGCTATTAATTAGCAATAGACTAATATATGGAAAGCGCAACAAGATGAACAAGCTAAGATAAGATAGTAGCAGATAAGTTAGGGTTATTAGACAGCTTCTAATGTTTTAAATCCGGTCTCTTAGGGATTAGCTAATTTCGGTATAATGTCAGGTAATTATACAATGGCTAATCTAGGTTAGTTAGGCAATTCTTTTAGCGGTGGTCTTTAGTTAATGTCTAATTGGAAGGATCTGTCTAATTAGGACAAAACGACAGGAGTAGCTGGAATTGGAGGTCAAGCAATGGATACTTTAGATAATATGTTCTTTGGTAAATAGCACGCTAATGACTCAGGTTTAACTAAGGGATTAAATAACACTTATGATTCTATATCTAATGCTGCAATGATGTTTTCTCCTGTAGGAACTATTGTTGGAGGTGCTATGAAAGCTGGAAAGTTTATAGGAGATGGATTAACTGCATTAGTAGGTGGAACTGATTAGATGACTAATACTGATAAGATATTAGATAGTAGTTTTATGAGTGTTACTCCTGTAAGTATTTTAAACAAAGTACTTGGTGGAAAAACTAGACAATTTTCAGCTAATAAGGACACTATTGAAAGGGTTGGCTCCGAATATGCTGGTACAGTAAATAATATAAATAAAGCAGTTTCTTTAGCAGATAAGAAATTTGGATGGCTTAGTTCTGGAAAAAAGAATAAATCAAATAGATTTATAGGTTTAACCGAAACTTAGTAGAATACTATGACAGGAGTTGATAATACTTATCAAGATTAGTTAGCTAATAAATCATAGTTAGCTTATACTAGATATTTATAGGATATTAATGGTGGTCCTCAATAGTATATTTAGCGAGTTAAACATGGTGCTATCTTATAGAGAATTAATCTAAGAAAACATAGAAAAGGCGGTTAGCTTAAAGATAAAATAGATATAGAAGTTAAATAGGAATAGTGGCAACCTATAATTAATCTTGAATATCCAGAAGTGTCTAAATTGAAAGAAGGAGGATAGTTAGAAGAGTCTAAGGAGTGGACCCCTGTAATTAGTTTAGACATATAGAAGTTAGAAGAAGGTGGTAAAACTGATAAACCTAAACAAGAGCCTGAAAAGGTTGAGGAAACTAATTAGAAAAATGTTATTCCTGAAGGTGCTTTACATGCTCATAAGCATCATATGGAAAATGCTGAAGACTTAACTAAGAAGGGTATACCAGTAGTTGATAATAAAGGTGAACAACAAGCGGAGATAGAACGTAATGAAATTATTTTCTCTTTAGAAGTAACTAAGTAGTTAGAGGATTTGCATAAAAGATATTAGGGATATACTAATACTTAGAAAGAGAAAGATGAATTAGCTATTGAAGCCGGAAAGTTACTTGTTTATGAGATTCTTCACAACACTGAAGATAGAACTGGTTTAATTAAAGAATGTAAGAAAGGAGGAACATTAGATGGGAATAAGTGATTTATTTGTATCCTATAATTAGGTATAGGCTCCTTCTTACTTAGAGTCTCCTTAGGTGGAATATACACCAATAGGAGAAGAATTAACTACTTAGGAGAATTTAGATAGAATATAGTCTAGAAATTAGAAAAAAGAAGGATTTGCAGGATGGAATACTTTAGAGCAAGATACCCAAGAGATTTCTGATGATGAGACTCCTACAAGTAGTTAGATAGTTAATTTCTTTATGAACAAGGGATTAACTAAAAATCAGGCTAAAGGTATTTATGGAAATATTATGTAGGAGTCAGGAGGTAAACATAATATAGTTTCTAGAGATGGACATAATTCTTATGGTTTAGCTTAGTGGACTGGTACTCGTAAAGCAAGATTATTTAGTAAATATGGTACAAACCCAACTGTTAATTAGTAGCTAGAATATTTATGGGATGAATTAAACAGTACAGAAAAGAGTGCTTTAAATGCTCTTAGAAATACCTCTACTGTAGCGGATGCAACTAAGGTATTTATGTAGAAATTTGAGAGACCAGCTAATTGGGCAGCTAACTTTAAAAATAGACTTAAACATGCTAATTCTGTTGCATAATGGATAAGAAAAGAATAATTATAGGAGACAAACAATATACTGTAGAAATAGCTAAAACTGAAGAAGATAGAAAGAAAGGACTTCAAGATAGAGAATAGTTAGCTCCCGATGAGGGAATGTTATTTGTTTGGTCTGAATAGTAGCCAGTTATAGAAATGTGGATGAAAAATACTAAAATTCCACTTGACTAGATAGCTATTGATGACGATGATGAAGTAACTGCAGTATATAAAGCTTAGCCTGAAGATGAAACATTACATCCATTTCCTAATGCTAAATATATACTTGAAGTAAACTAGAATTCAGGTATAGAAGAAGGAGATGATTTTGAGTTTGATGAATCTGATGACCCTAATAAATATGTAATGAAGGTACTTGCTCCTGATGGTTCAACTCAGATGGATCTATAGGGTGGAGAACGCATATTTAGTAGAATTTCTACAAAGTAGATGATTACTTGGGCTAAGAAAGCAGAAGCTAATAAAGATAATAAGGAGTTATTTAATAAATACTGTAAGAGACTTGGTAAGAGAATGTTTAAAGAATTATATGCTCAAGACCACAGAGAACCAGAATATGTAGATGCTCCTGAATCTAAGAAAGATTAGAACGATAAAAAATAAATAATTACATAAGTCATCAAAATTATTTGCATTTTAGATAATTGATATGTACTATTGAAATACATAATATTATTAGATAATTAACTAGTTAATTAACAAATTAAATTTAAACACATGCAATTTATTAAGAAGTTTCAAGAAGGTGGAGCTGCTCCAGCACCAGAGGCTGCTGCTCCACAGTAGGGTGGTGAAGACCCAACAGCTATGTTGATGCAAGGTGCTCAGCAAGCAGTACAAAATCAAGATTGTCAAATCGCTATTCAGGTATGTCAAATGGTACTTGAAATGCTTGGTGGAGGTGGTGCTCCAGCAGAAGCAGGCGGCGCAGAAGCAGGTGGTGCTCCACCATCAGAACCTGTTTATCGTAGAGGTGGACGTCTTGTAAGAAGAATTTAGAAGTAATCAATTTTAAACGTAGGGATATATCTAGATACTCATTTAGGTATATCCCTAATTTTATAATATGGCAGAATAGACTAAAAAATCGAAATATAATTTTGGAGGTCATGAGTTAGATGCTAAATTATATCTCTAGAATATAAGAGATAATGCAGAAACATTTCTTAATTCTAAAACAGATTGGACTCCAGAACAAAAAGAAGAATGGAAGCATGCGTACACTAATTTTACTAATGCTTTATAGGAAGATATTAATAATGGAGGGGGAAGATTCAGTACTGATGAATTTGGAACTATAACAGACACTAAGGGAGAATTTTCTAATACAGATTCTGATAATTACTATTATAATAATAAAGGCTAGCAAATTAGTTAGGAAGATTATGATGCCTTAAAAGAGAGAAAGCAAAATAAGTATTAGACTTTTGAAGCCAATAGACAATTTGCTTCTTATGCTAACTAGATAGGTAAGGGTTTGAGAGAAGCTTTAGCTGCTAAAAATAAAACTTCTGACGATACCAATGGATTTGATTATGCTAAGAACGGATTTGATGCTTATTGGTAGAAGAAATATAATCCAGCAGGAACAGCTAATGACCTTCAACCTTATTGGAATAAAGACAAAGAAGGAGAATACACTAATAGAGTAGCTGAAACTATGGCAGACTTAGATGATTATATGTCTAAGTAGGAAATGAATGATGATGTTAAAGCTGCTTATACTAATTATAGAAATATTCTAGGACAATATAATCCAAGTGATAAGAATTTTAATTTAGATACTTGGAAAAATAATATGATACTTGCTGCAAGTAGAGCAGGTATTAGCGGATGGAATAATGGATACTTTAATATTGGTTCTCAAAGTTCTGCCTCTTCTAAACCTGATAAGAAACAAGCCTTTGATATTAGTGATGATGACCAAGCTTTAGCATATGCGGGTTTAACAGATTAGGCTTTGGCTCATCCTGAGTTGAAGGATACCCTATTAGCACAAGCTAGACGTAAATATGAACAAGAAAGTCAGGCTATTATTGATTAGGATAAGGCTGAATAGAAATAGTTGCAGGATGCATAGAATAATAAAATATGGCAACAGTGGTTAGCTAATGAAGGTAGGGGTTATGGAGATGTTAGTAGACGTTCAGGCATTAAATGGTATGGTAATTATAGATGGTCTAAAAATACAGATCCAGAATATCAAAGTGCTGCCGGAAGATAGGCATTAAAGAATTTACAAGCAGCTTTAGCTAAAACACATTGGGATAGTGACGCTGAAGGTTTATTTACTCCTATGAAGTCAGTATTATCTAATGGAACTGTACTAAATAACTTAGGTGAACATCTAGCTTATTATCTGCCTATGTTGCGAAATATGGGGGCTAAATTTGATGATAACTTTGAAGAAGTGACAGACAATGCCGGACATAAATTATGGAAAGTTAAAAACTCTAAGAATAAAGCTGGTCAATATCTATATATTTGGAATAAAGCTAATGGAAAGTTAGGTGCATATAGAGATGTTCCATTTAATGTAAAAAAAGCAGAGGTAACTAAAGCTTTCTATGGTGTTAAAATTCAGTCTAGAGAAGAAAAAGAGGCTGCTAAATAGAAAGAAAACAATAAAGTTATTAACAATCCTTAGACTCCTCACGATAAAAAGGTTGCATTAACTAAATAGGAGAAAATAGGCGGAAATCCTTTTTCTGATAGGGCTACTTTTTTAAGAACAACTGCCTTAGCTACTGATGTAGGTGCTTTAGTAGCTAGTTTTTCCGGGGTAGGAGCACCTGCTTCAGCTCTGATAGGAGCAACTGCTACAGCTTAGAATCAAGCAGCAGATATGGCAGAGGGCTAGGGATTCTGGGAATCTTTAGGTAATAATGCTCTTGGCTATGGAATGGATGCTTTATCAGTGATACCTTTCGTTAGAGGAATTACTGGTACAGGTAGAATTGTTAAGACAGCTTCTAAGTTAGCCCCTCATATTATTACAGCTATAGGAGCTATATCAGCATTAAAAAATAAAGATGCTTACTTAAATTCTTGGCACAAAGTAACTTCTAATCCTAGTTAGTTAAATAGACAAGATTGGTCTAATATTTATGATTCCTTAAGACTTATTATATCCGGAACTACTGCAGGAACACAAGCTATAAAGGGAAATAGAGCGATGAAAGGTGCTCTCTCTAAGGATAAGGTTAAAGTTAAGACCAATGAAGGTTATGTAGTAGTAGATAAGTCTAAACTTGAAGGTATTAAGGGGACTAAAGGATTAGAAGCACAAAATAAAGCCTTGCAAAAAGCAACAGGTAACTCTAATTTAAGATTTAATGCAGCTAGAAATAAATATCGATTCTGGAAAACTAAAGATTAGGCTAAGATAAAAGAAGCTGATGTGTATGACTTCACTAAGCCTAATACTAGAATGATAAATGGAGTAGAATATGAAAGACCATATAAATGGGGAGAATTAGGAATAGCTAATCATTAGTGGCAAGCTCCTAAATGGATGAATGGTATTCTTGATAAAATTGAAGTAAGTGGCTTAAAGCCTACTGGTAGGACTTAGGCAAGTATTGATAGACAAGCTGCTAGATAGAGATCTAATAGACAACCTTCTGATGCTCAATTTGTAGCTAGATAGACTAAGACCTTAAGAGACGAATGGAAAGCCAATAACGCTACTAATTCAGAATATTAGTAGTTAAAAGCTAGTATAGATAGAGCAAGAAAATTAGCTGCTTCGGAGTAGGCTGCAGGTCGAGTTACTCAAGCTAATGCTTATAGAAATCAAGCTTAGCAAGATATAAAAAGTATAAGAGACTTAACTCCTGAATATAATAGACTCAGAGGTATGGTTTAGAATGGTAATATAACCTTTACCGGAAAAAGAGATACTTCTAGACAAGTTACATAGGCTTGGAATGACATACTTAAAAAATATGGTGTTAAATATAAATAGGGCGGTTCTATTTAGAAATTGGCTAATGGAAATAATATAAATGGCAATCCTTGGTATTCAGGACTTAGTACTAAAGGAGATTTTGATGTAAATAAATATAAATATAACTATGATACTAATTAGTTATATGCAGGAGATATGTCAAATGGTCCATCAGACTTTTATGTATCTAATTAGAAAGGATAGGGTGTAGGTAGATATACTCCAACTAACAATACATTTGGATAGAGCGTGATGGATATTGAGAACCAAGATTATTATTAGAAATTTGGAGAAGACCTATTAGATTAGGACGGAAACTTTACTCCTATGGGTGAAAAGTGGGCGAAGACTGTAGATGCTCAGTTACCACCGGATTCTCCTGCAACTTTCTATGATAGTACTGGTAAATTAAGAGCTAAATGGACAGTTAAAAATAATGATAGTTTAAATAGACCTGCTGAATCTTATACTAATTTAGCAGATTATGTTAAAAGAGTTCGTAATGACCAAATCTTAGGAGCTAGACATAATGTATTTTTAAATACCGGTAACCGTTATTTCTATAAGGATAAAAAAGGAGTTTAGCATTGGGTAGACCCTGAGGATATAAAGAATTATCAAGTATCAGAAAAACCTGTAACCTCTGGATGGAATGACGATAAAACAGTTTATTGGAACGATTATGAACTTACAGGTCCTCATTCACAAGTAAATCCTGCTGAAAATAATAAAGACAAGCCAGGTTTTAAATTTAATAATCCTATAAATAAATAGCTTATCATAGATATGATGGATTAGATAAGAGTTAATAATGCAATAAATGCTAATGATAGAATTGCTGCGACTCTTAAGTAGTCTCCTATATTATATGACCCACAAGAAGACCATCGTTATATTCAATCTGATTTGGATGCAGAAATGAATGGTCAATAGGCTGCAGCTTAGTTAGCTAGAACAGCTAGTCATCCTATTACATCTGATGGAAATTTACAATCTATGCTTTAGTTAGAAGCAACAGCTAAAGGCAATGATGCTGTTATTGCGGGGCGTCAATAGAGTAATTAGAGATCAAGAGAAATGTGGGAATAGGCTTGGCAGCAAGAATTAGTTAATCATACAAGTAGACATGATGTTGCTATGAAGAATAGAGAATCTCTTTATAATACTACTAATTACAATAAATAGATAGATGCTACTAATATTAATGCTAATTATACTGTAGAAGATGCCCGAGCTTAGGAAACTATATTGCCTTATAAGTAGGATAGAGAGATAGATAGAGCTGAATAGAAATCTTAGAGAGATAGATTAGCAATGAGACAAATAGATGATTCTCTTAGACTCGGATTAGGTAAATATGCAAGTTCTTATAATTTAAGTCCCGATGATGTACAATTATGGGAAGATGTCTATGTAAATGGTTCTAAGACTTTGGATGATATTAAAAAGAATCCTGTCTTAACTAGACGTTGGAATAATATTAAATACACAGTTGGATAGATTTAGAGTGATTTAATAGGTGATTATTATGGAGCTCCTAGATCTAAATATTGGACTATTAGACAATCTACTCCTTTCTATGAGTATAGTACTAAAATTAAGGGAGCTAAAAAAGGTGCTAAGTTAAATTTACGTAAGGTAAGAGAAGCAGCAAAAGGAGAAAAACTTGCAGTAGCATAGTTAAAAGCTTAGACTGCAGATGCTGATAGATTCTATAAAACTACTAAAGACCATATAGATAGAATGTATGCTGCTATAAGTAGAACTATGAATTATAGCAGCACTAAGAAAAAACGTAAAAAGAAGAAAAATTATGATATTTAAGTTTGACTAGGGAGGAGCTACTCCTCCCTATGTTGCTTATTAGCCAGTTATAGTGTCTGATAAGCGGACAACTGCCACACAAGAAGCAGCTGCTAAAGTAGCTAGCGATTCTGACAAAGGTAAGTTAACTAGTAAGGATCTATATACTATGCTTAAAGAAAAGCTTAAAGGTCTGCCTAGTGATGTAGATACAGCCATGTGGAAGCTCCAGTCTGTTGAGGAATCTCTCAATTTAGATTTTTTTAATGATTTTACATCTAGTATAGAAAATAAATATTTAAATGCTTTACAAACTATGAATAAACTTTCATTTAGTAGGGAATAGTATGATAAAGCTTTAGATAATGTAAAATCTAATGGAGGACTTAATGAAGCAGCTATAGATTAGTATGGTCAAGTATATATGACTAATGGTAAAGACTATAAATTAATGTCTCCCGAAGAAGCTAAATAGTCTGGATGGAAACAAATGACAAATTAGGATCTGCTTTATTTAAGAGCTAATGACCCTAGTTTATCAGGAAAAGATGAGATTTTAAATGTAGTTAATAACGGTATAGGAATAGATAAAGTAACAGAATATATTCAAAAGTGTATTCAAGGATTGGGAGCTTCTAAATCCGAAGAGAATCTATATGCCAATGTTAATGCAGGAACTATATTAAAAGGCTTAAATGATTTTAAATAGGCAGTAGCTTAGTCTGGAAACTATAATGCAACTGTTCAGGATCTATATAGTGGTAAATTGATGACTAAAGATTCTGCAGAATAGGCGTAGCAGGCATTAACTTATATATATAGAAGTTTGCCTAATAATATGAAATCTCTTTTAAAAACAAGAACAAAAGGAGGCACAGATGATGAAGCTTTAGCTATGATAGGACAATTAATCAGTTCTAAAACTTCTCCTGAAAAATCATTTGAACTTAAATTAGAGGATACTGCTTTAGACCATCAGGAGAAATCAGGTAAAGGAGATAAAGATCCTCATTCTATAGAAGGTTTATCTATGAGTCCAGTAGATATGTTACAAGCAGGTTATGGCTAGAAAAATGAATTTACTATTTAGACAGCTGCAGGTGCTTCTAATGGTATACAAATCCCTACAGTACAAATGCCTATAACTAAGAAGGGTGAAGGTATTGGTATGGCATCGTTAAGTGATGTGGCATCTAGTGATTATGCAGGTTATTTAGACTTTAGTAATGCCTTTATGGGAGATGTTTAGATACCACAGGCAGGAATGCAAAATATAGCTATAGATGGTACCGCTTTATATACAGCTTATTTACCTTTAGATATGCAGTATTTTAATGAAACAGGTTAGAAAAGACCTGATATAGCTATGTTAGGCAGATATAAATAGGCTTAGGAAGAAATAAAACAATCAGGAACTAAAGATCCAAGATAGATTAATGCTATCTATAAAAATCATAATTTACCAGTAATGTATAGCCCTAATGGAGATATTTTAACTAACTACATCAAGTTTGGTATAGTAAACGGAACTGCCTTAGATAATGCCTTTGGTGATGAAGCTAAAGTAGCTGATTATTTATCAGAAACTACTGATAAAAATACAATAGCCAACACTCTTAATATCTTAAATAAGGGTAGAGGTGAAAAAAATAAGGTAGAATATGATGAAAAAAGTTGGTGGGACTCTATATCTCCTGTATTTAATGATTATACTCATGTCTATAAAGGAACTATATTTATGCCTATTAATGATGATTACTTTACTTATTCAGCAGTAGCAGGTTCTAAGCCAACAACAGCTTAGGCAGAAATGATTGAAGCTAGACAATAGGCTGCTAATAAAACTCGTAATTATGTAAATCCAGGACAACTTTAATGAAAGAAAATGATATTATATTAAATATGCTAGCTAACCCTAAATTTACTCTTGAAGATTTTCAAGCTGTAGGTTTAAATAGTGATAATACTGGGTTACAATCAGAAGATAAATACTTACAAAGTGATAAGATTAAGTCTGTTAGTGCCTTTTAGGATTCTAATGGACAGTTTGATAAAAATAAATTTCATAATTTTTACTAGAGTGCAGGATAGTTTTATAATTAGATGTCTAATGATGATTATGAAAAAGCTATTCTAGAACAAGCACAATATAGTAAAGATAATATATGGGTAAATCCTAAAAAAAGAACTGTAGATTATAAACCAACTTTAGTTAAAAGAGCAAATCCAACTTTAGTAACTAATAGTTTGGAATAGATGGGTTAGATGGGAAAAAGAACATTATCCACTTCTGAAATAGCTTAGACACAAGCTGTAGTAAATCCTATTACTGGTGAGAAATCTGCTAGCCCTAATGACTCTTTCTTTTCTAATCTATTTAATACTTTGGTACTCGCTTCATATGATAATGATGTAGTAGACCCAAAGACAGGAGAAGTATTACACAAGAAAGGTGACTTAAAATACAATGATGATGGTTTACCTTATTATGAGACTTTATCAGGGCGTGATGTACACGATAAATAGGTTCTTAATAAGATGAATACTCTTACCACCGATGGTTCTGTATGGAATAAATTTGACTTTTTCGATTCTGATGATTTAGATTAGAAAGGGATAGGCTCATCTTTATTAAAGAATGCTGCATTAGTGGGAAGTATGTTTATTCCTTATGTAGGTTCGGTAATTACTGGATTAAGTGTAGCTACTTAGACAGCAGGATTACTAGCTACATTAGGTAAACTTGTTGCAGGAAATGATAGTCCCACTTTAAATAATATATAGGGATGGGCTAAGTCTGTTAATAGACAATCTGCTACAGAATACGCTTAGCAACATACTTGGTGTGCTGAAAACTTTATTAATATGATTGGTGACACTGTAGGCTAGTTAGCAGAACAGCGATGGATATTTAAAGCAGCTCCTGTATTATTCGAAGGAAAGGATGCCTGGAAAGTAATGTCTAAAGAAGGCTATGATGCTTTAAAAAAATCAAAATTTGCAGAGTTACAAAAGACATCTAATTTAACTACCGACAAATTATTATAGGATGCAGTGAGTGAAAAGAATGTACCTTTATTACAATAGTACATGACAGAACTTAATGCTATTAATGAAACTAAAGCTGCTAAATATGTTGATGATTTAGTTAGAAAAGCTAATAATATAGGTAGTCCCCTTTCTAAGGCTTACATGACAGGTATTACTGTATAGGATACTTATGGTGATGCAAAAGCTGCAGGAGCTTCAGACTTAGAGGCGGCTTTATTAACTCTCGGTTACGCTGGAGGTGAAGCTTGGATTCTTAATACTGGTTTAGGAGAATGGATATTGCCTGAATTACATATTGACAAGTTTAAAAATAAAGCTATAGCAGAAGCTTTAGTTAAACCAGTTAATGATGCCAAAAAGACACTTGAATAGACTGGAGATAAATAGGGGTTTGTAAAAAAGTTACTCAATATAGGTAGAAATGTAGCTACTAACGTATATGCAGAAAAGGCTATGGCTAAGAAATCTGCTGAGGTTATAGGGGCACATGCATTAGGTGAAGCATTTGAAGAAACTTCAGAAGAGTTATTAGCAGATGCTTCTAAAGCGATATTTAATGTAACTAGATGGTTAAGGGGAAAAGATACTCTTAATTTCTGGGAGGGAGATAATGCTCTAGATAGATATACTATGTCTGCTTTAGGTGGTTTATTCGGAGGAGGAATAACTTCTGCTGCAACTAATTTTAGTTAGGTAAGAAGCTTAGCTAGAATGGATAATTCAGCAGCTATGTAGCAACTCTTATATATGGCTAATAATAATTAGTTAGGCGATTTCTTGAAACAAGTGGATAAAATGACACTTGGAGACAAAAATAAGTCTGCTACTAAAACTATATATGATTCGGAACAAGGAGTAATATTTGCAGAAGGAACTAAAGATGACAATCAAGACCTTGCTGCTAAATAGGCTATTCGTAATTAGGTTAAATTTATTGATAATATATTAACTACTAATGGTGCTAAGATAAGTACTGACTCATTACTTAGTAAATTAGCTATGGAAGATTAGTAGGATGTTCTTAGGAATCTTAAAATAGGTAATCTAAAAAATACTAATGTCATTGGTACGTATGCTTAGGATTACTAGAATTTACAAGCTAAATTAATTAAAGCATCCGCAGAATTAAAAGCTATTGATGATGAAATAGGTGATGTAAAAAGTGCTGCTACTCCTGAACAGTAGACAGCAAGATCAAAAAAAGCTGCAGAAGTAGATGGAATTAGAGGTAGATTACAAGAATATCTTAATGGTACTATCTCTCCTGATTTTATTAGAGATGCAGTGTTTGAAATAAATCCATTAATTAATGATGGATTTGTTATCACTTCATTAGAACAATATACAAAAGCTAAAGTAGGAAAATTACCTAATCAGCTATCCGATACTGAGCTTGCAAAATTGACCGAAGAGTTTAAGAACTACATGAATGGTGATGGTAAGTAGTATACACATACTGCTGCTGCAGCTTACTAGAATATGATGGAATTAGGTTCTCCTATAGTATAGTAGTACTAGGAATTAATTAAATAGGCTAATACTAACAATAATGCTCAATTTATATAGGATTTTAACTAGTTTATGACTAACTATTTAATTAAATTAGATAGTATTGATACTTCTGACTAGGAGGCTTATCAGACTAAAGCTTAGTTATTAAATGATTCTTTAGCTTACGGAGCACTTAGATAGATGGCACAACCTTATCTAAGTGAGGATTAGAGAAATCGTTTATAGAGTATTGCTGATAGTACAGAGACTGATCCAAATGTTATAGCACAATTAAATCAGGAAGCCCATAATATTCTTATGGAGACTATCTCAACTAATGTTGATAATTTAGTTAAACCAGTACTATAGTAGGGATTTATACATCCCGAAGCTAGAAAGGCTTTGTCTTAGGGATTATCTAAATTAAAGGATTTAATTGTAACTAAAGCTGATAATGACTTTATGGGGGTTTACCCAGGACATCCTGATTATGAAGAGGCAAAAAAACGTCGCAAAGAGTCTGTTGAGAATATCCATCAAATTGATGATTTACAAGAATAGATTGAAAAATTACCAACTACCCCTGCTTTAGAGTTTATTGATAAATTTAAAATAGGAGCTACTAATTCTTAGTTAAAGTTTTCGGACCATTGGTAGCAAACTATGGATTTATTAGATAACAATAAGGATGATATATCTGAATTTGGAACTGATGAGGTATGGGAAGCTAATAATCAAGAAGCACTTAGACTAGCTAAAGCCTTTAGGTCAGTACTTAATGGTATGAAGGTTGATAATGCAGATATAAATAACCCAACTGGTTATTCTAGGATGCTTAATTTAGTATATTAGAAGTCTGCATAGAAAAATTATGTACCTTTAGCAGAAATAAGCACTTAGGAAGCTAATATGATGCTAGAAGATGTTAGTAAAATTATAGCTAGACTAGAATTTGCTGACACCTTAACTAAAATGAATAGAGGCTAGAAGCTTAAAGAGCAGAATAAGGTAGCTGCTAGAAAAAACCAATTATTATATAATGGTACAAAAAGACTTATTGATACTTTATCAGACTCTGATTGGAAAGACACTAGTATAGCTGATTTAAAGAATACCTTTAACAATATTACTGTAGAAGTTAAAGACGCTTTAGAAGGTGATGGAGTTAAATAGAGTAAAGAAACTAGAGCTGCTGTAGAGAAGTACATGATGTAGTTGGATAATGCTATATACGATTTCTTTTAGGCTAATAAAGATTCTAAGGGAGAATTAAGTGTTGAGAAAATAGGAAAGTTATTAAAGAAATTTGCAGGTAATGCAGGATTCTTCTAGAAAACTAATAATATACTTAATGAATCTACTAAATCTCTCAGTGATAACTCTTATATTTGGTATTTAGCATCTAGAGCAGCAGTTAAAGCATCTGATTTTTATGGTTCCTATAAAAAAGCAGTAAATGATAAAGTTGCTCCTATTGCTAGTTAGGAACTTGCTACTTATTTAGGAGTAGCAGCTATAGCTAATATGAATACTCTTAATAAGTTTGTAGATGCATATAGAAATACTGTTGTTTAGGAGTTTAATAACTTATCTGAAAAAGAGAGAACTGACTTACTAAACTAGTTTGATAATAGTGGTGAAGCATATTCTAAGGATTTACTTAAATACTTTGGGGCACACGATGTTCTTCCTCAATATAAGAATATGATATTTATAGAGGGTATTGCTGGAAGTGGTAAAAGTAAAGCAGTATTTAGAAATGTAATTAACACTATAAATCACATTGATCCAGAATACTTAAAAAATGCTTATTATGTACATGAAACTAGTGATTCTGCATAGAAAACAGCTGAAGACCTAGAATTACAAGGATAGACTTTTGGACGAGTTGATTTTTTAAAACATTTATCTTCTGAATGGAAAGATATTAGAGACAATAGTAAGGATAGAAAGAATTATTTATATAAAGATTCATATAAATTTGATCCACTTACAGGTAAATTAGAGAATACTTGGAAATTAAATAAAATAGCTGACGCTCCTAAGGTAATCTTTATAGATGAGATTTCTCACTACAATTAGTAGGAAGTCAGTATGATAGAATAGTGGGCAAAAGAACATGGAACTATTGTACTTACTGCTGGAGACTTTGATTAGGATACATCTATCGCTTTTATAGATGATGTTAAATATAAAGGAAATCCTGTAAGTGTAACTTTAAATAGAAATAACTTTATAAGAAGTCCTAAGTTAGGAGTATCCTTACGTACTTTAAATAAATAGCTTACTAATTGTACCAAAATGATGTAGTTAGCTATTTAGAATTTAAATGATGGTAAGGATGTGGATTTAAATTTCACTTATCTAGATAATGATCCAGATCATGTAGGTTTATTCGGTGTAAAAATAGCTCAACCAGTTAATGTTTTAAAAGGTTTGAGCAAAGAAGAACTTGACAGAGTTGTTCCTACTATAGATTTGATGGTATCTACTTCAGGTGATGAGAAAATAGGATATATTTATCACGATACCAATACTGAGTTATATAAGTTATTAACTACTAAATATAAGGATAAAATAATACCATATAAAGATTCTGATGCTTAGGGTCTAGAAGGTAAATATTATATAGTAGAGAATGATATTCATTCTAATGTACCCGATTCTGTCTATTTAAGATCTTTATATACAGGTATAACAAGAGCTTCATAGGGAGTTTTAGCTATAACACCAACTACTACCAAGGGTATTAGAACTATAGGAACATCTTAGGATAAGAAATTTTAGTTAGAAACTATAGGCGCTGAAGCCATTAAACATGCTTCTAAGGAAAGATTAGAATAGTTAGAAGATATGGTTGATGATAATAATGCTATAACTAAATTGGAGGCTCCTACTAATACACCTACTCCTACTAAGCCTCCAGTTCCAGGTGGTTTACCTCCAATTCCTGCACCTGCAAGTGTTCCTCCTGCTAGTACTACAACTAGTTAGGCTGATGCTAATATAGAAGTTGAAGAATTTAAAAAGCTTATATATAATCCTGATGGTACTACAAATTCAATAGCTAAGAAATTAGATCAAGAATTTGATATAATGGGTGTTGAAGCTGTAGAAGATAATGGTAACTGGATTCCTACTATAAAGTTAAAGAATGGGGATGATGAATATAGTGTTCCTTTAGTAGATTTTAATAAAGAATACACTTTATAGACAAAAGACGATAAAAAAACAGTTCCTCTTTATAAAGAAGGACAAACATTTTTAATAAATGATGGTTCTAAGGATAAATAGATAACCATAGATGAGGTTTTATCAGGAGAACCTCTTATGTATAAGATTCACGACAAAGATGGTAAATCTGCTGAGGTAACACAAGAATATCTGTAGCGATAGTATAAAGGAGAAATCCCTACTGAACCTATAACTCCTGAAGTTACTACCATAACTACTGGAATGGAAAATACTTCAGAAGAGGAGTATGAGTCCGCTATATCTCAATCTAATATAGAAGATACTGTTGAGACTCCTAAATCAGTAGGCACTCTATATACTATGAATACTTACTTACCAGGTATGAAAAACGACAATGGTAAGGCTGTATTTGATGATGATACTCCAGAGAGTCAAGCTAGACATGATGCACGTATTGATGGATTTGTAGGTTTATCAAGAATACTAAATACTGATAATTGGAAGGAGTTAGATGACTACTTTGCCTACTGTAGAAATGCATTATTTACAAATGAAAGTAATGCTGATGTGGTTAAATATTTAGCTAATATTCTAGGGTTGACAGATAATGTTAACATTAGATATGCTTTAAAAAGTTCTGCAGGCAGGATTAATTCCTCAGACCCTCGTTATTATAGATACGATTAGGGAGAAAATGAAAAATGTTAGTATTTACATTCTGATAGTAAGGATGCAAACGATGCTATGAGAAAAAAGGTAGTTGCCATTGTATTTAATGATGGCAAGCCAGTTCTTGAAATCCCAGTAGCATCTTTAAATTCACCTATTTCATTAATTTATTATACAGATGAAGAAGGTAATTTATTACATCCTGATTTAAATAAAGCTTATACAGATGCATTAATTAAGTATGAGGGTAACAAGAATTAGAGTGATTTAGCAGTATAGGAAGTAATTAATTAGTTTGATAAGAGTGGAATAGATTAGGATATAGTTGACTTATTTAAAGTATATAGATTTACAGGAAATGGAATCTTCTTTTTTGATAAATCATTTAATCTGGCTAAATAGTCTCCTACAGGAATTATACTTACTGGAGAAAAAGGTAAGTTACAATAGAATGGCAGTTATCGGACTTCTAATAAGTTTATAGATGTGTCTGAGTTAGCTAAGAACCCTTAGTTTAGGGTATCTAAAATATTGACATCTAGGAATGGTTTAGTTAATGGAACACATGCTGTAAATCCAGGTCATTCTTTCATTCTAGTTGGTAATCCTAAGGAATTTGCAGGAACTACTGATTTAGTTAATTAGTATGAAAGACAAATAGCAGACCCTAAGGCACCTAAGAAAGTATCCTTATATTATGTAATGCCTCCTAAGACTACAGTATCTGCTTGGCTTACCAATTAGCATAATTTATATTTAAATACCTTGGGATAGAACAAATAGGTATATAATATAGGTAATGATTTCACGGGATATAGAGTATTGGATTGTTTAGACAAACAAGGTCTTTTAGATTCTATACCATCTATAGGAAGTACTGCACAAGGCTATAAATCAGGTAAAGATGTATTAGATTCTGTTAAAAGAATACTTGACACTGCTAGAAAGATAGAAGCTAAATGGAATGGTAATCTAGCTCTAGATAATAAGAATCAGATAGAGGGTAGAGGTGAGGAAGAATCCTACTAGATGCTAATTAATTAGGGAATGAAAGAACCTGATGCTAGACGAGTTATGTCTATCAAAGAAGTTAATTAGTATCTTAGATAGCTTCCTCGATTGACATTCTAGGAAGGACGTACTAATAAAGATATTCTTAATGCTTACTTAACTTGTATGGTTTGGAATAGGACTAAGGCTAATGGCTAGAAGGAGGATATTACATACCATAAAGAAGTGCTTGATCAAATACAGTAGGCGTGTGAAAATGCAGAGGAACCCTTAAAGGACGTATTCTATAAAACTCAATATACAGATAAAGCTCATGGTTCATTCCTTGAAATATAGTAGAGGGATAATTGGTAGCTAGAAGGCATAAATGGGGATGCAGCATTCAGAATTAATGCTCGTATTGACACAACTAATTTTACATCAGATGAACTTCCAATAGCTAGAATTGCTGGAGAAATAGAATAGAAAGCTATAAGAACTAAAGATGGTAGAGAAGTAAAGGTATGGAGTATGACTCCAGATGCCAAATAGAAATATGAGGCTGTTTATTTAGACTAGAAGAAATTAGAAAATAAACCAGATCCTATTGACGAATATGCTCCTTATATGAATAGAATAGGAATATCTAAAGAAGAATTAGCTGCTATTGTAGCTAAAGGAAATAGAGCTAATATTCAATAGGGAATTGTTGAATGGTTTAATTCTTAGGATGCTCATAATTTTGGATTTACATATAATGGTAATGTTTATTTATTTAATAATTCTGAGTATTCATTAACTTCTAGACCTACAAGCTTAGCTACCACAGATAACTTAGTTTTAAAGGGAGTAGATAATAATGGAGAACATGATATAACAATTACATTCAATGTAGATGGTAAGGGCAATATTACATCTATATAGGGTAATGTAACTACTCTTAAACAGGTAAATGCTGTATCTGTAGAAATTCCTGTAACTGAACAAGAATGGAAAGAAGTTCAAGATGGTATTAGAGAATCTATAAACAAAATAGGAGAAAAAAAAGGAGCTAAACTTAAATCTTTTCTACAAAATTATTCTTAGCTTTCTGATGCTAATACTAGAGACTTATTAAAACGCTATTCAGGCACTGCCAAAGGAATGACAAAAATTGTAAAGGATAAAAACTTAATAAAAGTTTGGGAAAAAATGATTTCTATAATAGAATCCATAAAACATTCATCTACTCCTACTATATCCTTAGAAAATGGAAATACTGTTATTTGGAATAATGAAAGATACACAATAACTGACAAAGAAAACTTAATAGCAGAAAAAGAAGATACTAAAGAATCAGTGAAATTAACTACAGATAATTTAATTAAGGAGGAAACTTAGTGTATTCCTATTAAATTTACATTAAAATGATTTAAAAATGGCAAAATGTTCACTTAAAAAATCACCTAATGGAGCCTATGGAGGTTATAGTTAGGAATCTATAGAAGAATTGGAAGACTTTGCAACTACTGCTTTTAATATAGCAATTATGCAAGTTACAGATGATGATAATGGAGGGCTCTATAAAAAAGCCATAAGGGATGCTCTACATAAAATAGGCGATTAGTATTCTATGAATTAGTTAGATAAAGTTACTGAGATAGTTACAAATCTAATAAAGAATGCAGATGATTTAAAATGGATAAAGGAGTATTTACCAATAGAAGGTATAAAGAATGCAATAAATCCTAAATATAGATAGACTGTAAAAGAATCAAACTCTTCTCTGGGAGAACCAGAGGAGGGTGAGACTCTTGCCAAGAAGTCTCAATTCTTAGATGATGTATGGGGCACTAATGTTCGATTGAAGAACGCATATAAACAAGAAGTAACTAATTAGTTAATTAACAAGTTTATTATAGATAGAGAGCATGGTGTAATTGTAAAAAATGCAGGTGACGCTAACCAGAATATTCGAGACTATAAAAATGAGCTATGGCAAGATATTAAATAGTATTTAATTGGAAAAGGTTTGTTAGATGAGTTCACTTCAGATATTTATGAAGATGGAGAATATACTGGAGTCTTTGAAGACGAAGAAGTCAGGAAGGCAATAAGAATTTTTGGTTCTTGGGATGCTCAGAGAATACAATCTGATAGAGATACTGATGATTATAAAGTATTTAAGAAATGGTTTACTTTAAAGAATTTTGATAACTTTACTAGAATGTTGCTAGGTAAAGCTATTATTATTAAACCTGGAACTGAAAATACATTTAGTAATGAAGATAATTATTCTTTTGCTACTAAAAATGATGCAGTAATAACAAGCTGGAGAACTAATGAAGATGTTGTACTAGAGTAGGAAATTGGAGCATTAGCACAATCCTTAATTAATTCTACACCATACTATTAGTATAAAAATGATGCAGAAACAGGTTAGTATATAAAATTCTCTGATTTCTATTAGATCATAACTAAATTAAAGGACTCTGTTTATAATCCTGTAACTTCTAATATTACATTTAGGAGATTAGATGATAGATATCAGAAGTTATCCGATTCAGGTTTACTTACTCAACACGAATTAGATCTTATACAAGGTAAATCTTTAAAAGATTTAATATGTAGTATTAGAGAAAATCCTGCATTATATAGTAAACTGTTATTTACAGCTATAATTAATGACAAAGATGCTTTGGTGAAATTGAATTTCACAGATGAAGATTTAAATAAAATGTACTCTTTATATAAGGGTATATTTGCTCCTAAGGGTAAGTCTATTCAGGCTATTTAGGCTAAAGAAGATTATAGAGCTTAGAACTACTATAATTTAATAACTTAGGTAGTTGATTCTATCAATTCTGTAAAATTCTTATAGTATAATATTGAAGATGGAGTAGTAAAAACAAGACTCTTAAAAGATTATTCTGCTGAAAATGTGAGAAGGTCTATAGAAAATAATATCGCGTATACTAATTCTTCTCATATTTTATCCTCTTTATTTAAATAGAGAGAAGCTAAATTATATAAAATATAGACATTAGCTAATAAGGCAGGTAATTTTTCAGGAATTACATATGATATTCCTGGGACTATTCCCGGAACCAGTATTATGACTGTTAAGGTTGATGAACTGGGAAATGTTATTACCTACAGAGATAACTCTGGTAAGCCTTTAGACTCAGAAACAATAGAAGGTTTAATAAAGGATCTACAAAGAGATCCACAAAAAGAAGAATCCTTATGGCAATTTATTGATGATAATTTAGCTATTGGTGTTTCTTATGATATAGATTTAAGAAATGCTCTTAAAACGTATCTAGGAGATAGTACTGTATAGGATTTATTAAAATTGACTTCTACAGTACTTCTTAATAAATATATAGCTAATGTAAAGGGGGAAAGAAGTCATGGTAAAGCTGCATTAAATGACTTATTTGATAATATATATAAAGGCTATCCTAATAAACCTAAATATAATTCTGAATTAATGGAAATGGGATTATATGGCGATGCTATGGTCCCTATTCTTAATAATATAGCTAAAGCTAAAGCACTCACTTCTGGTATTATGCAATCAGCTTCAGTTAAAGACGCCGATGGTAAAACATTATCACAATAGACTCTTAGTCGTTTATTAGGTAACTTAATTCCTTAGTATAATTGGATTAAATCTTATGATTGGGTAGGTAATAATAAAGTTAATCCATTCTCTAAAATGTCCCTCATGTAGCCCGGTGTATTTAGAGGTATATATACTACAAGAGAGGTTAAATCTCCTTATGGAAACAAACCTCAAACATAGTTTACAGTATCTGAGTTTAGTTAGAGTGCCTTTCTATATGATTTCGTTGATGGTTTTACTACTAAAAAGGATGTTCGAGGAGATGTAGTTATTGGTAATGGAAAAGTAGGATTATTACCATCTGTAAACTCTGATAAAAATACTATTAACAGAATGTGTGTAGATTTAAAACAGAAGGTTAGTTCTGATCATCCTGAGCTTAATGATAGACAATTTATAGACCTTGATTCTAAAGAGTTACAAACATTAACTAGTGAACAACTTGGATACTATTTCAAAGCAGTTAATTAGAATATACAAAAAGATTTTGATAAGTTATTTAATTGGATAAATGGTAAGTACCATTTAGGTATAACTAGTTTAGAAGATATTAATCGTTATAGTAATCCAGCAGATTAGTTATATCAATGGGTAAAGGAGTACAATGACACTCACAATGATGTTATATAGTTAATTGATTAGACTCATTATTCTGTTGATAAAAAAACTAAGAGACTTAAATCTAATATGCTCTTAAAAGGATTGGAGACTAGATTTTCTGACCCTAGTAAGTTAGCTAAATTTATGCAGTGGAAGGAGACAGAAGTTTTAAAATCCTTATTAGATGAAAATGTAGAAATTCGTCTGGTAGATGGTACTAATTCTTCTGCTAAAACCTATTTAAAAGACAATTATAAAGATTGGGTTCATAATGGTAAAATGGTATTTGCTAAGGTTAATGGTAAGGATATATTAACTAAATAGGATTTAATTAACCTAGGACTGGATATTAATGATCCACATTCTTGGAATATAGAGTTACATCCTATGCTTAGTAAGTATAATGCTTTAGACTATTTCTTTACTTCTCAATATATGTATGCAGGAGTAGGATGTCATACTAATCATCCATCTAAAGCAGATTATAATGTCCCTATTATTTATAAGCATCCAAAATTGGGTTTATCTACATTCTTACAAAATAATCCCCAAGCTGCAAACTATCTCATGGATTTTGATGATTTCTTTAATGAGAAAAGAGATGCATTTATCGAAGCTTAGACAGGTATAGAAAAATCCATACCTTTTTCTGACGACGAGGGATATGTATATTATGATACTAATCCAGAATGGACAAAAACTAAGGAAAATTATTTAATATAGAATTAGAATAATCCAGAATTTCAGGAATTTGTAAAGAAAGCATGGAATGAAGCTAAACTTATAGCTAAGGAATAGAATAAAATTTTATTAAATTCTAGTTCTATTGTGTTAAAGATGTTCCCATAGGATTTTAGTAAAGTGTTAACTATGTCCTAGGAAGAAGCAGTAGCACGCGGTATGGATCCAGATTGGAAAAATACAATTGATACTGCTTTAAATGGTTTGATAGTACCTAAAATAGAGTTCAAATCAGGAGAATATTTTGATAAAGCATTTAGTTCTTATTTAACCAAAGAAATGGATAAACTTCTTCAAAATGAAACTGAGGATGAAGCTTCTCGTTTTGCAGCTTAGCATAAAAGAAATGTATCTTATACAGCAGTTATGCATGAATTTTAGTTGAACTAGATAGATGGTGTGCCTTCTGTTTATAATATGGCAATTATGTCTGATTTGAAATCAGATGTATATACGGTATAGGCGGATGTAGATAAAGCTACTAATTTTGATGGTGCCACTTTTGTAAATCCATTTATAGTTATTTGGGAGAATAACTCTCTTAATGGAGATAAAGCAGGTATAAATAAGAAGCAATTTGTACATTTTTATGATAGAGCTACTGGTACAGGAGGTATTATTAAAACTGCAGGATTTGGTTTAACTAATGACAAAATAAGACAGTTTGACTTCTATCGTAATATGATGTATAATATGACCAGTAAGAAATGGAAAAATGCTGATGGTTCTCAACATATTATGCGTGGCAGAGGTATTCTTAAAGACTTTGAAGGTAATGATATTGATTACGGTGATTTCTATTATAGAAAAGGAGCTAAATTTTATAAGAGACGTATTTAGTCTTATGATGGAGATAATACTTATTCTATATTGGAGCAAGAGGTTGATGAAAATGGAGAAGTAAAAGGTGGGGAAGACCTTACTCAAGTATAGGTAAATTCTAATTATGATGTATGGCAAATGTTTGGAGGTATGAATTCTGTAGACTTCTTAGATGGAACTCTTCAAGGTTCTGAAAAATCTATAGAAATGACTGCACATGCTGCCAATATTTATGGAACTAAAAAAGAAGGAGTTATTAGAGCATAGACAGCAGATGACATTATCTAGCCTATGAAGCATTCTGATATACATTATATGCCTACTATAGGTGCTGTTAAACATGGCGCTGCAAACATAAATCCAGTCTCCTCTTTCTTTAATAGAAAGGGTCTAAGTTTTATGTAGGTAGAAGTGAGACAAGCTGGTATTTAGCTTGATAAGGAACACCAAGCTGATAATGAAGACTTGTCTCTTATGACCTAGGTTATTTCAGCCGCTTGTTCTATGGGATACACTAAGGGGGAGGCTACTAATCTATATAATGCTTTATATAGTCTATCTAAATAGGCTACTAAGGCATTTAGAGACGAAATGGGAGACCTGTTAAATGGATTCTCTGATAGCTTTAATGCAGCAGTAACAGAAACCATTATGAAGTCTCTAATTAACACTTCTGCTACAGACGGTGATATGTTATAGTTAGTGGCAAAGAATATTATAAAGAAAATTAATGCTGAAAGATAGTTTTCTATCAATAAAACTAACTATGCAGACATTGATAAAGAAATTCCTTATAGTGATGCTGCTGTTTCTGCTAAAGTAGTTAGTTCTTTAACTTCTGCATTAACTAAGGCTGGAATTAAAACTAAAATGCCTGGTCTTTTAGCAGTATTAAATCCTGCTGAAGGTATTATAAAAATGTATAAAGTACCCGCTAAGGATAAAGATGGCAAGACTCTATTAAATGAAGATGGTTCTACTGTATATAAATATGTAACTATGGATGCCATAGAAAAGGAGTATAATACAGAGAATGCTTTCGAAATAATGGAATAGTTACAAACAGAAACAGAACCACTTAGTTATAATACTGATGAAACAGGATTAATAACTAGTATGCCTGATGTTAAAATAGGGCATAAATACTTAGTTACTTTCTCAGATGGTGTTAACAAGTCTACTAAGGTTATAAATGTGACCCTACCTCATAGAGTAGAATCTGATACTAGTACCGTATTCTATAATAACATTCTATATCAAGAATAGACTATGGGATATAGAAAGCTTATAGACTATTTAAATGGCGTAGTTGACGAGGAAACTGGAGTTACTAATTAGATTACTGAAGTTAAGGAATTTTTAATAGGAGGTCAAGACTTAGATAGTTATGATGTAAAATTTTAGGATTCTTTAGGTAATAGGTGGCAAATGTCTGATTTAGATATTGTATAGGACTATTTTGAAGCAAGAGAATCCAAAGACCCTAGAAGGAAAGTACTAGAGGTATTATCTAAATATGATAAGAGCCAAGAATTAAAAGCGGTTATAATTAAGGAGTTTAATGAGTCTAATAATTCAAATAAAGTTAAGATTGTCAATGATTTAAATGATAATTTTAATGGAATTTTCTTAACTGAAACTCCTATGTATAAAGAATTCTTTTAGAAATATGCATTGAAGTTCTTAAATAGAGAAATGCAAAGATAGTTAGCTGCTTTAAATCCTGAAAATACAGAGCCTTTAAATGTATTAATTAATAATAAGGTAGTTACTGTGTAGCCTTCTACTATTGATATAACTAGTTATGGAACAGTAATACCCAAGACAGCTGCTTCATCTTTTGGTCTTAATTAGTATGATTAGGTTAGTGATATTGTTAACAATCCAGATTTCTTCTTGGATAGATTAGCTAAGAGACTCAATACTAAGGTTTAGGACTATTATAAGGATGGATAGTTAGTGTATAATTATCACCTGGAGTTAAAGAGAAATGATGGTAATCATGTTTATATAAGAAGAGGGATTGATAATTCTGATTTTGCCAATGAAATTTAGTGGTTCAAGTATGTTGATTCTGATGGACATGTATTTAGAGTAGACAGTGACGGAAATATTATGCATCCAATGTATAGTGAGAATGATAAAATCTATACTGACTATGATGGAAATGAAATAATAGTTACTGAAGCTAAAGATACTTGGAAGGATTCTAAAGGCAATGAAGTAAAGAATCCTGATATAAAGAAAATTCGAGGTATTACTATTGACTAGAAAACAGGAGAGGAAATTCATTTAGATTCTCCATTTACTTTCTACTTAGATAACCTTAATTATAGCTTTGTAAATTTAAATGCAAATTGTTCAGAAGCCGAATTATTAAATCTATTAGATGCTGCTAGAAGTAGTAAATCTAAAAAAGCTAATAACTTTGCAAAGAGACTTGCTAAAATAGGTGATTATGATAAATAGGTAGATTATTTAGATAAACTTACTAAGTATGAAGATTTAATAAAGGGAGATACTAAAAATCCAGCATATTTAGCCTTACAAAAGGAGTCTAAATAGATATGGACTTCTTTTATGAAATATCTTGAAAATGTAGCTGCACGTATCCCTGCATAGTCTTAGCAGTCTTTCATGGCTCAAAAAGTAGCTATGTTTGAAAATACCGATACAAATAATGCTTATGTAAGTAAATTCTAGTTCTTCCTGCAAGGAAGTGACTTGGATATTGATGCTGTATCTATACAAACATTTGATATAAATAGAAACGGTATTTATGAGACCTATTCTCCATATGCTAATTTAGATTCTCCAGCACTTCTTAAAGCTTCTGAAAAATACTTACCATTCCCAACTGGAGAGAAAATAGATTAGTATTTGGTTTTTGATCCAACATAGACTACTATGCATTAGTTAATAGCTGAATAGCATTACAATGGTAAAAGATTATTTGGATTAGCTAATAAACTTAATTAGTAGGATGCCTTATTCTTAATAAATTATACTAGAAACAAGGATGTAACTGTAGAAGTAAATACTAATAGTGAATAGAATATAAAAGACTTAGCTACTATTATTAAATCTCTTGATGGGGAGACCTGGAAATACTATGAAGATGATATATCTAATACTAGATCCTTAACAGCTTTATTATTTCCAGATAATGAAATGGTATTGGATGTAGATTTATATGATAAAATAGAAAATGGTATAATAGAAGCTATAGACAAGCATAATACTTATTTAAAGAATAATTCTAAAGCTAAGAACGATAGAATATTAAAGAATTTTGCTGTAACTTCATTATTAAATATTATTAAAAATCCAGTTAATCTTAGAGAAGCTTAGTCTTCTGTAGATGTTATGACATCAACTGCTAAGAATTTAACTAAGGCTTCTCCTAAAAATGCAGTACAAAAAACCTTTACTCCAGGTAATGTATTTAATAAAATCTAGAGTATTAATGAGAACATGGTCGGTAAGGATGGTATTGCTATTTGCGCGACAGGTCTTAAATCCTTCTTTGCATTAACTCATATGTATAATACAGTATTAAATAATGAAAATACTAGTAATGAGGAAAAAGAGGCTTTAATGTGTAAGGTAACAATTGGCGGTAAAACATATAGAGGACTTGCCAATGTAAACGCTAATTAGGAGTTAATGGAAAGTTTAGCAGATGCCGAGAATGGTAATTTTACTACTTTACAGAATTACTTATTAGCTCAAGAATGGGAATCTGATGCTGCTAATGAAGCTTCAGCTTTTCTGTCTCTTTCAACTGATAATGCTAAGGAGTTAGCTTTAGCTAAATTAAATGCAGGTACTTAGACCTTAGGTATGTATCTGTATGGATTATCTCTTGGAGTTCCAGTAGACACTCTGTTTAAGATAATGACTTCACCACTTGCTTTTAGATTAGTAGAATTGGCAAAAGGAGATATATTTAGTGGTAATAGTGGCTGCAGAACAATACTTGGTGCACTTGACTACTTACATAAAGACCCACTAGAATAGCTTTCTAGATTTAATACATTTGATTTATCTACATATAATGAAGGTAAACCAAAAGATTAGAAAATATTAGGTCCAGCTGATTTTGCCTGGCAGTTATTATAGAACAGTATAGCAGATGATTATAATGAAAAATTACCACTTCTTAGATAGTTAGCTTATAAAAATAACGCTATTTAGCTAATTGAAGATTTAAGATCTAAAGTTAATTAGATTAGTAGTGTTATTTAGACAGAAGACGAATTTAACCTTTACTCAACTCTATACAACTAGGCATTAGACTTTATGGAATAGTATATTGCTGATGTTAAACTAGAATTAGATAGTGGAAGTTACGATACTGTATACGGAAAATCCATAATAGCTACAGACTTAGAAACCCTTGCTCTTGGTGCTGATGAATACAAAGAAATAGGTAAAATTCTTAGACTTAACCAAGAAGTAAAAACTAATGCTTTAGATTTACAAAACTAGGTAGCTAATATTGAAGAAGTTATAACTAGAAGACTCAGACAACTTGCTAGAGTTGAAAATAGAGGAAGCTACTATAGTCATGGTGCCACAAAAGATGAGTTAAAAAATCCTGATAAATATAAGATTGATTTAGAAAAGTTTTTATATGATGAAGTATACTAGTAGGAAAAAATAGCGTAGTACGATAGAATTAAACAATCTTATAATGTTTTACGTGTTCTTACTACAGACCCTTAGTATAAAGGTTATATGGAAACTTTATATATGGCTCATCAGGGTCTATTAAATAAGTAGTTAAAGTATAGATTTACGGTAGGTAAAATTGCAGATTTTATTTAGAAAAATAAAGTTACAGGTAATTTATAGTAGTAGGTACTTAAAAATGGTAACAATTATGTTGACTATAAATTAAGACAGAATTGGATGCGAAATAGTAATATATAGATTACTATTCCAGGTAGTACTGATAAAATGAAAACTTATGCGTTTATAGGAACTCCAAATAGTTATAGTTAGTTATATTTTGATAAGACTATACAACTAGGCACTGATATGGGAGATGCTAACTTTAAATTATGGATGGATCAAACTCTTATTCCAAAATTTAAAGCAGACCCAACATTAAAAGACAATATATTTATATAGCATTTAAGTCCTATAGTTAATTCAAGAACTAATTTGGGTATGACTGCGGTTTATTATGGATTAAATGGAATAAACATGTTACCTTAGTCTGATGCTGAAAGAGAAATGTTTGATATACACAAAGACGCTTTTAATAAATTAGCAACTTATGACCTTATTAGAGATGCTAAAGGTAAAACTTTTGCTATAAAAGACTTATTTTATCTATATTCTTTAATATGTAATAATGGTAAATTTGGTCCTACTTCTTTGCATAAAATATTTGAGGATTATCTAGACTCAGGTTTAGCTCAGAGTTATAAACATTTTATAGCAGAAAAAGATAGAGACTTAGATTTCTACCAAGATTTAGTAAAGACATGTACAGATGAATGGCTTGCACCTATGAGTTCTCCCTACGTTGGAGGTTCTAAAGTACTCAAATATAAGGATTAGAACAATGAATAGATTCTACTTTATAAAAAGAAGGAGAAGAAGTCAAAAGGTGGATATGATTATGATTTTGAGTAGGATATGGACGATGCCTTTATAAATGATATGGGATTTGATCCAGAAGGTGGAAAAGACCCTATGGCAGAAATCAATAACTATGTTAAATAGGAATCTAGTGCCCTAGCTAAAAGAGACTATAGTTTCTTCTCAAATCCTGAGGTTAAATATAATACATCAGATCTTCAAGTATTATCAACTAAATCAGAGCTAATTAATTAGCATCCTATAACCTACGAAGTTAGAGATGGTAAACCTGTATTAGTAAATATAGGGGGTGATGGAGAGATTGCAAAAAAGTTTATGAAATTAATGAACGATCGTAAGGGAATATTACCTACTAAGTAGATTCTTGGGACAGACGGATTTACTACAGTAATTAATGAAGAATAGATTGAATCAGAATTAAATAGTATAATAAATTGTGAATAATTGTTTAATTAAAGATTTAGAATATCGGACTAAGTTATCTTAGTCTGGTATTCCTGAATCTATATTTTATCCATTTTGTAATGGATTTATGAATAAGTATGGGAGATTACCTAATCTAGATGAAATTCCAAATGTTGATTCTTCTCAACATATAATTAATAAATTGCATCTAGATAGTAATAGCTCAACATCTATAGATAATATCATGTCTTCTACTAATACATCAAGTGTTGAAGAAGCTAATGTTAGTTTAAATGACACTTATAAAGATAAAGATATAAATATAATTCCTTTATATAAGGAGGCTTTAGTTGACATAAAAGATAGACCTTCAGAATATAAAACAGTAGAATAGGAAAAACATAAAGTAGATAGAAATCCTAATATGCAGGGAGTATTTAATTAGTTATTTAATAAGTTAGAAAAATAGTATGGAGTACAATTACATACTATTTCAGATAAAGAGCTAACTGGTGATGAATGGTAGGGAATACCTGAAATTTAGACAGCTAATGCTTTTATTTATAATGGTGATGTGTATATAAATACAGACCATGCAAAAGCTGATGCTCCTATACATGAAATGACCCATATGTTATTAGGCTCTATCAGATTTAAGAATCCAGACCTTTATTATGGAATTGTACAACAAGCCTAGAATTTTCCAACATTTAATTAGTTTATGGAGTAGAATCCAAATAGAGCTATAAATGATAATATGGAAGAGTTATTTGTTACAGAAATGTCTAAGTATCTAGCAGGGGAATCTAGTATTATTGAACAGTTAGATGAACCTGTTATTAATGAGTTACATTATAACATGAAGAGACTATTAGATACTGCACTTATGGGTTAGTATAGTGTAAAAAGTATTCCTGATTCTAAATTATATAGAATGTCTTTAGCTGATTTAGTAGAAACTGTAAATTCCTAGATGTTAGAAACAAGCTTTTAGGGAAGTTTGGATGATGCAGCTTTACATAGAGTACTAGCTAATACTAAGTCAGATTTAATAAAAAAGGGTGATTTAAGAGAAGATTGTGTATGAAGTGTACTTATAATTATAAAGGAAAACAGTTTTAGTCTATATAGCAGTTAGATGATTTTTTATTAGAAAAACAAATATACGAAAGTAAGTATGGAGACTTAGTATTCTCTATGACTGAAAGATAGCTATCTGCTTAGAATAGAATTGATAGTATTAATAAAGAAGCAGAAGAGTTAAATAAAAAGTATGCTGAAGCTAAGAAAAATGCGTCATTTATAGACTCAGAAGAAATATTAAAAATGACTCGTCCTTATGTTGGTGTAAGTGAGTTTTTAATGGACTAGAGAAATGATAAAGGAGAACTTTGGGTACCTACATTTACTACGGAGTATTGGGCTAAACAATACTTAAATTGGAGTTAGGGAATTTACTCAAAAGACGAAAAAGATGCGTTTTTTGATGGTGATGATTCTAAGGTATAGCTTGTAGAATTAGGAAATTAGGGAGATTGGCGTAAGGCAGACGGCTCTCTAAAGGATGATTTTGGAACTGTTGAATAGAATAACTTCCGTAAAATAATGGAAGATAAGTGGAAACACTAGGCTAAGTATGGTGATGATATCCATGCCATTATGTAGAGTTATTTTGCTAGAATAGGTGAAGATTCTGATGGAAATCCTAAGTACCGATATGAATTATGGGAAGGAAATCAGGGAGCTATGCATTTAGCTAAGAGTGTCAAATATATGCGTAATAAAGGGATTATTACTGATGAAATGACTGATGCTAAAATTAATAGTATATTAGAAATAGCTAGAAATTTAAGGGATTAGTTATAGAGTTAGTATGGTAAAAAATGTATATTTTATCCTGAAATTACTGTTAGTGCTAAATTGAATCATGAATATGAAGGCAGAGATGATTTAAGTGTATTGGGTCGTCTAGACTTATTAGTTATCGATGAGAATGGCATTCCTCATATTATGGACTATAAAACTTCTCCTAAAAATTATGATGATTTTGTTGAAGCTAAGAAACTTACATTTACTTACTAGTTAAGTACTTATGAAAGAATGCTTAGGAGACATGGATTCAATACTACTGCTACAAGTTTAAATATTATACCACTTAAACTAAATAACTTTAGAAAAGAGAATGGTAAATGGACTTACGATGATGTAGTACCTGGTGGTAATTTACTAGAATCAATAACTGATAGAGCCAATAGAGATTACATAGCTAATAACCTTGATGAATATATAGAAGCCCCATTGTTATTAGATGGAGATTCTAGTAAGATTACAGAAAATGTAACTGATTTAATGAAAACTTGCTTTCCTGAACATGGTAATGTAGCCACTGATGAATAGATAAAAAAGATGATTGATGGCTAGGGAGGTTTCCATGAAAATAAAGAAGCTGGTTCTTTGGAGTTTAAACCTAAAGGATGGACTAAGACAATATCAGTGAAATAGAAAGAAGGGGCAGAAGCTGAATTATTTAATAAAGTTAAAAAGTTCTTTACAGGCTAGAGAGAACGTAGCTTAAAGAGAACTTAGGAAATTAAGAGAGCACTTAAATAGGCACAAGCTGAGGACACTAGATAGATTTAGTTACCTAATTCTATGAGTGATTGGACTAAAACAAGATTATCTAAATATTGTAGTAAATCTTGGGAGGTAATGGAAGGTCATGCCCAAGACATTGCTGAATAGTTTGGTATGATATTCTTATATAACAAAGCTAATGACTTAGTAGAGGTAGTTAAAATTAGTTCTGCAGATTTATCTTTTTAGCATTCTTGGGGAAAAGGTAGATAGAATATTATCGGAGCAAAAGAAGCCGATTTAGGAGAGAACTCTAAGTCAGACAGTTTAATTATTAAAGCTACTAATGGTAATATAGAGCTTATGGAAGCCATGGCAGTTTTAAATAATATTCAGTTTAATAAGTCTATTTAGTTAGGAAACATAAGTGTTCTTAATCCAGTATTTGGTTAGGGAGCTGAAACTAATTCTAATAAGGAATTACTTTATAACTGGAGAAAACTTAGAAAGACCTTTAATATAGATGGGGAAGATTAGTTTAAGTAGGATGGTACTATTAAATTATTGTCTTTAGCTGAAAGGGCTTATCTAGAGTATGCTGATATAATGGATAGAGTTAATGATAGATGGCAAGCCCAAGAGTTTAGTAAGTTTAAACCTGCTATGACTGAATTACAAAGTTCCTTGCAACCTAATAATGTAGAAGAAAGTCTTGAAGCCCTTAATTAGCTTAAAACCAAATTGGAGAAAGACTTTGGAATGAATAAAGATATCCTAACTAGAGGAGAAAATAAGGGTAAAAGTATATATTCTGAAGTATAGAATTATGACTAGCAATATACTAAATAGATGTACCAAATGACTCTTAGAGCTATTGCTGAACTTAGTGGTTTTGATATTAGATAGGAAACAAAAGCACATAGTTCTTTCTTAGATAGTTTAAATATCTTAGAAAATGGTATGTCTGGAAATATGATAGATAACCCAGGTAACTTTGGTAACAGACTTCTTAATTAGGTAACTTAGTTAGCTCTTGATGGTTATTAGAATACTCGAGATATGTCAATTAAAAGACTTAATGCACTGTCTGAAAAAGTACGAGAATTAAAAAGAGGTGAAAACTATGGAGTTATCAGTGAGTATGGATTTGGTAATTAGGCTTCTCTCTATAATGGTATGACTTATTATGATACTGATGGTGATTTCAAATTTAAAAATCCTTGGAAAGATAATTCTCTGCCTGAACATAAAAAAGAGTTTTTAAAATGGGCATTAACAGAAATAGCTAAAAACAAACATCCCGATTGGACTCCAGAAGTTATTAAGGATAAAATAGAAGCAAATGATCCAGATTTCTTTTAGGTTCCTTTGATAAGAGCAGACGCCGCATCTAAGATTAATGCTGATGGATGGTTAGGTTGGTTAAAAAGTAAAATGAGACCTTTAATTAGTAAAGATAATGGAGCAACTTTCAAAGAGAGAATTCAAAATACCTTAAAAGATATACAATCTAAATATTTATCAGATGAAATAGATTAGTAGCAAAGTATTGATGGTGAAGTATTTAAGGTAATAAATACTATGGACTAGGGAAGTGGTCCAGGCAGATTAGATTTAATTAAACATCTATAGGGAAAGTATGGATCTAATTGTTTTGAGACAGATATAGAAAAAATATTAGGTGCCCACATGATGGCATATGCCACTCAACAAGCTATGGAGGATAGAATGCCCTTAATTAAGGCTGCTTATATATCCTTAGCAGTAATGGGTAATAATTAGGGAGTAGATTATTCTTCTGATGAGAAATATATTAAAGAATATGTTCAAAATAAAATAAATAAATTAGCAATAGACAATCCTTAGTTAAGACACTTAAGAGGTGCTACTGGAATATTATAGAAAAGTGCTTCTTGGATGGCATTAGCCTTCTCACCTTTACAAATGTCTTATTAGAGTCTAGAAGGTGTTTGGAAAGCTGCTAAATTAGTTATAACTAAACCTGATGGTAAGGAAACATTTAGTTTTTCTAATATGCGTAAGGCTATGGGTATTGTATATAAAGAATTGTTTAATTACAGTGAAACTAATTCTGTAATAGAGGGATGTAATGCCCTTTATGGTATAAATGATATGGATGCTGCTTCATTTGCTCAAAACAATAGTACTAATAAACATGGTCTATTTAATTTCTTTGATAGAATTGCATACTATTGGTCTTCTCGTCCTGATTTCTATAATAGAATGTCAATATTCACAGCATAGATGCTTGAAGATGGTAGTTATGAGGCTCATTCAGTGGATGCCAATGGTAACTTAATATACAATATTAAAAAGGATAAGAGATTTGAAGCATTATTTAATAAACCAAAGGGCTCTCCTGAATATAATAAAGCCAAAGCATTATTCTTAGCTACCGCTCAGTAGTTAGTAAGGGAGAATGCTAGAAATGCTGATGGTTCATTATACACCATAGATTTGGATAATCCAAATTTACCTAAAGCGTATTCTAATAAAGAGTCTGAATCCATGAAAGCTATTGGAGATACTATGTATGGATATTACGATAGTTCTAAGAAATCATTATGGCAATCTACATTCTTAGGGGGTCTTATGATGCAAATGCAAACATATTGGTCTGGTAAAAAGAATTAGTATCTTGCTCCTGGAGGTATCAAAGCACAGGGTAAATGGGTCTAGATGATAAGTCCTAATGGTAAAAAGTGTTATTATTCTAAAAATGAAAATGGAGATATTGATAACTCTTCAATGCCTGTAGAGGAAGGAGATCCTAGAGCTAGTGAAATACCTTTTATGCAATGGAAGGGTAGATTTGAGGAAGGTGCTTTTATAACCTTGTATGATGTACTTAAAAGAACTATAGGGCATAAAGGGAATCTTAGAGCTGCTTGGAAAGAAAAGTTAGATGGAACTGATGAAGACCTATAGAAACTTTATAAATAGAATATAAAGTTGATAGTTAGCGATTTATTTGGTATGTTACTTATTGGTTCTTTGTTAGGTGGATTATTAGAAGATTTAGCTGATGAAGAAATTAAAAAAGCTAAAAAATCTGCACAGATTGGAGATGCTATGGCTGCAACAGCTTTAAATCTCATAGCTAAGACTGTAAAGAATTCAGCCCTAGATTTTAATATGATAAACTCCTTATTTGGCTTTGTAGGAGATTGGAATCCATTCTCTGTTAGTTATGCAACAAATTAGCTAAGTAATGGTTGGAGTCTTATAACTGGAGATAAAAATTGGGAATAGACTCTATGTAGTGCCTTCTCTGCAGCGCGCTAGATGAGACCTATACTTAATTGTATTAATTAGTCTTTACAAGAAGATTAAATACTTTAATATGAAACCTAGAGACAATTTATCTACTAAATATCCTAGATGTCATTATAATAAATTAGGTAAAACTAAAATGGCATTTGATACTACAGATTTAGCTGAGAAATATCTCAAAAAGATACACTTAGATACTTATACTATTTATCAGTGTACTTATTGTAATAAGTATCATATATCACACATAAATTAAAAAAATAGGGGCAAGCTAGCATTTTCTAACTCACCCCTATAAAGTAAAAAAATAGGGCAAGCCAATGGATTTTACTCCACTGACCTGCCCTTAATTATTATTTATTATACCATATTACATGTGTATATTCCATATTTTTGTTGTTAACCTCATCTAATGTAAAGGAAGAAGGGGATAGCCATTTACCTGTCCAATCTCCATTCTCATTAGAATATTGTCCATCACCGTCGGTATCAATAAACCATCCGTTTTCAACGTTCTCTCTAAATTCATCTCTAGTAAAGAGATCTCCTAAATCTAATTTCTTCATATTAATTATTATATTTAAGTTTCCAATAATTTTACAATTATCAGGGGGGGAGTGTCCCATAAACTCATAGAAATACTCTGGGTCACCTAATTGTTTTTCAGCTGTCTTATTCTCTCTTGACATATATGAATAATCTTTTCATAGTCCTCTATTCTAGCCTCGCTCTCAGTCTTTCCTTGTAATACCTTAGTTCTATATATACGCTTAACTATATCAGCATCCCAAGGGTTCAATTTCCAATCTTGCCATACAGACCAAGGCTGAATTATAGACTTAGAATAGTTACTTTCTCCAATATTTTTATCTCTCACATTAGAATCATCTGGAAGTATTCCAATCTTTTGTAAATATTTAAAAAGATCAAGATTATTATTTATATATTCAGGAGTTATTAATTGCATTACTTGATATGTACTTTATAATGAATTTTATCTAATAATTCTGCTAAGTTTACAGGTGTGAAATTATTATTATCTACACCTACATCATACTGATTATCAAAATAATTCCATGGCTTATCTGGTGTACTATGCACATGACCATGTAACTGAATTATAGGATAATTAGTAGCTGGATCTGGTAAAGAACCAAAAGGGAAGTGATTAAGAATTATAGTTTTCTTCTCCACCTTAATTACCTCTTCCCAAGATACTGTTTCGCATCTAAAAGGAGTTTCAAAGCTTTTCATAATATTCAAATTGTCATGGTTTCCCATAATAAAGCTTATATGTCCATTTAGACGTCTTATAAAATCAGGGATGAGTGATTTATCACCTAAAGCAAAATCACCCAAGTGATAGACTATATCCCTCTCAGAAACTACTTTATTCCAATTTGCTATTATAGTCTCATTCATTTCCTCTATTGAAGAAAATGGACGATTACAATACTTAATTATATTAGCATGATTAAAATGGGTATCTGAAGTTACCCAAATATGTTTTGCTTCTTCTTTTGTATATTTAACCATTTATAATATGTTTATTTCTTGAAATAAAAGCAAATATCAGGTCTGCCGTAAATCAAGCTTGTATCTATACTGCAAAGGTACTTAGTTTTACCATTCTGCATATTAATAATGTCATAGTTGATTCCCCGACCTACTCCTAGTATATCTGTTATTTGTCTTTTATTCCAAATGTTTCCATAATACCCAACACCTGGATGAAAATCTATATAGATAGTTTTTTCACCCTCCCTTAATAAATATTTACCAATACATTGTGGAACTCTTAATTCTATTAGAGCTTTAATTAAGGGTCTTAAATATAATTTATTGAATCTTTTCTGATTCTCGTTATATTTATTAATTACTTGATAATTACTCTTTTTAACAGGCTTTTTGTAATTAAGAATACCATTAGTTACATAAAACCCGCCACGTTGAGAGTCTATATCTTCTTTATTTTGAATAAAACTATAGAACTCTTCCTTAGGATTAAATCTACCTAAATTATTACATCTGGACAGAAACTTAGAAAATACTTTATTAATTGGGTGTCCTATATGGAATTTTAAAAACTTTTTAATATCACCATTAAGATAAGTATAGTCATCATCGTTCCAATTATGCTTACAATATCCTAGTTCTTTTAAGTTTCTAGGAATAGCTGTAGGGTCCTTAAACTTACATCTAGGAAATTTCTTATGAGTTCTTTTACTTTTAGTACTACTTCTTTTTAAACCGAATGTTAATGTCATATAAATAGTTTATAAATTGCTTTTGAACTTTATTTAGTTTTATATGTGATCCATTACATAATACATAGTTCTCTATAAAGTATATAATATTATCCTTCATTATTTATTTCTTTACACAAGACATCCCAGTGATAATCCTCTAACCAATACTTTGGTAACTTGGGATAATCAAATTGTACATCAGTTTCCTCAATAAACTCTTGAATTAATTTAGTTAATTCCTCTTGAGATTTAATTCTATAAGGGACTATATTAAGAGATTCTAGCGTTTTAATCATTCACTCTAATATTAATGTAATCTATAGGACGGACTTTATAAAACTCAGAATTATTTTGATTCATATATGGTTACAGTTACTTCCTTTGGAGTTACTTCTATTAAATCCTTGTCTGCTTCTACCTGGTCTGCGAAAGTCCAATACCAAGTATAATACCAATCAAAAGAGTAATACTTATCTTCAATCTTTATAATAGCAGTATAACTAATAAAAGCCTTTTCTAAATCAATATAATTAGTACGATATTGTGTATTTATTACTTCTATATGTGAATATAGATTTTCTAAATACTCAAAAATTTCGTCTTGGGTATGGGATTCTTCAAATTTCTCAAGTTCTTCTGCCATATCTTCTGGCATATAATTCTCTATTTCTTCCCACTCTTCATTAATTATATAATAATATTCGTCTAGTCTTAATTTCATAATTCCAAAAAGTCTCTAACATCAATATAATCTATACCAAAATTCTCAGCACACTTCTTATCTGAATCTGAAAAGTCTCCTGGTTTACCAGAAGCATCTCCTATCATTATACAATCTTCCTTAGATTTTATATTATAATCATTAATCAATCCCTCTAGCATTCCTGTATTTGGTTTTCTCTCGGGACAATCTTTATCTAAAGACGTACAATAGTCACTATCTGAGCAGTATATTTTTATCCTATCTCGAAAATACATATCACAGAACCGTTCAATAGAAAATAATTTTGTTTGAAAATCACCTTCAGTTGTGAATTTACCAATACCACCCTGATTAGTTACAATGAAAAAATAGGTTAGATTGGGTATTTTCTCAATAATCTTATTTAATACAGGAAGTTGTACTCTAAAGTCACTAATATCTTCAGGAAATGTTTTACCTGAAATAGTTTTAATTAAAGTACTGTCCAAATCAATGAACAGTACTTTTTTAGTTTCAAAATCAATCATTCACAATATTGCTTAATTAATACTTCATTAGTTATGGAATCCTTTTGATAACCAGTATTAAGTTCTCTTATAGCTAAGTTATATCCCTCCCAATTATCAACTCCTTCAGCCTCTAGGGCGGCTAATTTTTCAGAGTCTCTAATTAATTGTAAAAGAGTATTCTTATCAATGTTTACTTTAGCATTTAAATCGATAATAGTTGTATCACTACCGCCCCAAGGATTATATTCTACATCTCCTAATGGATTTACAGGTAAATCCGAATAATCTCCATCCCATAAAGGACATGTCATATTAGCAACCATATAAAGTACATCTTCTACTGATAAAAACTTATCTTGGTCTTTTACAATATATTCAAAAGTCTCTTTAACCTTATACATTTTTATTTACTAATTACTCTGATATTACTATTACCCCAAGGACTATCTCCATACTTATGACTAGGTGCATTCTCTATATTATACCAATAAGCATCAACTCCTAAGTCTCTTTCTTTATCTACTATTTCTTGTACTGGGCAAAAATCATTTGGATTTTCTACATAGTACTCAAAAGTTTCGATAACTTTATACATTATACTAAGATGCTTTTAAGATTACCTACAAACTTATTTGCCTGAGCCTTAATATTCTCAATATCCTTAATTTCAGACTGAATCTTCTTTACTTCCTCTTCTTTTTCTGAAATCTTATCATTCATTTTGGAAATTAAAACAACTGCTTTATCATGAGCAGTCTGAAAAGAAGACTGAATATTATTCAACTTAGAATTAAAAGAAAGACCAAACAAATCCTGTAATGAGTTCATATAACAATATATTTAAAAATAAATAATTGATCTAATTAATACTAATCTAAACTAATATTTACTCGTAAGTTACATCTAATGCACCTATTAGATAACTATAATAAATTTTCTTCAATTCGGGAACAATTTCATTTAAAAGAGTTGATTTATGATTAAATGCCCAGTTATAATTAGGGATTTCCTCTATAGGCAACCACTTAATTCCATCAACTTCATCTTTTTCTCCACCTTCTTGAAGTTTACCAATAGGTTTTCTAAAACTTAGAATACATAAATGTCTTAAAGTAACATTACCTTTATTACACTTCTTAGGGTCAGTCTCCACGTTAATTAATGCAAAAGATTCTGAAGGAATACTAACTCCGCATTCTTCGGCAACTTCTCTAGAACATGCTTCTGTGGCAGATTCTCCACCATCTAAATATCCACATGGCATATTCCATTTACCTTGGTCATCAGGTGTTCCTTTACCTCTTTTATTAATTAATACATACCATTTGTCATCCTCTTTAGCCAATACTACACAACTGACTGCACAATATCTACCGCTCCAAAGAGTCTCTCCCTTATGAGGACCCTCTGGAATAGTATAAGAATAAGATTTTTCTATTTTACCTATTTGATTCATTTGCTTAAAAATAATGAAATTTTCTCCAAACATTTATCACATATATACTTGCGTTCATTAAGTTCCCATCTTTCATCCATAGCTCTTACTGCACTGCAGTAATCTAGGATTCCCACTTGCTTGTCTAAATCTATAGCAGACCTGCAACAATCACAAGTATAGATAACTCTTCTTCCCATTTACTTATAATATTTATATAAAGAAGTTACATTAGGATCTTTGCCCCCATCATAAATACACACAGTCTGGATAATTTTACAACCTTGACGCTCCTTTTTCAAGGCTTTTTCTATTTTATCTCTAGTAGTACCTGAATAGAAAGAATCATCAAATAAAATGAAATCATCTACATCTATTTTATCCACTAGTATCTGTGCCTCAGTGTCTTCTTGTCGTAATCCTCCATTAACTAGTATTATTTGTTCAAAGGTTCTACGTAACTCACCTGGCATATAGTTAAATACTGCTCTTCCGAAAGCACCAGTAAGAATTAAACCATTCCAACCAAATGTAGGAATACCTCTATTTATCCACAAATGCTCATCATAACACCATTGAACTAACTTATCCCAGGCAGCATCAATAATACTTCTGTGTCCTCGAATCATATCATCTAGGTGATTGAAAAAGTCTTCACCACTAGGATGATTTTTAAGAATCTCTTCTACTTTTTTATCTAGAAAGTTCATTTTCTTTTATATTTAATTAATTTTATAAGAAGTTTATTAAACTTAGAAAGAAATCTATCATTTATATAAAATAAAAATTTACCAAATTCATACGCAGTTGCAACAGAATTCAATGCGGGGCATAAAACCAGAAGTAATACATTATCTGGTTCATCAGAATAAGCTTCATCATACTCTGAATCGTACCTAATATATAAAATAGCTCCTATAACTGAAATCACATAAATAGTTAACCCGACTATTACCATTTTTGATGAACTTTATAAGTAATCAAATTATATAACTTTTCATTAAGAGATTTTGAACTATTATATATCCAAGTTAGCATCTCAACTATACTTGTAACACTATTTACTAATGGACAAAACAGTATAAATAGTATCCAACTATCTTTATTAAAATATGAATCATATCTAATAGTTAGAATAGCCCCAATAACTGATACTATATATATTACTAATATAATTTCCATATTAATGATTTATTGCCATAAAATATCCATTGCTTCATCATATTTATCATATGGTATGTTTTTACCGTTCTCATAGTCACGTACTATACCTATTGCTTCAGCACAAGTCATTTCTTCTTTTTCTTTTCTCATTTTCTGATAAAATAAATTTGTTTTTTAAATTCTTCTTTCATTGGTATTGCAATTTCTCTAGCCATAGGGTGAGCATCAGCAGCACATCTTCTATCAAAGAAATTCTTCCATACATCCTCAAATCCACAAGAGATAAGTTCTGATTTAATTCCTAGAGGAAGTACAGAACGAGCTTGCTGAGGAGTCCAACCCATCTTTAAAAGAGATAAGTAGGAATTTTGGGCGTTTTGTAACGCATTCATAAATTCTACTTCGTCTCCATTTATTTCAAATGGAGAATATTCTTGTTTAGACCCATCTATGAGAGAGTTACACCAACTTGGAATAATAAAAGTAACCTCATTACCAAACTTGTCTTTAGAATAGTTACAATAACGAGTACTTTCAGCTAAGTGAGATAATCCTACATGAGTTCTGAACTCATCCATAACTCCGCGATCGAGAATCATGTGAACTGTGTATCTCTTATGATGATGCTCAGTAGGCTCACAAAGATACTGTAAGTCATCTTCCCAATGATTCTCTTTAATTACTCTGTAATTAGTAGATATATAAGCGTGGTCTTTAACCTCCTCTTTAATACTCCAGGGATTAAGAGAATACTTACCAACGGCATATATGTATTCAGCACCTCGTTCTATATCCTTTGTAGGAATATCCAAATAAACAGTGCCAAACTCAAGAGGTCTATCATGTCCTCTAGATTCTAGCATATTTACAAACTTCTCATAGGAGGTGTCTGTAATCTTATCCTCGCTTTTATAACTAACTCGTGCACATCTTTCAATATGCTTCTTGATTCCTACCAAAGAGAAATCTGTTTGATTGATAAATTCAAATGACTGTTTAATTAATTTCATTATTTAAAATTTATTAATTGTTTACAAATACCCTCATATCTAATAAACCATTGTGGTATTTCAAAAGTATTATTTTTATATAATAGAGATAACATATAAGATATTGTATACTTATATAATAGTCTATACATTGTACCTACCAATAGTAATAATATATAAGGGATAGAAAATAAAAAAGTAATTATAATATTTAAATAAAATACCAATATTTTCATTAATTATTTAATTTATATGCTAATTCAGAAACAGAGGTCTTTAGATTTGCATTTTGCTTAGTTAAAGTTTCTACCTCTTTCTGCAATTCAAGTATTTTAACCTTAGCTTTAGCTAAATCAAAGTCCTCTGGAACTTCAAGTTTAGATGCCTTAATTAAAGCGCTTAAGTTGGTTATAGTTTGCTTCTGAGATTGTATTTTGCTCCTTAGCTTAAATTCCGGATCAGATTCGTCTATCCAGGATTCTAGTTCACCAAGACGCTGCATAGCTTTACTATAATAAACTTTACGTTGAGCATCATACTTCTTGAAGTTATTAACTTTATGTTCTAAACTTTGAATTGTACTTTTTAATCTACCAACGTATACCCTAACTGGATCTAGCAGTAAGGGATTCATTGATTTTACCATAATCCTATCGTCTTTCCTACTTCATTATCTATTAAACAATACTGAGAACCATCAGACAATGTTTGAATAAACTTTTTACAATGTTCAACAATTTCAGCTTCCTTTCTAACACCAACAATTTGTCCTGTTCTATAAGGGTCTGTTTTAGTAGATTTAGAAGCATCTATACCTACAAAAAATACAACTTTATCCTTATAAGCAGCACATTCTTTACAGGCATGGTCAGCATATCCAATAGCCTTATTGTGTAACTTCTCTACTTCTTTAGCATTTTCTTCTGTAAGTAATGAGTTCATAATAATTCCATTGTCAGCTTCCTTACCGCAAATTGGGCACAAATATTTAACTATTGAGACCCCTAATTTATCAGGCATTTCCTATAATTTCATAATTCATAAAATGTTCATCTTTATATTTAATTAAATTATCTAATTGCCAACAAGTACAAGGTTCTATTTCAGGATACATATAGCTAGGAATTATTGCTAATTCTCTAGCACATCCCCAACAATATCTTCTAGAACAACCCCAATACTTTGTTGGATTATCTTCTTTAAGCTCTAATTCTGGAGTATCATAAAATATATGTAACTTACCCTTATGTTTCTGACCGTAATCATCATTAGGGTAATCATACGTTATATAATCAGAATCTCGAGCTATCCATAATTTCTTACTCATTTGAATAATAGAGAATTGTTGGATTATCTTTATGTATATCTATATTATCTAATTTAGCTATAGCTACCCCTTGTTTAAACTGCTCTAAATCAAATGGGTCTGTTATAGTATGGATACCATTAATAGTTTTAATGAATGTATTTACTTTAACACCATCAGGTCTGCACTTATAGACTATTTCCAAATACTTATTTATAAGATTCCAATCCTTAGTATCAAAGTCTAATATCCATTTAGATTTATACCTATTACATCGTTTTTTGCCAATAGCCTTAGATACACATTTAAATAATTTATGAGTTCCTAGTTCTATAGCTTCTAGAACCTCTCTGATTATTTCGTATTGTACTTCTTTACAATTTCTAGGATTTACCCAAAAATAAGCTCTAGCATTGAAAGTTTTACACAAAGTAGTAATTTCTTCTTTCTTAGCTAAGAAGGTTTCTTTATCAAAGAAATGATAATCTTTAATAACATAACCACTACTACTTACATTATTTTTTTCTTTATTTCTTTGCATTACTTGTACAAAGAAGAAGTCTCCCTGGTCTGAGAGATTGTCAAACCAGGGAGTAAATATATTAAAATTATCTATTGTCATTTAATTACCATTTAAAGGATATTTATCTTTGTAATTATTATAAAAACCTCTAATAACTTTTTCTGTAACTTGTAACTCTCTATTTTTATCACGTTCAATACATACAGATAAAGGAGTGTCAAAGAAGTCTTTGTATTCTATTTCGTAATCTTTAAAAGTTTTAATTAAACGGTCAAACCCATCTAAGACTTTTTTATTTAAATTAGTATTATCAATAACTACATCAAATCCCCTACTTAATGCTTCAAGTATTGCGTCAAATTGTATCTCTTGTACTAATTTTTCTCTACTAGGAACCCAATACTTACCTAACATAAGACGAATATCATCTTGATTAACTCTAATTCTGTGTTCAGGGTCTTCAAGAACCCATTGCTTAGCCCAAGTACTTTTACCTGATGCTGGAAGCCCTCTGCAAATAATAAGTTTACTCATCCTCTTCTACATCAATACTTTCTGGTTCACCTTCTAATTGAACATCATCAAAATATTCATCTGTACTAATTACTGCCCCAACTCGAGCCAATTCAATAGCCTCATCCTCTGACTCTGCCTCTACCTCATATGTAAGATAACTCTTGCCCTTACATTTATATACCATATTTACTAAATATCTCATATGATACTGGCGAAGATTAAAAATAATATCATTAATACAATTATAAATATACTTACAATTATACCTTTCTCATAAAAATATGCATCTTTCCAGTTTTTATTCCATCCAATATTATTAGCTGATTTAATCATTAGATATTCTTTAAAGTTTCTCTTATGAATCTTTTTGTGTCATCTATCGCCTTTGTAATAGTTTCTTCATCTAAAGTAATATCTAATCCAAAATCTTCAAATAGTCTATCTATCATATATTCTTTAAATAATTCAGGAGTTTGTGCGCCATCTTCTAGATAATCTGTAAACGCTAACTCTAAAGCCTTTCTATAATCAGCCTCTTCAATTTCAACTGTTCCTTTTAATTCCATAATTATTCTTCTATTAGTGAACCCAATGGTCATTTATATCTATATCTGCTCCTAAAAATACATTAGGACAGAATGGTTTACCCCCAGCTATCATACAATCAATCAGCACTTTACCTATCTGTTCCTTAATTGCTACTGGACACTCTAGGTTAAATTCATCATGAGCTGGTACACACATTTTTACCTTATCTATTAACTTGTGATCCACAATCCAATTAAATAGTTTAATAGAAGATAATTTAAAGCACATTGCTCCTCTATTTTGTATTCTATAATTAATGGATTGTTTTTCAGAAGCCGCTTTACGCTGCATATAATGTCTTACTTCCTGTACAATCTCATCTTGAGGATTACGTCTTCTTGCACTCTGGTAATATTCCCAAAATCCAGGTTCCTGCATTTTGCTATGAGTCTCCTTTAATTCCTCAGCATCATAAATATGTGCTCTATGTCCAGTAAGAGGATTAAGTAATATATAGCCATCTCTCATAACAGCTGCTCTACAATAATCTTGGTATTTTTTTATTCCTGGAAAACCCTCCATAAAATTATCATAAATTTCCTTTGCTTCTTCTACAGGAATACCATCATTCTTAGATATAGTATTATAGTCTCCTCCATAATTAATAGCAAACTCGATAGATTTAGCTTTTTGTCTCCAATTATGATAGAGTTTCTTTATATTCTCAATCTTAGTATCCCTTGGAATTATATTAGGATAACTCATGTAGGCTACCAAAGAATGAACATCACCACAACCATGTTCAAATAGGTCTATCATCTTCTCATCCTTGGAAACAGACGCAATAATACGGGACTCCTGACTTTGATAATCAGCAGATAACCAGGCATTACCTTCCTCAGAGGTAAAACATGCTCTAGTTTCTGGATCGTGAGGTAGGTTTTGCATATTCAGTTTCCAAACACCGCCACCAGAACTAACTCTTGCAGTATCAGTACCTATAGAATGAAAATCTGCATGTATTCTACCTGTTTTAGGATTAATTGCATTTAACCAGTTTTGTCCATAAGTAGATACGACTTTAGCAGCTTCTTGATACTCCAAAAATATAGGAATAATCGGAAAATCATTCTTTTGTGGTTTTAAAACATTTGCTTCAATAGACTTCTTTTTCTGTTTAGTCTTTTTGTCAAATGTCTCCACATTAATTCCAAGTAACTCAAATAAGGGTATTACCTGTTTTTGACTACTCCAATTTACCACACACTTAGGTTCAGTATCAAATCCAGTAAATAAGTCACCTTGAGTATCAATTTGTGTAAACTGATTCTTGATTACCTTTTTATAAGCATCAACCTTACCATCAGGAGTTTGTAAGTCCTCTTGAGGAAACCTTTTATATCCATCTTTAATTAATCGCTTTACTTCATTAGGATAATCAGCTGAATACCTCGGATATTTAAGTTCAGGATATTGAATATCATAGCCATTATGAGGATTTTCTTTATCCCAAGCTACTACCCAAGCATTTAATTTTGAAATAGCTTTATCAAGTTTAGCTTGATCTTTAGCCATTTTAGCTTTCCATTTAGTAATATCAAGGTGAACTCCACAATATTTAAAGTAAGCAAGTGACTTAACAAATTCACATTCTAACTCTACTGCAAGTTTCATACCTTGTTTTTCTACCTCAATATCCTGTTTTTCCTTTATATCCTCTATGTATGTAACATCTCCTGCTGCATAAATAACAACCTCAGTAGTTAGACCATCATTAATAATTTTACCTCGAACAGTTTTATCAATGTTAATATTTAAATAATTCCACGCAGCTGCCTTTAAACTCTTTTCTCGCATTTGAGCTGGATACCCCAGATATAAGAGCTGTTCTACTATCATACCATCCCAAATATGCTTAGGATAGATGCCCTGAACATATAAAAAGGTTAAATCAAACATTAAATTCCATCCCAGAAACAATCTATCCGATTCTAGGTAGTTTTTAACTATTTGCTTTTCCTTTAGAGTTAAGGTAGTCCAATCAATAACTACTTGATTATCTTTATTACCTAACTGTATAGTCAGTAAAGCTTTAGTATGACAGTCCAGTCCCTTAGTTTCAGTATCTAACTGACATAGTTTGAGCGGCAACAGAACAGACATTGCCTGCTCTATTGTCGCTTCTATATATTTATCAGTTTGAAATAAGCTTTTATTATGACTAACTAAATAAATCATTGATAACTACAAATAGATAAGTTATTCAGAACTATATCTTCATTATCAATATTTAATTTATCTTTTATGGCTTTTTCTACAACTTCTTTTAACTCCTCTTCATTAATAATCAAATATCTACCTTCTTTATACTGAGGAATCGTAATATCTACAAAAGTACCCAATTCAACATTTACTTCTACAGTAACATTTCTATCATTAGGTTCATTCCAAGGTGCACTTGGATCATTAGAAGCCCCTGCTGGATAATTTTCTGTCATGCTAAATAGTCATTTAACCACTCTACTCCATATTCATCTATTACCTTTTCATCTATCTTTATAGCTTCAAGTTCTATATCTTCAAGCTGCTGTTCGTACCATTCTTCAAATTGATCTTCATCATCCTCGTCTATATCGGGACTATCTAAGTAGCCAAATGAGTTAACACACTCATCCCTTAATTCATTTGCATAACTCAGTTCTAATGTAGGGTCTTCATCACTTTCAATTACTTCATTTATTGAAGCATCACAAGCAACAGGATACCTAGCAATAACTAACCACCAATTTCCCTTGAGAAATTCTTCTTTAGATATCATTATATTAATTTAGATAATTGTAGATTGCATCTTTTTCTTATTTTATCTAAAGCTTTTTCTTTTATCTGTCTCACTCTTTCAACACCAATACCAAACATATCGCCTACTTCTTGTTTAGACATAGGATTCATTCCTATGCCAAATAACATAATAATAATATCATGTTCTCTAACAGGAAGTATATCTAAGCATTTACATAATTCCTTATTAATAAAGCTTTTATTAACTTGTTCATCAAGAGAAGGTTCTCCGTCTGGTATTACATCACATACTTGACTATTTTCCTCGTCCCCGCCAATAAAATCATCAACACTAACTAATCTATTAGAAAATTGTGCCAAATAATCTATTTGTTTTTCAGGGATATTAGTTAAAGTATGTAACTCATTTGTAGTTGGATTTCTACCGTTCTTTTTAATAAACTCATTAGTAGCTCTTAATATTTGAATCACTTTTAAGTGTTGAGTTACCGGTAATCTAATTTCACGACCATACCAATATATAGTAGTATAAATACATTGTTTTATCCACCAAGCAGAATAATTAAGAAATTTAACACCTCTAGTTGGGTCAAACTTATTTACTGATTTACATAAGCCTTCCAATCCTGAAGATATTAAATCCATAAGAGGAATACCTCTATTCTGAAACTGCTTAGCTATAGTTACTACAAATCTTAAATTAGAAGTAATTACTTTTTCTCTAGCCTTTTCATCTCCATTTTGAGCTTCAACAATTAACTTGTTTATTTCTTCATTATCTAATATTTTATATTTAGATATATCTCGAAAATAACTCTGAAGTAGAGAGTCAGACTTGTCAGAAAAAATAACTCTTTTATTCATTAATTGTAGACTTAGCTAGTTCTTTAGCTTCATCTAATTGCTTTTCTTCTTGGGTTGGTTGATTAAGACCTATAAGTATACTAAGAATAGTAAGATAAGCTTCCATTGCTTTAAGTTGGGCTATTAACAAATCTTTATTAAGATTATCTATGGAAGTTTTATCTACTTTATTAATTAAGAAATCTCTAAGTTTTGTGGTTTTAATTTCTAATTCCTTATACTCTGTAAGTAGTCTATCAAACACGCTCTTTTCCATGTTAATTTATATTTAGTTAAAGTAGAATCTAGAACAGTAAATATCTAATATATCATTTTCTTCTTTATTAGTCGATCTCCAAATATGTAGGTTCATAACTAATATGATAATCATTATCAAGAATAGAAACATTATATATTTCTGTATTATCCAGTTTTAAATACTTATCTTTGCAAGTATGCAGATGCCCACAAAATACATATTTAGGTTTAACTCTCCGAATAGCTTTAGCTAAACTTTGACCTCCTGCATGAATGGATTCTTGACTCCATTGACTCGGAGGTAATAAATCTAAATCTCCTAAAGCAGGAGTATCATGGGTCAACCATATATCTATATCATCTGGAACTTGACTATATAGACCTTCTAGAAACTCCTCGCTATGCATAAATGCCCAATGTCCAAATATATGACATTGTGGAGATCCATACACCTTATAATTTTTACCATCTGGGGCTCTATAATTAGTACAATCATTAAGTAAATAAGTGAACTTAAAATCAGAAAGGTACTCCAAGGCTTTCATTACTGGATATTCTGAAGCACATATAAAATCGTGATTACCCGCTACCATATACACTTCTTCACAAGGTAATTCCTTAATCCAAGGTAAAAAGTCTTGGAAGAACCATACAATAGATTCTACTCTATTTTTCTGTATATTCAAGGGTACAACATCTCCTGCAATTAGACATAAATCACACTTCTGTATATGGATAAGATTACCATGTAAATCAGACATTGCGCATATTTTCATATTCTATTAAATATTCAAAAAATCCATCATAAGATAAGTTATCTTTTATTGTAATAACTTCCTTTCTATCATCTACAGATTTACACCATTGGTGCCTATTAACTACTTGACAAAGAGATTTGTTATTATATACTATATCCAACATAGCTTCCCAAGTAGCTATATTTCTAGTACTAGAATCTTCATTGTCTTTAGTTGTATAGTTGAAAATAAATATTAATTGCCACTTTCTAAATAAAGTAATAGCAATATAAGGATCCCATTCATGTTCGATTCTCTCATATTTCCATTTCCAACCAATAGCACTAAATCTAATATCTAATATCTTATTATAATATCTATCCGTTATAGGTAATCCAAAGAACCATATTTTCTTACCACAATAAATATGGCAATAAGGTCTATGAAACCAGTCTTTACACTTCCACCAAACATAGAATGGATTACGATATTCATTCCAATGCTTAATGAAAGTGTGTATTTTATTAGCCAAGTTCATCTTCTTTATCCATTTCAGGGTCAGACTGTGCCTTATCTACAAACTTGAAACATTTCAATTTCCAAGCGTGACTAAGCATATCTTCCTTCTTAATAACGATACCTTCGTGTGGGACCTTATTGTTACAAGAAGGAGACTTACATTCCATATAGAAATGCTTATCATTAGATAGTTTGTCTAAAAATAATTTCGACCAGTCTCTATCCTTACTATCTAATTCAGGATATAAATCCTTAGCATATCCATAATAATATTCAGTTACAGGAGTTAGTCCTACTGACTTACAATATTGCTGAACTTCTCTTGCACTAAATTCATGTACTTCACCATCTACATTAGTTAGTGTGATTCTATAAGGTCTCACCTTAAAATGTTTTTCTGGCTTATATACCAAATCGCCTACAATAGTGTTAGGTTTCTCACAACCATAATCATATCCCTTTTGAATATATGTGCCAGTTGGATTGTATCCTACAATCTCAGCATAAATAGTCATACCCTTCTGAAGATATGGACGTAGATAATCATCAGCATATTTCCAAGTATCACAACCATAATATCCTGGAGTTACATTAGGATTATAATACTGATTTTTAATCACATTCTTCGAAGCATATAGATGGTCATAAATATCAAAGATATTACCTGTGAGCCATTTAGCTAATTTCTCTTTCCAAGTAAGTTCTTTATGACACATTACATAGGCTGAGATATGAGACATTCCATGTATCTTCTCAGTGATACTAATTAAATCTTCAGGTTGTATTACATTAGGACATTTCTTGATAATAACTGTGTCATAATGAAATCTGAATTGAGAAGGAATGACCTTATCGAGCTCTTTCTTAACCTTACGTGTCTTCTTTGAGCTTCCTCCTGGAGTTCCCTGTGTTCTTTTAACGACGAATTTCTTATTAACCCAAAATGTCTTGCCTTCATGTTCTACTGTATCAAATTCTGTTCCATCAATTAATTCAATATCTCTATTAGTTATAGATGTAATCCAATTGGTAAATTCTACAGCAGGAAGAATAAAACCTTCCGATAATTCACCTCTCAGTTTAACTGCTTTAACCTTACCATTATCTTCAAATAGACCAGTTTTATTTGGATTGCTGTTTTTCTCAGACTTTCTAAATAAATTATTATAAGATAGTAAATCTGGATTAATACAACAAGCTGTTGGGAAATATATATAAAGCCCTGGTTCAGCATCTATTGAAGTAATAATATTAAATCCGCCAATAGTACAACATTTAAGTTTAGTTACTTCTGGATTTGAATGCTTTCTAAAAACTTTAATATCAACTACTTTAGCTAAGTAATTAATGTTACAATTTTTACTCTTGATTAGTCTCATTATTAATTAATTCTTGAGAGAACTTAATATTATCTAATGAAATAATCTCAGATACCCAAGGATACTTATCCGAGATTGCTAATCTAATTCAAACTTTTTTAGACGAATTCATTGCCTGGAGAAACAGACTTGAAATATTCACACATAAAGTTAGCATAAACTTGTGACTGTGCTTCACTATAGCTATTATCAAAATAGAACTGGAAACAATGAATAAGCTCATGCCAAAATGTATTAGTCATTTGATCTTCTGTCAACTTTATTATAGTTTTATCCTCTAATTCTACAGTCTTAGCTATAGTTATAGTATTAGTGGCATCACACCAATTTCCATAATTGTTATTATCTTCTCTTTCTACCAATTTTACTTTAATAGTATTTCCAGCACACTTAAATTCACTTGGCAATTGCATCAATAACTTTCATTACTTGTTCAGGAGTCATCTCATATACATTTTTATTGTCTTCTAATGATGTATTCACTTCTATATATTCCAATAAATCATCATATATATTTAATGCACCTACTGGCATATGACTTTTAATTACGGAATATTCAATATCAGAGAGCTCCTTAGGTTCAAATTGTAATAAATCCAAACCATATTCTTTACCCTGATGTACCTCATATTCCCAAGCCTCATTACTACCAAATCCTTTTGTAGTAAATGCACTACCTAATTTAAGTTTAGCATATATATAGATGCGATACATATTTTCATCTAATAGTTCATAGAAAGGCATCTCAAATTCATCGCACCAATCTACACTGGTATTAATTAAATAATGTTTCATATACTTGTTTGTGTTGTATAAAAGTTAATACTTCTAGTCCCTACTATGTGAGCTTCTCTATCTACTTTATCTATATAATATTCCACTTCACCCTCAAAATCATCAATTATAGTAGCGCACCAAGAATGTTCCTCTATCCAAGATTTCCATTCAGGATTATATGCAAGTATCTCATCAAGTAGGAACACTCCTACAAGACCTGCATCTGCACAGAATCCTCCTATAGCCTTACCTTCATCTGGAATAGGAAGTTCATCATCTTCATATTCCTCATTTTCAAGGTTATCATTTAAAACCCGTAGAATACTTTCTAGAAGCTCTTTTGGTTCCTTCTCCGTTTGATAAGTAGTACAACCCCAATCTCCATAAATAGTAGATTCAGAAATATAGTTATGAATACCTAATGCTCCCATATTTTCTCCATAATTACATTTATCCCAATCATCATATTTACGAGATTCACTGTAGTAATAATCTAAAGCAGCTTTGTAAGCTAACTCTTCTGGAGTAGAGTAATCTTTAAATGGTTTACTAATTATAGACGCAGGAAGTCCAAAATCCTCTTCATTAGGATACTTAATAGGATTCTTCTTAATTATATAACATGGGTCTGTAATTACAATAGTTCCTTTAAAATACATTAGTCTGCAAAATTTAAAGTTGTCCCTACTTGAGCATTATTTAATGTATCTAAATCATATTTATCAAATCTACCTATAACTTTATTTTTATGAATTACTTCATAATGTCCATTACCTATCAGTTTTATTTTCATATATATAAAATTACTAGTAAAATTTACTCTAAGTCAAATCTAAATATTCTCAACTTAGGTTGAGTAGGTATACCGTCATCTGAATAGTTAAAGAAAGTACATTCAGCTTTGTGTCCTTTGTACTTAGTTTCAAAGTTTTCAACATATTCAGCTTTAATTTCTCTATTACCTACTGGCATAGCTTCAAAAGTACGTCCATCTTCTAATTCACAAGTAAATGTCATATCTTCAGAACCTCTAAGTCCCAATTTATATCCAATTACTTTGAAATCTTCAGACTTATATTGTTTAATCTTTATGAGATTATTACAACGAGAACCTACTTTATAAGGTTTAGAAGGGTCTGTAATTACAGCACCTTCAAATCCTGCAGAAACCCATTCATCGTGAAGTTTCTTCATATTATCCCAACCAGATACATATTCATGTCCCAAGAGTCTGATTGGTGCCTCTGATTCATCCTCACTACTTCTATAAATGGGGAAGTTATGAGCTTCTGCAAATTTATCCTCCAAAAACTTATAACGTTCTGAAGCTATCATGTCAATATCTGCAGAGTTATAACAATCATATACCCAATACTGCAACCAATCACAATCATAAGCATTCTTCTCCATTCTAGCAGCTCCTGAAAGTTGTTGGAGAGTCTTACCTCTTACGAACAACTCACCATCAAGAATAATAGTAGGGTTCTCTTTAAAGAAAGCTACTAGAGCAGGATTAGTGCGCAAGTGAACTGTACTGTAGTCATAATGCTCACCTCCTCTACTAGCTGTATGAATTTCTTTACCATCCCAGTAGAATAACGCCTTTACACCATCAAGTTTTCTACTAATTAACCATTTTTTATTAAATATCTTAGGATTTGTAACCTTATCAGCTTGTTTAGCTAATTGAGGTTTAATTACACCATACTGATTGGTCTTAACATCTCCAAATATACTAAGGAGTTCATCATCAGTATATTCATTAGGATGTTTGTCAATTTCCTTATAGCCTTTATCTAAATATTTCTTAACTTCAGAGTTAAATTGTAAAGTATATTGTTCTTGCCAATTTCTCTTCTGTTTAGTTCTATCTACAATAATTTGAGGTGAGAGGGTTGTTTTTCCTCTCACCTGACCATAACTACGTTGAATTATATAACCAGCTCGTCCATCATCAATTGAATGCCATTCTTCATCACATTCTACAACTGCAAAACGAAATTTACCAGTACTAGCACGTCCTAAAAGATATTTAATCATTACTTACGAAACTTTTCTACAATATTCCAAAGATCATCTACTGTTTCTGTTGGAATCTCTGAACCATCTTCATTATAAGCTTTATTTACTTCATCACCTTCAAACAAAGCAGGTCTTTCATATATCCACCAGTTAATCCAATCTACTCCATCTTCATCAAATACAATATTCCAAATTGATTCTGCAAGACTAGCTACAGTATCTCCAATAGGAAGTTCCCACAGATTAATACCGAAATCATCCCATCTATCGTATTCTTTATTCAGTTTCAATGTGTCTTCAATAACCTTTGTGAATTGTTCCTTAGTAATCATATATAATTAATATTAAATATTAAGTATTTATCTAATTAATCTAATAAATCTAATACAATATCAATTACGAACTCCAGTGTGCCCATAACCACCTTCTCCACGTTCTGTTTCGTCGAGTTCATCAACTAGTGTAAATTCAGCTTGTTCACATTTATAAATAATACCTTGTCCAATTTTATCTCCCTGTTGTACTGTAAAAGGCTCAAATCCATTATTCTGTACAATAAGACCAATATCACCACGATAATCTGCATCTATAACTCCGAAAGAATTAGCCATAGTTACTCCCTTCTTGAGACCAAGACCACTTCTAGTTACAATAGCTAACATATATCCTTCTGGAATAGCCATATGTAAACCCGTAGGAATTAGAGCCCGACCTCCTGGATGAATTGTAATCTCAACAATCTTCCTATTTATATTACGTAGAAAAGAGCAGTTCCAAGTAAGCTTTTCGTTTACCTCATCTACATTAGCACAAAAGTCAAATCCAGCAGAACCAGATGTTGCATATTCAGGAAGGTTATTACTAGACTTATTAATTACAGGTACTTTTAACATTACAATAACGATTTAAAATTTCAGAAATATTATCTAAAGTACATTCATTCGACTCACTATAAAAAGGAATCTCATGATTATTATCTTTAAATAAAGCAAATGGAGTTAATCTAGCACTATAACCACCTTTTAATCGGTATGCTTTCTTTTTTTCTAAATAGTGAGACTCATTATAAGCTCTTATAGTGACACTATAAATAGCAGCTAAGTCCTCCAATTGTTTTTTGAAATCTAAAATATCATTATTATAAGCTAATTCTAAAGTCATTAATTACTTTTACGCCAAAAATAACTAGTTATATCTTTAGTTATTGGTCTTCCACAAGTGTTATCAATCTCCAGCATTACCTGATTTGTATTAGGATTATCTAGTCCTCCTCTTTCTTCTACATAAGGACCTAATTTCACATAATCAAAATACTGTAAATCAATTTCTGGAGATAAATGATTTCTACCACTATACCAACCAACTTTCAAATCATATTCTGTTTTAATATATTGTGCAAGAGCATTAACACTTTTTGGCTCTATGTCTCCACCCATAAATCCAACACAGGTAATACCTTTATTTTCTGTAATTAACTTATTTAAGGCTAATTCTCCTAAAGGTTCTCCTATGTCCTCAGCAAGATAAGATGAATGGCAACCAGAACAATGGCAAGGACATTGACTAATATTGATGCACAGACTAATTTCGTTAGGAAACTCTGAGAAAGTAACCATTGAATTGACATATTTAATCATTTAAATAATCAACACATTCATCATAAAGGACATCTAATCCACTATCCCAGTTAATATCTCCAAACATTAATCCTAAAGAGCTTAAATAAGCTTCTATAAGACTATGAATATGGTCATCTATATAACTCATTAAATCCTCGTTAGAGAGTGAACTACACTGAGGATAATGGGACTTTATATAATTAATAAAATCCTTTACTTCTACCTCTTCATAAAGGTCAAGATCTATATATGCCATTCTTTAGAGCAAATTTAAATATTCCCAAATACTTTCACATAGTAAATCTAGCAATTCTTCATTAATATCTTCATCATATTTTATATCTTTATTTCTAAAGTATCCTTCTAGATAATAATAAATATTATCTCCTATGTCGTCATGCCAACTATCTCTAGGAACCTTTTCCTTTAATAGATCATTTTGTATAAACTCTGAAAGATCCTTTACATTAACATCAAGATAAGAAGTATATGGAAGTTTTATAATATCCATTGTACAATTTGTTTAGTTTCTGTGTTTAACACAAATGGTTTGCAACAATCTAACATAGCATATTTATCTGTGATTAAAGGCTCAGTTCTACCTCCCCAAGTATGCCCAAATATTTGATAATAATCTTTATATGGAGTTTGTATCTGAAAATCTTCTAGACTATTCCAAACACAAGAACCATATATATTGTTCCCACTTCTAGAATAAGGAATTTGGTCTAATGGACTAAGATTAGTTATATCTATATTATTTAAATCTTTTAATTCTAGATTATTGCAATCTAACCAATTCTTAGTAATACCTGCATGAGAGAATAAGTATTTATTAGGGACCTCCGTAGTTAAATCTTCATATATATAATATAGCTGGGGACTTAAACTACTAATTAACTTCTTTACTTCTTTTTGTTGCCAGTAATCAAATCTGCATTTACCATTTCCATTGAAATAACTTAAATCGTGATTACCTAATAGGCATATAGTACTAGAAGTATGACGTCTATTCTCTACAAAGGTAGCTAATTCTCTAAGATTGATTATAGATTCTGCTTTATCAGGTTCTCCATCTACATATTCCCCATAAGGGTCATGATAATCTCCTAAAAATACAATTCTATCTTCCCAATTGTTGCACGGTTCTTTCCAAAAACCACGACCGTGAATATCTCCTAAAATTAATATTTTACTCATAATTTTGATTTTAAATACCCAATAATATCTTTTTCTTCATAGGAAATTTCTATTAATCTAATACTGTTTTCTTTACAGTATGCTCGTAAATAATTATCTCTATTAAGTTGTGCATCGAATTTTAACTAACCTCCAAATCCTTTTTGCATTATGTAATGTTGTTTACCATTATATTCTACAAATGTATTATATTCCGGTAGATAAAAATCAACAAAAATTTTACCTGTAATACGTATATTACTTGGTACAGATACTTCATACTAAGATATGTATTCAATATTAGCATCTTTAAAATAATTCATTAAAAATTCTTCCCCGTGAGACATATTACATTTTGGGCAACCACATCTGCAATTAATATGATGTACGGGGGTTTGTTTAAAACTCCCGTGTTCTGGACATATTATCTCTACTTTAGTAGTATTATTAAAATATTCAACTTTGGAGTAATCATACTTGTCTCCATGAATCTGTCTAGCCTACTAAACAAATTCTTTAATTGTTTTTCTTTTAGTACCATTACACTCAGGACATCCATGACCGAATAAGTGTTTGGCTGGTTTCTATTCAAAGTTTCCATGAATTGGACAAGTTATGATTACAGGAGTCTAACTATTTACATAATTTACAAAATCATAACCATATCTTCCATTATGCTTAATAGAAGCTTTATCAATAAATTCTTTTGTACTTAATTTTTTCATAATATTTTACTCATTTTCGTACCACTTTTTAAATTTAGCAAGAAATTCATCCCCAGTAACTAGGTCTGTAATATCTTCAGCATCTATATCACCATTGGAACAATCATAAGGAGAAGCTTCTTCAATTAATTCTTCTATGTAATTTTCTATATTATCTTGAATACCCTCAATAATCTTGTCTATACTATCGTCTTCAGCTCCTATATAAGTACGGTATACATAAAGTAAAGCTGAGTAAAGTGTATCCTCATCAACAAATACTTGTCGAATTTCACGCCACGTTAATCCTATCATTTTGCAGATTTTAATTCTTCTAAATATTTAGTATAAAAATCTAATAACTTATCTTCTGCTACCTCTTTTATTTGGTCAGCTAAATCGTCAATAGTCATATTATCTGTTACTTCTTCTTCTAGTTCAAAATGTTGTATGAACTCATCGTACCAACACTCAGGATTATAAAAAATATCGTCTACTATGTCTGATGCAGTAACATCTTCTCCATAGTTTTCTTTAATATCATCTTGGTCTATAAGTACTTGAAACCATTCTACTATAGAATCTACATCATAACTATATTTACTAGCTACATTTATTTGTTTCTGATATACAAAATACATATTAATATGGTTTAAACTGTTGCTTTATTAACTTACCCCCTTTATATACGGCAGTTCTAGTTCCCACCATTGATTCTTTGGGCATATAATCATAGTAATATCTACCATTTTTATAATATATATCTTCTTCAGTTATAGTGCAATTATAGGGAAGCCAATCAGCGTCTGTATTATCTTCAAATAATCTATAGAAATCAAAAGGATCATTTAGAGGATTATCTGTATAATACACATTATCCGTAGGTTTAAAATCCTCTATATTCGTAGAGATATTATCTATAATGTATTCTCCAATAAACTCATCATTTAATATCCCGTATAACCTCATTATAAAAAAGATTTAAATATTCTTACAATAGTACTCTTCTGAGCAGTGGGAAATTTACGTTGAACATGTGTAATAACCATTTTAGTATCTTTAATAGTCAGAGTCATTATTTTCATTAACTCTGCAATAAGTTCATCAATCTCCTGTTCTGAAGGTTCTACGGGCATTATTCCTCGAATGTAGCCAATTTCTTTAACCTCCTTAAGTGCTAAATCTTTACGACCAGCTTTCTCATAAATAGCCATAGCCTTTTCTCGCTCTTTAACCATCTTATGCAAAACATCTAGTTCAGAAACTGGTTTCTCAGAATGTTGATTATTAATCAACGCAGCTTTAATTAATTTAGCTGTTTCTAACATAAAGGTATTAGAAGTCTTTCTAGCACCTTCAATCAAGACATCAACTGTCTGTTCTATTGTCTTTTTATTTTCTTTCATCATTAATTGTAATATTAGGGTTAATTATATATTCTATATCATCTAAATCAAAGTCCATGGATTCTAACCAATCTTCTATATCTGTATCAGTCATACTTACTTGTGGTAAATTATAAACCCATACAGATCCATCACAATAATTAAATACAGCTATCTCCTGCATTATTCGTAATCATAATCTATCATAGCAGTTAAATAATTGATGGCTGCTAATTCACCACTGTGTAAACTAATCTGTTTATCGTTAATTGTTATATCCCAACCATCTCCATTAACCCATTCTGTTACTACTATGTAATCAGAATCTTTGCCATATGTGAAATTGCGTAGAGAACAATTAACTGATTTAAGTTGTTTTCTTTCTACACTCATACATAGAAAAAGGAGACCTAGTTACCTAAGTCTCCTTAACCATTTATAAATTATTTTCTAAATAATCTAAAATATTTTGATAGGTAGAATCATCTATTTGCATACCAACCTCACCTACCAAATTACATACACAAGATTCTAGATATTCAAGCCCTTTGTCGGTTTCTAAATAGTCTAAAATCTCATCTATGTTTTTATTTTGAAATTCTTGATTGATGAAGTCTCTTAGAGCTTCTTCATCAAGTGTTTCTTCTTTAACTAATGTTACTTCCATTATTTACTAAGTAATTCCTTTATCTTATTAGCTGGAACTGCTCCAGACAATCTACCTACTTCCACTCCATCTACTAAATAGATAAGAGTAGGTATATTTCTAATCTGATATTTTAGTGTTTTCTGTTCTTCAATCTCACAATCTACCATTGTTAATTTAACATCAGGAAAATCCTTGAGTACATTATCCAATGTAGGTTTAAGAGCCTTACACTGACCACACCATTCTGCTTCAAATTTCAATAATTCTTTCATTCATCAATTTCTGTCATGTTAATAAATTATATTAATAATATCACCCCAGTCATCTACTTCATAACTATCTACAAGGAGGTTTCCATTGTCATTTAGATATGCTTTTTGTTCTTCTTCAGACATTGATTTAAATTCTTCAAATGCTTTATCATCTAAATATAGTTCTAGACGACCATATCTTAGGTGTCCCTGAACATAATCAAGTTCCCCACAAATTGTATGCATATTATTAAAGATTTGGTTTATATGTAAAGCTTCTATCTCCACTCTTGTACTTACGTACTGCAAATTCTAACTGTCTAGGATTACTCCAATTATCTACACACACAAGATAGCCAATAATTCTTGTATAATATTTAATGTGTCTACAATGACAAATAGGACACTCGTCAATAGGAGCATTTACTACATGCCCACATTCTCTACATTGAGACATTGGAATATTAAATGTAAAATAACTAGTACCCTCATCTTTAGCCACATCTAACAGATGTAAATACTGATACTTACTTAAATGGGCATCAAGATTCGCATGAAGAGCTTGTCCTCCATCACAATACTGAGCCACCCCTCTACCATGAAGCTTAAATTTATCAAGAATAGAGGTCTCATCCCATGGATTATAGAAATAACAGTTATACAGGTTCTGATTTTCAGGTACTACATAACCATCTTTCTTATCCCAATTATAGAGTTTTACACCCAATCCTTCTCCAGGAATAGCTTCACTATTAAATAAGAATGGTCTCTTATTATCGTGGATAGAATTTTTCTTATTTTCTTCTTTAACGGTACCAAATACTAGTTTAAGAAAATCTTTATATTCCTTATTATTAGATACAGATAATCCTAAGAATTGTGCAGCTTCACAGTAACCTATCAATCCAATAGTAGAATACAATTTACGCATATAAATATATCCTGCATTACAATCGGAGAACATTTTAGCATCCTCCATTTCATAAAGCATTGTCTTATATGCAATATGATACTTATATACTCTTTCAAGAATATTAGTAATATATATATTTAAACTATTTCTATTAGTTTCTATATTAATATCTGGTATTCCTTCATTTTTCCAATCTCCAACCCAGTCTTGAACAATTCTATTAATATTAAGAGTAATTACATTACAAGAACCAGTCATAACTCCAGTCATACCTGTAGTAGAACTAAAGGTATTATCAGACATTTCATTCAAGACTCTGCAGCAACTAGCTAAAGATGTAGGATTATCACTAGTATAGCAGAAGAAACTTCCACCTTTAGCCCATTCTTCAGCACATAACTCTTTGTACTCAGGGTCAAGATATTCTTTACCATTATGTACAAGAGCCATAGTAGTTACAGGGAACGTAAGAGGTTTAATTAATCTAATCTCTCTTAAAAGTTGCATAAAGATTCTCTGCAACTTATCTATAGCATTCCATTCAGGTTGTGTTCCATCAGGATAATAAAATTCTCCAAAGAGTGATTTAAAATATATTTTATCATAAAAAGAAACATTAGAAAAAGGTGAATTATAGCTTCTATTGCCCGCAGGTTGATTTACACCATAAATAAACTGTTTCATACCCTTTCGGATATAATGCCCAACAGTATACTGATGCAAGAAATGAGAATTAGTTACAACCTCATCTACTTTATCATACCATACAGGTCCAAACTCTTGAATTACATAATAATTAAGGGCTATAAAATAATCACCAAGAGCTACAGCTCCTTTACACTGAGAACTAAACAAAAATACAGCATTAGTTACCTGACCACTAAAAGACTGAATATCATTTGGAGCACTAGGAGTAACTCCATCAATATTACCTACACCTTCAAGCATTAATGGATATAATGTAACTGCTTTACAATAAGGTTTAAGTACTGGAGTACTAGCCTCATCATGAGTATAAATAATATGATTTTCTAGATCCTTAATATATTGTCTTCCAAGTTCTTGACCTGGATACAATTTATTAAGTTCATCTTTCATTCGCTGTCTTTGAATAATTCTATTGGTTACTTTATATACTTCGCCCTCAAGATTAGCTACATTCTTAGAAGCAACATTAGCATTAGCATCAGTTTCTGAAGAAGTAGATGCATTCACACTGGAATCTTTATAAGTGTCCATATAATTAAGTCTACTTCTAATAAATCTAGCTTTCTTATGCTCTTCTCTGTAAATAGAATAAGCTCTAGCTACATCAAAATATTCATAGTTATATAGAGTCTCCTCTACTTCATCTTGAATCTCTTCTACAGTAATATTATCCCAGAAACTCATCTCTGAAATCATATCTCGAATAACATTTTCAACAGAAGTATAACCACAAGCTTCAAATGCTTTAGCTAAAGCATTAAATATTTTATCTGCATTAAATTCTTCCTTTGTCCCGTCTCTTTTTATAATGACCATATATTCTTTTTATTCATTAATTTTTTAGTATCTGAAGATAATTTATCTGGATTATAGTTATCTAAATCTATTGTGAAATTAATGAGTTTAAAACTATCAGCAACTTTATCTTTTATGAGCCATTTAACTAAATTAGCTAGGGATTCATCAGCATAATCTCCACCATGAGCATTTTTAACTATCATACTATTATCCATAGTATTAAAGAACGCCCAAGGAACGACTTCCCCACATGTATAAGCTATGTAACCAACAGCATCATCCCCTTTATATGGTATGACTATACCTCCAGTATCTTCATCAATAGCACCTAAATCAATAGCATCCGAGGTTTCACTTGGCAATATAATATCTTTCATACTATTTATTTTAAAGACTCTAAAAATTCATCTACAGTAGGATACTCATCATCATAGATAATATCGTCAATCTTGAAATCTTTAATGACAAAATCAGGTCTTCCATGAGATTGCCAATACTTTGTTACATACTCAGCATTAGAATTAGGACTTCCTACCATTAAAGCCATAGTTATATCAAACTGATTAGACTCCCTAGAATGTCCACAATAGAAATTCTGACACTTCTTAATATGTTCCAGACACTTATCAGTAGCTTCCTTACCAATTAATGTATCTAACGCAGGAACCTTTTTATAATCTCTATAAGCAGGTCTATCTTTAGTAGCAGGTTTATAGTCGTCCTCCATACCTCCCTTAACTAAATAGTCTATTAGTAATTCAAAAGTGTCATTCCAATTATCAGTAATTCCATAAGCATCTTTGTATATGTTTCTCAGATAGATAAAATTCTTTTCTGATAAATAGTGTTTCTTATATAAAGGATCCTCCTTAGAATCTTTATATCCATCTGCAATAAGTTTATCTAAGTCTATAGCTGGTTGAGACCATTTATACATTTCAACCAAGCATTTATGAATTGCCTCATTTAAAATATCAGTTCTTGTTAACATGCAGTGTTTATTTTCCTTATTAAATGCTAATTTAGTTATTTCCTTTAACTGTTCCCATCAACATATTATCTTCTGTAACTACAGAATAATTAATACTCCATTTAGTGTGTCCAAAATTAGCAACAATATAATTGCTACTTCCATACATACTACCTACTGAAATATAATCAAACTGTTTGCCTGTAGTATAAGCATAATTATGTAAATCACCCTTTACTACATAGATATATTCATTACTAATATTCTGTTCTGCTATATAGTTAGCAAAATATAATTCAGTTTGAGGGTTAAGTGTAAGTGGAAATTGGCGAGACTGATTGTTATTGTCTTTGCCGTGCATGAAAATCCATGAGTGCTTACCAATAGTGAAATGGTCAATGGGAAAGTTACTAATAAAACTGTTAACCCCTTCATTAGCTAAATATGCAGCCAACAACTTATTATTTAACCATCCCCAATTGCCGTCATGATTACTCTCACCTATACAGAGATAATTAAACCCATCACTTTTCACATTAGCTTTAAGAGACTTAAAGAATTCCATCATACACTCTATATAAGTCTCACTAATTTCTTTATCATCCATTACCTCAGGAAGTTGATGTCCTCCTCTAGTAGTTTCCTTGTTATAGCCATCGATGGAGTCACCAAGATTAACTACATAAACTGCCCCATAAGACTGTCCTGCAAATGTCTGTACAATCTTAGTTAATCTAGCCTTAATCTCTTCTTTATCATAATTAGGAAGAGTTACGAAACTACTATACTTAGCATTATAAGCCCCAATATGTAAATCAGACAACCATATAATCAATACTGGATATGTTGGATTACCACTATTAATGTTAACTGGAAGTTCTTTATAATCTTTATTAGTTTCTTTAATTAATTGAATTAGTTTCTCTTCACTAATAGAACTTTTCATTTGCTCTTTAGTGAGTTTAATAACTAGTTGTCTAAGGTCTCTCACCTCATTCTTTTCAACAGCTTTTAGGAAGTCGTTCTCCTTCTCTCTAAGCTGCATTTCCTGAAGTTCTTCTGGTGTATGCTCTTCAATTACATGAGGAGCAAATGGACTAGAAGCTTTAGTTATATTAAAAGCACGTAAGATTCTCTTAAAATCAACTAAAGAATAATCAGGAAAATGTCTACTTACTTGTCGCTGTGTGAGACTAGAACCATAATAAGAATAAAGTCTATAGATAAGATTCATTTCATCTCTAGTTAATGCTCCTATCACAGGAGTCTTATCACGACGAAATACTTTAAATCTATAACTAACTATTGCGCCATCCTCATTACGAATCTGTTCAGTCTCAGCTCTTTCATCAGTATCAATATGCTCTACAGAATTACCTGTAGGTTTCTTTACAGAATCATATAGAGAAATAATATCTTCATCTTTACCAATATTACGAGTATATTTAATAGTATTCATTAAAGTACTATAATTATAGTTCTTTGCAGTACAAGCTGCTTTTATACTACAATTATTCTCCTGGGCATAGTTCAATACTTTCTCAATACGATTTCTGGTTTCCTTTTTCATTGTTAAATGTTTAAATAAGCTATTAAGCCGTTAAAAGTGTAATCTTTTTATAAACATCTAATTATTACTGAATCTATATTATATTGTATTATTTAGTTAATTCCAAATATTTCTTTACTTAATACCTAAAATGTCCTTAACTAAATAAATTTTCTCAAATTTATTAACTATATCTCTACCCTTATCATGAGTAATAATATCTGTAAATGCCTGATAAGCATCGAACATACAAATATCCTCATTATTAGGTACAAAATAGTCAGACTTCTCGTCAATTACTAATTTCTTATAAGCATCAATAGCTGTAGATTCTGCCAACTTTACAGTACCAAATCCCGAATTAAATTTGCTACTAATACAATTATCTACCCAATGTCCCAAATTATCATAGAGTTCATTTCTCTTAATATATGTATTAGCTAAATTCTCCAACATCACCTTTGTGTTATCAGTCATTTCCATAACCTGATTTACAAAGGTATATTCCATAGCTGTCTCAGGTTCTAGTTCTCTAACTTGCAGCATATTTGGAGAGAATACACACATATTTAAACAAGCACTACGCACTGCATTTTGAAATATCTTATACACTGGTTTACGGGTATCCAAAGCATACAGAAGACTAACTGACTGAGTATGACCTTCATAAGCATATTCTCCTGGAAGTTGTGCTTCTACCCACACTCTATTATATACAATATTTTCAAAATTAACTTCACCATCATTAGTTAGACTAATTTGATCTGCAGGCTTAACCTGAATTTCAAACTTGTCTGTAAATTTAGACATTCTGTCTATAAAGGGCATTACATATTGCTCAGTTGTGAAATACTCCTTTTCTTTAATTCTAGTGGCTTTTCCTGAATAAAGTTGCTCTAAAGTTACTTGCATTTAATTTAATTACTTAATTATTTAAAGTAATCTAGCTATTAATGTATCTAAAAGAAAAAAGGTGACTATCCTCACGGACAATCACCTTACTTAATTCTAACAATAGTGTTAGTTATTCAATATATTATTACGCATTCTCAATACCAAAAGCAATGTATGAACCTGGCTTAGTATTCTTAGAAGGAGTATACTTAGCTGTAGCTACAACTGCATTACCCTCTACTACATCCTTTGTCTTTACCAACTTAGCATCACCTCTAAATGCGCCACTCTTATAGAGTTCCTTGATTGCATTCTTAGCATCTGCCTTATTAGTATCAACCTGGCATACTGTCTTGCCCTCAGCGTCAATCCACTTGTACATTGACTTAAACTTTCTCTTACCCTCGCTCTTTACATCTTCAATCTTATATGGACGCTCACGAGTGTCACCAATAGCAGCCTCTACTACGATAATATAACCAGCACCTGGACAGCTCTTGCCTTTCTTCTCCAAATAATCCAGCTTAAATGCCTTATCGTCACGCTCTGTCCAAATACCCTGATGCTTAGCCTTTGCATTCTTGTAAGCCTGAGTTGCATCACCATTAATATGGAAATACTGCTCTTCAATGTTTGCAATTGCTGCATCCTTAGACTCTGCTGATACTGTTACACTCTTAAAATTCAAAACCTTTGTACTCATAATTATTAAATCCTTATTAAACATTAATCATTTTCATATCATCTACGAAATACTTATCTAAAACCAGTTTTCTTGACTGATGTAAACAACAATAATCCATTTAGGAAATTATCCAAGGATTATAGTGTTAATTAATGTTAATCTAAATAATTGTACAGATTTTTGATAAAATATTATCAAAACGGCACATAAGAATCTAATAACTTTTTAAGCTGTTTTGGCATATCTTTGAGAGGTACTCCATAGTCTGGGAAGTCTTTAACTCCATACATAAAGTCCTCACAAATAGCACCGAGTGATTTCAGAAAGGTTTCCTTTTCTTCTTTTCCAAAATCTTTTCCTACCTTCAATAAAACATCATAACAAGTAACTTTTTTGTCTTTTTTCCTGAGTTCATTAGTTATATAACAGGTTAAAGCTATTACAGCTAATTTATCACCTAAGTTACTATTTAAAAAATGAACACTAAAGAACTTTTTATATATTGCTAGAGTCTTATCAAAGTCTAAATCTTTAAGTTCCATTAAAGAGAATATCCTTTATAGCAAATTAAATATGCTACATGACGTAACAAAGTTCCCAATTCATACATACCTTCTTGTATTTCCTTATTAGTTACAGGTCTGACTTTAGTATAGTATTGTGGAATGGTAGATACTACTAAATAATTAGCCTTTATTGAAGGTTTTGATATATTATACTCCTTTGCTACATATAAATTTAACAGATATAAGTATTCAGCTAATTCTCTGCTATAATGATACCTATTGATATTATCATCAATAGCTGACACTACCTTACTAATAGTTTTAACATCATTTACAGTAATAATGTCTTGCTCCGTATCAATAGTGAAATTATCAAGCTTAGCTTTCAAGTGTAATACTGTTTTCTTACCATTAGCACATTCAGCCTCTATATCTAACAGAAATGCTTGTTCGTTCATAGAAAGAGGAGGGTCTAAGAGTCCTGAAGGATTAAGTAACTCTTGAATCTGTGGATTCTTAGTTAAGGCTTCCACACAGTTATATACAGTATCACGACTCTTATCATCTAAATAGATAAGTTCCTTGGTACTATTTAATTGTGCATTCTTTCTAGCTTTCCAATATGGAATACATTGCTCATTCACCCTTTTAATAATATCCGGAGTGAGCTTATTTTTATAGTAGTTAACCTTACTTGAAGCTTCCTCAATATCAGAAGTTCTAATAGGATGTTGCAACCATATTGGATAAAGCTCATCTGCCATAGCTCCCAATTTAGCAGTAGGCTTTCCTAGAGCAGGGGCAAGTTCAAAACTCTCACCCTGCAAAGTGAGACAATGGACTGCAGAACCTATAACTAAACTGGAAACAAATCCTTCGTCTTTGAATCCTGCAAAGAAGGCATCTGTTGAACCTCCTTGAAATGGATTAAGTAACCCTAATCTTGAATTACTTATGTAACTTCCATACTTAGGAGAGAAATACTCTGCATCATCAATTTTAACTAATTTAAGAGTGTCAATTAATGGAGTAAGTTTGACTAAGTCTCTTAATTTTGCCATCCTAAGACATTTAACTCATTTATATATGCATCTAGGATTTCTTCATAATCTAAGTTATAAATGCGAAATTCGCACTCCGCATTTTGATTGTGTGGTCTATCAATAAGAAGAGCAGGTAATCCACTCTGTATAGCTTTAGTTACATTAAATAAACTATCGTCTATAAGAACATCACACCTGCCCTTTATTTTATCAGCTTTATTACCATTTTGGTTATAAGTCTGATAAATAGGCTTTACTGGTAAACCATTTTTAATTAAAGAATTACGAGTGTAACTCTTTTGATTTATACGCTTAGTTGAATAAATATGAGGTTCAAAATTAGGACGCTCTAGTAGTTCTAGATTCTCCCAAAATTCTCTGTCATATTTTAACTTACGTACATTTCTGGTAATTATATGTTGCACTAAATTACGTTCACCAGGAAACCGTTTTTGATAAGCCTCAAACCACTTTAAAATGGTATCATCTATATCTAGTGCAATACGCAAATTATTCATATTCCTCAATTTCATGAATGCTGCCCAAGAAAATGTCATGATTATCCCACATCAACTGCATAAACTCTTCATAATCCATACACCCTGCTAAAATATCTGAGTCAAATTCTTCTGCATAATGTTTAATTACTTTATCTACACAGTCTTCATAACTATTGGCAGTAATTTTAAGAATATCACACTCTCCTGGGTCACTCCAAGGAATCAAATAAGTATTCATTTTATTTACTAATTAGTTGGTAAAAGTAATCTATCGGTATAACGGCAACTGTACCAGGACTTTGTTCTCCATCTTTGCCTGCTTTCTTCCAGCACATTACAAATGGCTTATCTTTTAAACTGCAAGCATCTCTAATTGTGAAGTAATTAGGCATGTTCTGAGTATATTTAGCTTGTATATAACAAGGAACTTCCTCATCACAAATGTCTACTTTGTTAGCGTCTAAAGTTTTATCTTTATTACGGCTAGTCATACAATTAGGGTATCCAATTTCCCTTAACTTATGCACAATATCAAGTTCAAAGCTAGATCCCTTTTTCTTACTCTTTTTAGCAGTAAGACTCCTCCTAACAGCAGGGTCTGCCCATTGAAATGTCATTCCATCTTTAGATTTAGCTCCAGAGCCAGGCTTATTAGCTCTAGACTTAATTGAATTAACTGTCAATTTAGTTACTTCGGAAGCTTCTTCTATTGTTTGGAATGTTTGTGTGTCACCATTCTTATATTTTACTGTTACACTAGTATTCACCTATGTCTTTCCCATTCTTTTATATATTTAATAGATTCTTTAATAAATTCAATAGTCTTTTCTCTCCCATACTTCTTATAGAAATCACTAATATCCTTAGCCCCATACCTTCTAGGTATAATACAAGGAATTAGAAAATCGTATTTTCTACGCAGTACATTAGTGTAATGTACTCCTGTAAGGTCCGAATCAAATAAAAGTACTATTTTATCAAATCGTTGCCTTAAATCTTCTAAGATAGTATTAGAAATAAATTGAGTTTCACTTTGTGGGGCGCACGCAGGTATTCCCATACTATATAAACAAGCACAATCTTTTAAACTCTTAGTTATTACTAATAACTTACCATTCTTAGGTAATTGTCTATAACCTTGAATAGTTTTAGTAGATATATTACCTATAAATCTATAATCAGACCTCTTCGGATAATATATCTTCCACTGTTCTACATGTTCTTTCTTTCCAAAGTAATATCCATAACTAGGACACTTTGGAGTAGACTGACTAACTATAGAACCATTTAAAAAGACTGTTCTGCAACTAAATATTCTATACTTATTTAATATGGGTTTAGTTATACCATACTGATTCCACCATTTTAGTTCTTCCTCTGAAAATTCTTGTGCCTCTATTTGAATGAAAGTTTGTTTGTCTCCTTTAAATTCAGCTTGCTTAACTATAGGTTTAGATACAGGAGATTCTCCCTTAATAAACCCAAAGTCTTTAGCTATAATTCTTAGAGCTTCATGGTAATTACAATTAAACTTCTTCATTACAACATTTTCAAAGGCAAAGCACTCTCCAGTAGCAAAGTCCTTAAAGTAAAGTCTGCCGGATTTACCTCTAAAAAATCCACAAGTTTTATGATGGTCAGAACGTAGAGGAGACACATACAAGCCCTTATCTACAGGTATTCCTAGATAATAACTCATATATGTCTCCTCATTGTTTTCACTTAGAAGAAACTCCCTAGTAACTTTAGGTTCAAAACTAAAGTCCATAGAGAATTATTTAATTAAAGCAAGCTATCGAGATCCAAATCGTCCTTAGGAGCTTCATCTACTCCTGCTGTATCTGCGACAGCCTTATCTGGGTCAGTAGGAGTTGATTTCAGATACTCATCACGCTTACCAGCCTCATAATCAGACCAGAAGAGCTTTGGACCAATATAATTGTCACAAATAAATGCTTCTCCCTCCTTATTCAAAGCCAAGATACGTGGAATCTGAGCAACCACCTTACCGTCGCGATTCTTACCTGTCAATTTAATTTTAATATCTGTATCAATAGCTGGTGTAGTTACTTTAATGAAAGTCTTTGCAACATCATCAAAGCTCTTAAACTTAGCACTCAGCTTTTGCATCTGTTCAAAACCTTTAGGGTTAAGAACCTGTGCAGTCTGTTTTACTATTGCCATAGTGGTTTCAAATGAGGAAGCCATCTGAACTTTACCGCCATTAGCACCATCGAATTCTGGTCGTACATCATCACCATCTTTAGGGAAGAACAAATCTACATTAAAGTAGCCATCCTCATTCTCGTATTTAATAGAGAGCAACTTGTAATGAGCATTAGGGTCTTTCTTACCGTTAAACTCACGAATTTCAGCTCCCTTAAACTTTACATCATGGATTTCCCATGGTGCAAGTGGACGACGACTGTTACGAACTGCAGAATCAGATGAAATAGCAAAATTAAATGACATATATTATATAATTTTCAAAATTTAAGTAATCATAATCTAATAAATTAATTGTTATCTAATATATTTAATTAACTCTATTTATTAGAGAGTATAACTCAGACCTGATAAGTCTGTAGATTCCTCTTCTATATCATCCAAGTTAGTTATATCAAGCTCATCCTCAATATTAACTAACTCTTTTGGAACCTCTTGTTCTTCGGGCATTTTGTCTCCTACAAGCCAATAAATACCCTCATCTTCAGTTGGTTCCATTTTAAAGGTAGTACCATATCCTGCTAACTTCTTATTATTAGCACCTCCATATCTTACAGTATTCTTACCTGAAAGTAAATTACCTCCCTTAGATTTAAAAGCAGCATCTGTTCCAATCTTTGGAAGCAGCTGTTTGCCCTTCTTATCATACTTGATGTCTATACGACAGTCTTCACAGACTTGTAATAAATCAACTGCCCCTTGGGTAAGCGTTAATTTAGTAGAATCAAGTGTTACAATAGGCTCAGGATTTTCATCTTTCTTAGTAGAACTCTTTCTAGAGGTAGTAGTTTTCTTAGCAGTATCTACCTTAATCTCATCTTTACCAATAAAAGTGATTTCTCCTGTTTTCTCATCAACAGAATAGTGCATTACAATGTCCAGCTTCATATATTCAATAATTAGTTAATTAGTTAGTTAAATAGTCTTAATCTTCGTTTTCAAATGCATTGATAGTATCTATAACTAGTTTCATATCAGGCTCAATATACTTTTCATCAAAACAGCCTGCCACACTTCTACAAGTATCATTACCATCTGTTCTAGTCTTAAAACGATAATGTACTTCCCCATCTACATCGTCCACAATTCTTTCTGAATAAATAATGTATGAAAACATTCCATCCAAATTAATCTGGTTAGTTAACATCTTACCAGTTGTCCAAAGACGATATTGTGGGTCCAAATCAGTTCCAAAATTTTCAGTATGTGAAATAACTACAATAGTTAAATCATCACGAAGAAGTTGACAATCTGCCAGCAAATCATAATAATTCTTTGCCATTAATGTAAACTTCTCATATCCCTTGGTAGTAGCATTCTCAAAGGTTTCATTAGATAACAAATAATTAATATCATCAAGAACTATCACCTTTATATCTGGACGTGAGTCAGAAATCATATGTAACACATTCTCAATTTTAGTATAATTATTCTGAATATACCAATTGCCAATGAGCTTTTTATCTTTAATGGCTACCTTAGGATACTTCTTACGAAATCCTGGAATTTGAAGTTGCTTATTAGTACAACTTATAATAAACGTAGATTCTGGGTCAAGGGTGCGTAAACTAGTTGATTTTCCACTATTTGATAAACCTGCCAAGCAAATAAGATTACTCATAATATAAATGAATATTTAGAATTTTGATTATTGTCATCTACTTCTTCTTCATCTATATGATTAAGTTCAACATTTAATTGCTGAACACCATCTTCTAATAAATAATTAGGACTAGTATATTTCTCCCAGTCAAATATATTCTCAGGTTTAGGTAAATCTGCATAATGACTACAATCACCATAAAAACCAGTAGGAATCATTAAGTCTGAAGAACCAAATCTACTCTTTAAGATAAATACACCAATAAAACACTGCTCCAGTATCTTGATATTATATTTCTTATAAGTAGATAATTTATATTTATGTGGACTAAATAAACCTATAGCCACTTGTGAATCCTCAAGTAATGATCCACTATCTTTATAGTCTTCCATAGATGGGTCTTGCAGACCTTGTTTCATTCTCTCTTGACCATTAGCATTTCTATTAAACTGAGAAATCATTATAGGAGATACAATTTTAGTGTTATTTCTGATTTGAACAGAATCTCTAGAAATTGCATCAATTTCATCTTTCTTAGTTCGACCGCCACTTGCCTTTACCAAGGTCATATGGTCAATCATAATACCTAAGAACATGTTAGGATTATTTGGAATGTATTTACCATTCTCAAATTTACCCCACTTTAATAATTCCTCGTTTACCTCCTTTAAATAGACTGCTTCTGTAAGACTTCCTTCATAAAAAGATAATCTTTCATCAAGAATTCTGATAAAGTCAGCACTCCTAGTTAAGAGTTCATATTCTTCATCAGACAATACACAGTCCTTTCCTCTAGAGAATATTTGCTTAAATCGCAATTCAACTCCAAAATTGTCAAATATGTACATACTAACTAACTTAGCATATACTTGACTTCGAGTCATCTCTAGTGAGAATAATAACCATCTAGGATCACGCTCTGGACTATCCCCATTTAAATAATGCATTAATGGTTGATATACATAAGTCCAGAGTGCCCAAGTAGATTTACCACTACCTGAAGCACCTCCTATTAAATAAGAGGTACCTGGAAGAACTCCATCAGTATATAAATCTAACTTAGGTGAACCTGTACTAAGTCCTATATTGTGTCCTTCTCTTCCTTCTTTAACTAATTGAAAGAACTCCTCTAAACCACTAATTTTCTCTGCCATAATATTTAATTATACAACCTTAATAGCATCAAAATTAGTATTAGCTAAATCTCCATTACGAAGAGCCTCTAATTCGTCCCATCTATGGTCTATTACAAAGTTGCAAAGACTTACACAGAGAATATTATTCTCTCGAGCCCATTTAACTAATTCAATAATATGGTCATGAGTTTCCTGTTTCCATCTAATAGTCTTTCCATAGAAACGATAAAAGTCCTCTAGACTATCAAACTTCTTAGAAACACTACGTATACCAACTGGATTCCCATTGATAAAACCGAATTGAGGATATTCTTCAAATAGTTCTTTACCTAATTCAAAAGAACACTTATAAAAGTCTTTTACAAGATTTCTATTAATAGGAATACTAAATAAATCTAATCGTTCTCCTTTCTTAGGCAACTTATAAGACTTTAATATTACTCCTACTTCTTGTAATCTAATTAATTGTTCCAATAGGCTACCCTTTGCCTCTGATTGAAAATAAAGCTGGACAAGTTCTGCATCGTCACCCTCTTGAGCGATGAGAATAATTTCTAGCAACAATAATTGATTTGCATCAATTTTATATTTTTCACAAAATACAAGTTGCTGTTTAAGTTCTAAATTCTTCACGTATAATTAACATATTTAGCTAGTTAACACTAGACTTGTAATACTTGTTATAGCTTTAGAGTCTAGTTACGTGAATATTATAGACTTATCTATTCAGTGGTTTCTTCAGCCACTGGATCCATTTCAAAATCTGGTTCGAATACCACCTCTTTAGTGTATTCTAATTCTTTTACTTTCTTCTGAAGCTTTTCAATCTGCTTCTTCAAACGCTTATTCTCACTAGTAAGAGCATGTTTCATTTGATTATACTCTCGCTTTGTGTAATACATTTCCATTTCTAATGTCTTAAAACCTAAATGTAAAATTCTTAATCTTTCTTTTATAAAGCTCGTATGGTTCACCTTTAAGAACGTGCATTAAATTCTCTACATCAATAATTTCAATCTGAGAATCCTTCTTGGCATTTTGCATCCACTTAGTTTCTACAGTATCATTAATTACTAATGTAAAAAATTCAGCACCTAGTTTACCCTTTGCTAATCGTACTACTCTTCCGAGAGACTGCACCGCTTTAGTTTTACTACTATCTATACCAGTTTGTATACCTACCGATAAATCAGGTACATCCAAGCCTTCAATTGCCATCTTACAACTGTTTAGCACTCCACTTGGCATTTTAGAAAACTCTTCTAGGGTTATTCTATTCTTCTTCTTACCTTCTTTACCAGTATAAACATATCCTTCTTTATAAGCTTCTGCCATAGCGGTATTAGCATTAAAAGTAACAATTTTCTTATCACTTCTATACTTAATTATCTCTTTAGCTATTCTTATTTTTTCAGGATGATTTTGTACAAACTTCTTTCTAGACTGCATAGTTTTCATAAAACCCATGGCATGAAATGTAACAGATTTTAAATAGTCTTTTTGCATAGCATAATCGTCAGGATAGATATCCTTACAATATTGCCATCTATTAGTAAAACCATTTTTGCCTGTCATAGACATAACTTTGTTGAAGTCCCATTGAAAGAATTCAAAGTGTTCATTAAATTCTTTATTATATTTCTGATAAACATCAATATCAGGGACATCAATAACAACTACATAGTCTTTATATTTAGCTACCCATCCGTTAAAGAGGGCATCCTCCATAGTTATAGTATCTACAACTGGAGCATATTTAGCTAAAATTTCATGTCTTCCATCCAATCTTTCAAAAGTGGCTGTTAAACCAAGTATTAATTTAAACTTAGTATTTGTAAGAACATTACTAAGAACTTCACTATTGATTTTATGGGCTTCATCAATAATTAGTAAATCGCAAGACCATTCCTTTTTAGATGCTCCCATCATTACTCTTACATCAGTATTAAATCCCAAACCTCTTTCATCAAGTTCTTTAGACCATTGTTCTTTTAAGTTATCAAAAGGTACCACTACTAGTACTGACATTGTAGGGTATTTTGATCGTAACTTAGTTATAGCATTTATAGCCACTCTAGTTTTACCAAATCCGGTACATCCTACAATAGTCCCATGTCCTTTAGCCTTAATCCAAGCTTTAAGTGCTTGAGCCTGCCTTTCATCTCGAGAAACAGGCTCAAATAAATCGTGCATTATTGGCACTTATGACAATATTTTCACTAGTATGCTAACTTATTACAAGTCAGCACGTGTTACATCCCAACCTTTATCTGCAGCAACTTTATTAATTTCATCGATCTTAGTAAGCCATTGCTTAGCTTGCTCTTCACACTGAATCTGAAAACGATACAGAATTTTATTAGAAAGTAATTTAAGCTGCTCACTAGTTAAGTTAGAATATTTATCTCTCTGTAGCATATAGATTGCCTTAAATTCAGTATAAGACAAACCAGTATCACAAATACGCAAATACTGATTAGGTCTCAAACTAATTCTAAGTTCTTCCTTAACTACATCGAGACGATTTCTAGCTTTACCAGTTTCAGGGTCTTTACGATACAAATCCTTTTGCATCTCACGTGGTGTGAACCACAGACCCATCTTAAGAATAAAGTTGAGTGTAATATGGCTATTATCAAAAATTCCTAAAAGGTCTAGACAAGCATCCATTACCAATTTAACAGGTACTTGCTGATAGTCGATAGGAAGACCATCCATTACCTTACTAATAGGGAATGATTTAATAGCCTCTGGGGTTAGTGTATCTTTATTGTTACTGATTAACTTTCGTAAATCTTCCAAACATCTTGTGTTAGAATACTGCTTCTCAGCCATGAGCCATCTTACAAGAAGTTCTGCTCTACAACGACTAATTTGATCCTGTACAATCTCAAGTAAGGTAACTCTTCCTGGATTTTTAGAATCCTCATTATAAAGCATTTGCTGGCAATGACGATACCACTGTTTAAGTTGATCAAAAGAAGCATCAATCATTAAGATTTCCTGCTGCTCCCCATTAACCTTTGGACCTTTCCATACATAAGTAGTAATGTCACTTGCCTTCTTACTCATAGCTGCCTGAAGCTTATCTCCTAATACTGTCATATAATTAAATTCAAATAATGTTTCATAGTAATCTAATAATTAGTAATCTACAATATAAATTTAATCTAAAATAATTTCACTTATATCAACTTTAGGTTTATCCTCAATAAACTTGAGAAATATGACATTAGTATATTTATAAGGTATTAGGTTCTGACCGTCAAACCATGTATCTTTTCCTCCTTCTACATATCTTATATTTAAATATCCAATTTCATCAATTTCGATACTTTTTTGCTCCCAATTAGGAAATCGAACACACATTATATATCTAAAGTCTTCATCCTTAGGATTTAAATCTTCAAATACATAATTAGTATATCCCATTCCATCTATTTGTTCCGCAACTAGTTTAGCATGAATTGTTATTTGCTCCATTAATGAAACACATTCATATCATCAAAGTGCTTACATCCATATTTAGCAAAATCGCTATATAACTTATCCATATTGGCTATACATGGATATTTTAAACATCTTTTACAACTTCTTTCTGGATGTTTATAAGTTAAACCATTAGGGTCTTTATAGTTTACTTTACCAATAGGCATGCAAGAATGATATTTAATATTACACTAATCTTAGTTACAACTTTATATTTTTTATGTGAACTTTGTAATTGTGCTATTTTAATACTATCTTTTTTAATAATAGTGTTATACTGCTTTTCATTAATTCTTCTTATAGAATCAGTATGTAACCAAGATTTATTTATCTCTTCTAGTGTTTCAATCTTCTTATTCAATAAGGGAACTTCTTTTGTATATTTCTCATGCTCTAGAAATATAAGATTAGTTGTTTTCAGTTGTTCCGGAGTTATTGTAATGGTTGATGTAGTTTGTGAAAAACTGTATGTCGGCAGAAGTATCATTAGACATAATAATAGCTTTCTTATCTTCATACGTCTCCCTTATTTTTACTATTTTAATTGTTAAGGAATCTTTGGTATGATTTAGAGTATCCCTAACTAAAGAATCTCTAATTATTTCTTTATTAGAAGGGACACTCTGTATATTGTTATCTAATTGCTCTATACGTACAATTATAAATAAAATTCCTACAATTATAAATAGTTTAATCAACCAAGCTAGAACCGTTCTCAACTGCATCTACCAGAGGTTTGGTTTTTTCGAGAACACCCTTTACATCTACACCATTAGCCAATAAAGTTAATACAGCTTGTTCTGTAGGAGGAGCACTCTGAATATACTCCTTCGCTTTCTGAATCTGCTCATATTTAGCCTTATTAGCGTTGTAATCCTTAATAACTATCTCAGGATTCTTAATAAAGTGGTTAATTTTCTCAGTCAAAAGTGCATCAATACACTCTTTAGTAATTACACCACCTTTGCCGATAAACCAACAAGGTTCTCCTGCAAGAGCCTTCTTATAAGCCTGTTCCTTACCAAAAGTGAGATTAAACTCATCTTCTGGATTGTATACAGCGATACCAATAGATATAGCTCGTACAATCTCGAAAGAATCCTCAACACCTGGAATATTCCAAGTTGCTGTAAGACCTTCTTTTACTGGCATACTTACAGCGCAAGCAACTACCAATCTTTCAACACCCTTAAAGTCCACAAACTGACCAAGCTTATAACTAGCAATTTCTTTCTTCATTTTTATTTATTATTAATTAATGTGTAACCCTCTTTAATTAAGTAGGATTCCGGAGCAAATTCCAGAGTTAAAAATCTAATAAAATACTCATCTGCTTTTTTCTTTCTATTTATAAAGTCTTTCTTTTTAAGTTTCAAGGGTTTATTAGTACTATATTGTTTTTCCTCAAATAAAGAAACTCCACCCTTAAATACCTTATAGATAGAATCTTCATAAATAAAAGAACTATGTGTTTGAACTATTTGACCGTCCTTCTCGTAAATCGCTACTGAAGTTGTCATATATTAAATTAATTATATATTTAATAAACTTGTTTTTAGCAATTTCATAAAAGGAGTTCCAAACATTATTGGTGTAGAAGTTGTATATATCTTGTGAAGTAACATTACTATAATGAAAATATTCTTCATCACTATATGTACCCACATTTATCCTATATGTATCCTTAATAGGTTTAGCCTCTAGACATATATGATATACTGAATCATCTAAATCCTCAAAATCATCAGGATAACCATCGTCTTCGTAGCAAGGTTCTGAAACTAATACTTCAAATGGAATATCTTCTCTTTCAAGTATTTCTGCTATTACATAGGCTACATAACAACAACCGCCGGAGTTTGTATGATATATTGTATTCAAACAATCACACAAACTATTAATTTTATTAAATAGGTCTAAATAATTATCTTCCGACTTCTTTATAGATCTCCTCTTGAATTTGCTTGAAAACATTTAAATATTCTTTCAAGGTCGTAATCTCATCTTTTCCATATTTGCTATTAATAGCATATCTAATTACTCTACCAATAGCAGAATCTAAAGGCATACCATAGCCCTCTAATTGAAATTCTTCTCTGGGATTAGTCTTACTATTCACTTTTCTAAGTAAATACAAATCCCATAATGGAGAAGTATCATTTATTGGTTCAATTCGATAAAAATTACCTTGAATTATCATTTAAATATCGCGGTTAAGCATTTTAAAGAACTTAGAAACTGGGTTGGAACCAGCTAAATCATAACCATTATGACAAGCCATAGTTAATAATATGCCAGATATTACTATCTCTATGATATTTAAACCTGGTACAAACAGCATTAATAATGCAATTACAAACATATAGAGAGGAATCCCTACCTTTGGCTTTAAATCTATGACAAGCATAAATTCAACAGCGGCTATAACTAAACAGAATATAAATAAACCAAACATAACAAATTATTTATCAAGTCCTACTAATGTTGATGAATTACCTGTAACCTTAGGAAGATGTCCATCCCAAGCTTCAATCCACTGCTTCTTAAGAAGTAATGGTGTAAGAGAAGCATTTACAATGGCATTAGCTTTGGCTTCTGCTTCTGCTACTACAATCTTCTTCTTTGCCTCTGCTTCGGCTATTTGTACTTCATTAGCTGCTTTCTGTGCTAACTGAATAGCTCTGTTCTTAGCATCTACGGCTTCTACAATAGTCTTAGGATATTGCAAACCACTAGTAAACTGGTCAAGTACAAACCCCTCTTTGTCAAGAAGTTTAGAAAGGCGCTTCTCAATTGCCTGTTCTACAGCTTCACGATTTGAGACAATCTGGTCTGTGGTAAATTTATTAATCTCAATATGGCAAGCATCCTTTACATACTTGAATACAGGACCATTAATTACATCAGTTAATTCTTTGCGATACTTACGGAATACTTTTGGAGCAGCACCATCCTTAATTTTAAGATTGACATTTGGGTCAACGTTAAACTTAGAACCATCCTTAGCATTAATTGTAAATGGCTTATAGTCAATAGTCTGAACGTAAGTAGGATACTCATATACTTCTTGAGTAGCTGGATTATAGAACACTCGTCCAGTTACCATAGATACATCATCTACACCTCTTTCAGAGCCATAGAGATTAACTAAGATACCTTCACAACCTGCATCAATACGTTCACAACTAGTGAAACTTAATGACAACATTAAAGCACTCGCAAATAAAAAGACTTTTCTCATTTAAATATATTCTTTAATTTATTAATATTCTCAGTAACTAGGGTAACTACTAATGCAGCCATAGCTGCCAATATTAACATACCCATAACACAGCAAAATGTACTCTCACTACTAATTAGATAGGTACACATACTTATCAAATACATCATGGCTATAAAACCAATGACATATTTAACAACATTTAATACTAACTTATACCTTCTTAAGAATTTTGGGGTTTCCATAAAATATAATGTTTTCTTTCGGTAAACCAACTATACCAAATAATTATCTTATCTTGTTGTATATCTATATAAGGATTTAATAATATAAGACATACTAGAACAATAATTAAGATAATCATCGTGTTTTTACTGAACCTGGTTTAGTTGTTGCCTTCTGTACTGAAGCTGGTAATTTTGACCACCAATTCTGCTTCATCTGTAACCACTCGCGCTTATGCTTTGCTTTCATTTTCAAATTAATTAGAAAATTTAATTTTAATCTAACTAATCTGCAAAATGACTAGCTTCTACAGCCAATCTATCTGCTAGATTATTATATTCATCTATGTTATGTCCCTTTGTCCATTCAAATTTTATATCTGAACAAAATTCTTTAGCTTTGTTATATATTTTATCAAATAGCTGCCAATAATTCTGATTCTTCTTGCGTTTCCATCCTTTATTAATACATCCTAAAACGTATTGTGAATCAGATACTACAGTAATAGAGTCAAAATTCGTACTAATGGCATGTAAAGCATAAATAACAGCCATTATCTCCATTTTATTATTAGTTACATCTTTGAAGTGTTTATTAAATTGATAAATTACTTTATTATCTTCAGTAAATATAACTCCAATGCCTCCATTGCCTGTAGATACTTGACAAGCTCCATCTGTATATATAGTTAATAATTTCCCCATGATTCTACTACAAAATCAAGAGTTAAATTACCATTTAAATAAGTTACTTTAAATGGACCTGCAGCTATACCTTGATAATTACTTTTAGGGTCTTTATATACCTCTTTAATTACATCATCCAGTAACCCTTCTGCACAGCGATACAAATCATAAATATTAGGCACTCTAAGTCCATACTTTGTAAGTATCTTCCAAGGTTCATATCCAATAATTTCTGGCTTATCTTCCTCTTCGTTCTTATAAATAGGCAAACATGGAGAAGACATAATCATAGCCACCTGCTCAAAACGGAAGTTACTCAGAATATCCCTTTTTTGGTCTTCTAAGTTACCCCTGTAAGCATCCTCCGAATTAATTACTTTTGGCTCTAACATAAATAAATAAAAAGAGCTACCCCTTTCAGAGTAGCTTAGTCAGGACACACCATAGAAAATGATGTGCTATCTACAGAATCTACAGTATCAACTTTAGCAGAATCTACTGTATCACAAGTATCGACAGATGTAGAATCTACACTGCCTGCTGTCCTAGAACAACCATTACCACAACTTGAACAGAGGGCAATGATTGCGAAAGCAAAAACAAATAATTTCTTCATAACTAAATAATTTAGATTAAATAATAAAGGGTGGAGAGTTTCTCCACCCCCGATTGTAGGAAATCAACCTCCCGATTTCTCATCTTGAAAAGTATAGGAATTAAAAGTCACTATAATCTTAATTATAGAAGCACCTACAGTTTAAAGAAACATAGGACAAACTAAAGAATATCATAAGGATTAGCAACATAGACTTAGAATGTGTCTTAGCTTTAGACTCGTTCCCACGACTTAGACTTAGACTTAGACCAAGTAACACTACATAATACTTTTAGCCCAATTATGTTTAAGTGATACTTAGAGATAAAAACTTGTGTGGAAACGACCATTAAATACCTAATATGTGGTATTGCGACAATCCTCGCAACAAATTATATTATTCCTGTAATATATTTAATGCTAATCCTTAATCTATTCTTATTAATTACTCAGTAAGTAAAGCTTTAATAGACTTATATGTTTCCATCAAAGAATCCGGAACATTAATTTTAAGTTTACTAATCTTTTCTTTCTCAGTAATTATATATTGATTGAATCTTGACTGCAAATCTTCAGTTTTATCAAGCCAATCATTATATTCTTTAGAATAAGCAGTTCTAGCTTTCTGATACTCTTGTTCATTAGCTATATTCTGCTTGTTTACTTCTTCCGCAGCCTTAGCTTTAATAAAGTTAAGTTGAGTATTTAGATTTCTATGTTCAGACATTAAAGATAAGAACATACTATCTACGTCATCAACATTCACAGAAGGTGTGTATTTGTATACTACAGTATCTCTACCTGCTCCGCTAATCTTATTGGGTTCAGCAAGCACCTTACCTAACATTACCTTAGCTCTAGAAACGCTACCACCTTCATGTATAAATTTACCAATAGCTGCTGCTTTAGACTGCAAAGTAAAATATTTATTAAGTTCTGTAGCTCCCAAATTTCTAATTACATCATCTTTGGTTACCGTAATTTTTCTACATGGTGATATAGGCTTAGGATAACATTTGAATTCAGACCATTCCTGAAGTTCCATATCTGATAATTCGTCAAGAGCCTCCTCCTTATTTTTAATAGCTTCTTTAAGCCAAGCAATCAAAGAGTTATACTGACCTATTGTAACTATTTCATCTTGAATCCAAGACACATTTCTAGTACCCATACCTGCACATACTTCATTATCTGAGGATATAATACTAGTTATAGAAGTATTGTAAAATTGAACAGAATTAAGATGTTCTGTTAATCTAGCAATAAGTTCATTAGCCACATTACAAATATTTTGAGCTTCTGTTGATGTAAGAAACCCATCTTTAAAAAATACATTATTCATGTTCCTATGATATATAATATTTAACTACTTAGTAGTTAATAATTGTTAATCAATAAATTCAATAGTATCTACCATTGTATTATACTTTAATCTACCGTCCTCTAATTCTATGATATAATAATAGTCCTCCCAAGTTTCTTCTATACCTTTAAACACACCCACTATATCATGTGATTTACATTTGTGTCCTATAAAAGGCATTAATTCTTGTATTTGGGAACTACAATCTTTAGCATCTTCTAAATTCTTTATTATTCTCCGAGTATCAAATATATACGAGGTTCTGGCTAATTCAATAGCCCTAATCATTGCATCTTTTTCTTCTAGAGTAGCTTCATCCCAATCAAAAATAAATCCCTCTGAGTTTAATTTAAATGTCATCCGAAATTACCTCCTAATGGTGTTTCTGGTTCCAGGCTATCTATAAGAACTTCTTGTAATTTAAAGGACTTTCCTTCCACTTCTACATTATTATATACAAAGTTGTAAAGATAATCAATGGACATAAATCTAGTTGGAGTAGTAATACAATTATTATGTTGAGGGTCTTTTTTATACTTTTCAACATGTTTAGTTATATTACCATCTTTATATAATCTATAAACTATAGTTCCTTCCCATTCATTTATAGGAGAGATACCTGTGATGTATAAATCACTGTTTCTATTTAAGTGTACCTGTTGTATTATCACTCTAATTGTATTTTTTGAATTTCATTAGATTCCAAACTTTTTATATAATTATATACTTTACTAAGATTCCCTCCACTAAATGGAGTTTTATTACTGAAGATTAATATCTTATATAAATTTATAGCCTGTATAAAACTTACTTTATTCTCTTTTAGATATTTAGTAAACGCGGTACTAAATCCACAAGATTGCTTAAAATATTGCATGATTGCTTGCTTAAGACATTTTATTTCTGAATTTGACCAGTAATCTTCTTTCTTTTTAAATATCTTATTTGTTGCAGAATCCCTTATAGGTCTTGGTATATATAAAGCTTCTGGTAAAATTAATTCATCCTTCTTAACAGCATCAGTAAATGTTATAGCCGAAGTATTTAATAATTCATTAACTTGTGCATAGTGTATTATAAAGTCTATAGTATTAGAAGCATTAATTATCATAATCTTAGCACTTCCTCTTATAAATACAGCATAGTTAATAGAATCAAATACAGAGGACTTAATTATTTGTAAATCTCCAGTACTTTGCTTTGCCATATGGTCTGAATATCTAATCTCTAAGTTTTTATAATAGAAATATAAAGAATTACTAGTCTGTCCATTGTCTTTCAATGTACAATTAACCCATAGCCATTTTTCAAGTTTATTCATTTATTTATAATCTGTTAAATATTAATCTATACAAAAATAGCTCACCTAAATTAATAGATGAGCTATTATAAGTTGCAGAGTGTTGGAATCGAACCAACGACCTCCAGCTTATGAAACTGGCAAGCTACCACTGCTCCAACCTGCGATATTTAAAGAGCTTCAAGTAGGATTTGAACCCACGACCTGCACTTTACAAGAGTGCTGCACTACCACTGTGCTATTGAAGCTAGAATAAAGGCGAATATGGCATTAGACGGGCAAACTATCATGACCATATTCTAATAATACATTGAGCTATCAGGCATACTCGTGGATTGCCACCGCTACCTCTAACAACCGCCTAGTTAAATGCTAGGTCCTCTCCATTATTTGTGGACCGTGTCGGATTCGAACCGCAATGATTGCTTGCAAAGCAATAGTGTTAGCCAGTTACACTACACAGCCCATTTCTGGTATTTCGGCGGAATATAAGGGACTCGAACCCTTAGTTTTACTAGAGTGACAGTCTAGTTCCCTTACCAACAGGGCTTAATACTCCAGGCGCCTCTTGTGTACACATTTCTTTTCGAGAAGGTAATGAACCTTAGAAATAAGAGGCATATATTTAAATTTACTCTCCTAACATCAGTAAGTACCCATTTGGCACTTACTAGTAGAAATCTAATTAAATAACTGTAAAAGGTAATACTCGATAATCTCTAATATCATACCAAGCTGCTACAGTTTTCATTCCTTTCCACCATGATTTGATAATTCTTTTCATACAGTTTAAAATTTAATTGTTAATTAAATAATCTAATTGTATAGAAGGAAGAAGAAGTAAACATAGTGCAGAATGTGGGGATCGAACCCACGCAAGCTTTCACATTGGAAGTGTGATGTGCGCCTCCAGCTACACTAATTCTGCATTTATCTCAATCTTTTATCAACTCTTGTACAATTGGTATTTCTACTACCATAATTTTCAGTAAGAGCATGACAATTAGGACATAATAACTAAAGATTGGATTCTTTATTATTTAAACAATTACCGTCAATGTGGTGAATTTGTAATGGTACTAAACCTGTAAAGTAATTCATCTAACTCCATCCACATTTTTGACAAGAATTATTGTATTTTTCAAATAAATATTTTCTAATATGATTAGAAATGTCATCAGAACCTTTACACCCGGATTCTAATCCTGCTTTCCACCTTTTAATATATTCTTTTCTCTCATATTCTGCTTTACAAGTATTATTACAATATTTATTTCCTCTAGTAATTTCCTTTCCACAGTTTATACAGAGAGAATAGGTAGGTAAAGATGTGCCATTTCGTACTATTCCTTTATTATTAAAGCTAGCTGAACAAGAATGATCGCAAAAATCATTATCACGTTTTTCATAAGGAATAATTTTACCGCAATATTTACATGTTTTTGGATTCTTATTGTAAGAGTCAACAGACTATCTAGCAACAAAATGAGATATATTCAAATTATTTGATTGAATAAAATCTCTTACTTTATTTCTATTATAAGTATTATCAGTACATTGTAATTGTTTACAAACCTATCCTAAATTTTTGCTATTTATTACAGCTGACTTAATTTCTTCATTGGTACATTCTTTAAATTTCTTCATATTAAACTATTTTTATCTACTGTTAAAATATTACACAAAAGCGGGAGAACAGTAGAAACTCCCTTAGTCAGTTAATTACTCTGATTTAGCTTTTATGTATTTAATATCATTAGGCATGTTACCATTAACACCATTTCTGCAATTAAAAATTCATTTATTAACTTAACAAGTCAACAATATATTGAATTACTAAAATTAAATAGTTAATAAATATTAAATATATATTTATAGTACTACCCATATAGATAGTCTTTGCCTTAACGGCAAGTTCTCTACGAGAACAATATAAGAGCATTTCCCTCTCTCCAAGTTAAGAAATGTTAAAAATTCTAAACAGAGATTAAGAAATGCTCTCCACCTAAATAATCACACTACTTTGTAGATGGATGACTATTTGTAGGTGTTGTCTCACTAAAATAATAATCTGGTTTCATAATTTAATCTTTTTAATAAATTCATTATATATGTCAATAAATTCTTGCTCTGTAATTACACTGCCTCTATTAGCTAAAGTTAAAGACTCTTCACAATATGAAATAGAACCAAACTCATTAGATTCTCTTAAATGTAATTCTAGAACAGTACAGTTGCATTCATTAACAGAAATGATTTTATACCAATACATATCTTCACCATAATCACAATATCTGTATCTATTCTTAGATAATTCATCCTTCAATATCGTATCTTGTATCTCACTTTGTTTAACTAATAAGTCAGCTATTTGTTTACTTATGTCTTTTAAAGTTTCAGAATCAGTCATTAAATAATTCTTCAATAGATTTCTTATAATCTGAATTCTTATGTAAGAAATACAAAGCAAATATGGTATTTAATACAGGACATAATAGTATTAGTATTGTTAATAAGTTTACATCCACACTTTTGGCATCCATACGGCAGCCAATATAGCATACACTTGCAAGATATATTAATATACTACAAAGTCCTACAAAAAATAGCACATCAAAACTACTCATAATTCTTTGATTTTAGAATCTTCAGACTCTCCTAGATATATATCATTTATAATACAATTACCTGTACGCAATTGTTCTATAAAACGCATTATACTGATGATTCTTGGAGACTTATCTTGATGATCACATATAGTAGGAATGTACTTAGTCTTTAAACAATCCCAATGAGTTACGACAATGTTAAATTTACAATGATATGTCTCACCATAGTTATCTAAACAATGTCTTTCTATAGCTCTTTTAAATAAAGGATAGTCAAAAGGACCCGTCTTAAACTCTCCTTGTGGTCCATCATTGGTATTCGATGGTTCCTCTAGAGTAAGGTACATTCCTAAGTCCATAGAATAAGGGTTATACCCATTTCCATGTCTAGTTAAATATGGACGCATAACTAAGTATACTTCTGCATTTTCTAGACACTTTTCAGGGATTCCATTTAATCCTACTTTACTAGGAGTACAATGAGGCATAAATCCTCTTTCCATATCAAGAAGAAGACCTTGTGAACCCTCCCAAATAACAGTATCAACCTCATCAGGATAATAGGTTCCAATTATAAAAGTCTCAGAGTGTTCTTTAATAAAAGTACAAGCTTCTTTAAAAAGATCATCTAGTTTAGTATCTCGTTCTAGATTATGATAATCTCTTACGGTTTGCAAAGCTACATCTGCATATTCATCTGCATAAGGACACATACGAGCACTGTAAGTTACATTATCTTTATTTCTTTTAAAACAAGCATGTATACCCTTACCACAAGTTCCATTATATTTTACTCGTCCATCCATAGAGTCTGCTAATACATCATAAGGTGTTATAACTCTACAATTAGGATTTATATATAACTTAGGAACTTCAATACCCTCACTAACTAAGACTTTGTATTCATTATAAATACATATTGGGTCAATGAATACTTCCTTATATAGACAAGTTGGCACTCCTAATAAAACACCGCTACCCCAAGAAGAACATACGTGAGATTTACCCTTATGAACTACACGATGCCCAGCTTGTGGACCTCCACTAAATCTAATGACAACAGGTTTATAGCTATTCATACATAACCATTGTACTACATTACCTTTACCCTCATCACCAAATAGAGATCCAAGTACTATTTGATTACGAATTCGTTTGTTGTCCATAACTGTTAGAAACAATACGAGCAATAGATTCACCTACATGCTCTTTATCCGAAATAATAAGATTGTCTCCTACATAAGGTTTCCAACTATCGGAGACTCTTTCTACACTGTAGTAACCACCATGTTCTATGTGAATGTGATAAATATCCCACTTCTTAGCACATTCTCTATATATGAAAGAAGTAGCCAAATCTTCACCACACTCATCACCTATATAATGAGTTATTGCTTCTTTAGGAAGAGTTTTGTGAATTGGCTCATCACTAATTGTGATTAAACAGCCTTTAATACCTCTTTTCTCTAAGGCATCGGTCTTAATGTGATTAGCTGCAAAGTACCAACACATATGAGGATCTTCCCCTCTGTTACCACCTCCTTTACCTTCAAGATCAACTTTACGGAGCCACTTCTCCATAAGTTCATCACTTGATTCAAACTGTCCTACTTGTAAAGGAGCCTCTTCATAACAGCCTTCAACATCACCGAATGCCATAAAACAGATTTGAGGATTAGCAATACCTGCCTTCATAATACTAGCTACACAATCTGGTAGAGTATTATCAATAAGATATTTAGGTACTCTACCCATAGAACCAGTCTCATCCAGAGCAATAATAGGGAATGATTCTGGATGTTCTTCAGAATCACAAGACTCTCTGAAATTAATGTTAAGAGGATTCATTTCAGGGTCTAAATTCTTCTTACTAAAAGTCTTTTCAATAGATTGAGATTTGTAACTGCGACTTCTAGTTACAGCATCATTATATGAATAACTACCACCTCCCATTATGCTTCCTCCTTTGTTTGAGTTTTGATATTACTAGCTAAAGCACTAACTAAAGCATTTACATTATCTATAAGTGTGTCTACTTTAGCATTAATCTTATCTAATTCTGATGGTTCTGTGGTTTCAGTAGCAGGTTTGTTTGTTCCTCCAAACATATTACCGAACATATTACCTCCTCCCATAAGCTGACTCATAAGCGTTATAGTCATAAAATCAGAACTACTCTTATCTGCAAGAGCCATAAGCATTATAGGATTAAATCCTTTACCTGCGTTATTAAACAATCCACCACCATTAAAAGCAGACATCATAAGCAAATTCTTAACATCGAATCTGTTGCCACTCATAAATGCAAGTGCCAGTGGATTAAATCCATTAGAAGAATCAAAGTTAAATGGATTTACAATAACTCTGAATGTTGCAGAACCCATCAATTCATCCTCAATAGCAATCTTATTATTGATATTACCATTGAAGTTCATAATCTTGATAGAACCATCTTCTGCTTTAGCCTTAACTACACCATAAGATCTGCCTGACTTTACAATATCTCCAATTACAATCTGGTCAGAATTCTTACTAATGTTGTAAATACAAGGCATAGGGTAAGTCATCTTGTATTTCTTGAGTTTGCCCGAAGGAGACATACCTACATAAGCACCGTCACTATTCTTAAAGCAGAGTACGCCATCAGTAATACTAATCTTAGCACCTTCTTCAGCCTGTGGCATAAAATCATCATACATGTCTTTAGTTAAATCGCCAAAGACATCACTCATATTCATTTTTTCAAATTGTTCCATATTATTTTTACCTATAGTATTAATTTGTTTACCATTAATCTCAGAAATTGTTACTGTCTCGTAACTTTCTTGCTCTCTAGAACTTGCATAAGTCCAGACAACTTGAAACTTACTGTCATAACCTACAAGTTGTACCAAATCACCTCTTTTAAGTCCTGGACACTCATTAGCTACTATATAGGGTACAGTAGTCTCTGAATTCATCCTAGTAGGACTTAACTTAGTATTTGTAAATATACCCCTAATTATCATAATTATAAATCATTAAGCATACTTTTGTATCTATCTAAATATTTAGAACCTAATGCATTCATTACTCTATAAAATCCCGACCTAAATTCATCACTAGAGCTAACTAATTGTTTAATACTCTTTATATAGTATTCAGGTATATCAGACCTACTTTCATGTTGCATTAGATTCTTAGCTAGTGCTATTTTATTTAATAAATCACCAGCTTTTTTAGCTACAGTCTCTTCCAAGTATTAATAGCATTGAAAATAATAGTGCACACAGAAAAACTGCCACCATAACATCTACATACATTTAAATAGCTTTAATAGATTTAAAAGGGTAACGTTTCTGATTATAGCTACTAATGAAGTTTTCTTTTACTTTAGCTTCATTAATACCTGTAAGTCTAATGGTTTGTTCTTTATTCTTTAAAGAATCAAAATAAGTTATTTCAAATTTCATATAAAAGATTCTCTATTATTAAATTTATTTTGAGCATCAAGTACTCCTTCTTTATCTGTAATATCTACAATAAGTCCTATTTGTCGTAACCAAACATCAAATGGACCACTGTATCCTAGGTCACCAACCCAACCTCCTTTACAAAATACTATCTTCTTCCAAACAAAAATAGCACATAATATTCCATCAACTTCACATAGATGTTTGCCTTCTGGAATATCTAAGAATGTTGGAGCTAAACCTACCCCCTCTCGATAATATCTAGATATTCGAGTATGAAATATATCATCCTGCATAACTACTGCATCTGTCTCATAATTAGCAGACAGTTTACCATGCAAATAGAAATCAGGCTGATAAATCCAATTCTCGTTTCGGCTACTTAATGACTTAAATTTAATCATTTATGTTTCTTTTTCCATCGAAACCATAAACCTAATACAATACCAATCACAAAACAAATCAGAATTGTAATGATAAAGGTTCCAATATTAAGTAAAATCATAATCTAATGTTTATAGAGAGGGCTAGCTATTAACTAGTCCTCTCTTGTTAATTACTTAAATAACTTCTTAGCCCAATAGAGAAGCTCTCTACAAACTGGTACAATTGCAGTAAGACCTACAATCTCTAACCATGTTTCAATACTTAATGGCTCTGTTCTGAACACGTCGCCACCAAATTGAACTATCAAAATTTGACCAATAAATATAACCAAACATATTCCAATAAATGCAGGATTACTTAATAAACCATTAAAGATACTTCTGTCTTGTCCGAATACTCTTGCATTGAACAAGTTCCAGAACTGCAGCATAACAAAGATAGTGAAGAACTCTGTAAGGCTATATGTATTACTAATCAGCAAATATAACAATATGCCGAAATACAAAATGCCTACACCAAAGATTTCATACCACATTCTCTTTGTGATAATAAATGCCTTAGGATCACGTGGCTGTTCAGACATTACTGCTTCATTAGCTGGTTCTGTAGCCAATGCTAAAGCAGCAAAAGTATCCATAATTAAGTTAACCCACAGCATTTGAATAACAGTGAATGGTAAGTCTACTCCAATAAATGGACCCACACAAGCGATACCAATAGCTACAACATTTACAGTAAGCTGGAAGAGAATAAAGTGCTGAATATTCTTATACAAGCTTCTTCCCCACTTAACTCCTAAGATAACAGAAGGGAATGAATTATCAAGAAGAATAACATCAGCTGCATTCTTAGCAATATCAGTACCATTATTCATAGCTACACCTACCTCAGCTTGGTTAAGAGCAGCTGAATCATTAGTTCCATCACCAGTTACAGCTACTACTTCTCCCATTCTCTGGAATTTCTTAACAAGTGTCTGCTTGTCTTCAGGTTTAGTTCTGGCAAATACATCTACTTTACGTAAATTAGTATCTGTTTGAGCTTCAACTTCCTTACCAAGCATTGTGTTAGGAGTTTGAGAAATATTAGCTTGAGCAGCAATAGAAGCAGCTGTTTCAGGATTATCACCTGTCACAATCTTAACCTTAATTCCCGCATTTCTAGCAGCCTGAATTGCATCAGGTACATTACTCCTCACAGGGTCTTCAATAGCTACGTAGCCATCCCATATGAAGTCTGAGAGGGTATTTATATCAGAACCAATCTTGTGTGCAAAAGCAATACATCTTCTACCTTTAGATTGCTGTTCTGCAAAATTAGGTATTTTCTCATTAGAGCAGAAATTCATTACTATTTCAGGAGCACCCTTAATGTAAGTAACTACTACATCACTAGTAATCATATATTTATTCTTAGAATTAAATTCTACTCTACCTGTTATATGAGTTTTATTTCTTTTATCAGTGATATCAACTGATTTTTGTACATATTGCAGACAAGCACCCTCTGTAGGATTTCCTACCACTTCTCCAGTAGGACTAAGATTAGCAGTAGAATTAAGTACAATATTATTTATAACAGCATTTCTATCTGTAAAGTCTTGGAATACTACTTTCATTTTATTCTCTGTAAGAGTTCCTGTCTTATCAGTAAGAATAAGAGTTGTAGCACCAAGAGTTTCACAAGCATGCATCTTTCTAATAAGATTATTAGCTTTAGCCATTCTCTTCATAGAATAAGCAAGGGCAAGAGTCACAGCCATAGGTAAGCCCTCTGGTACTGCTACTACAATAAGAGCTACTGCAATCATTAAGAATTGTAAACAATCATTTACAATATCAATAGTATCTTTGCCCAAATATCCCTGCTCTATAAATATATAACGTATAGCAAGGGACACAATAAGAATACCCGCAGCTGTAAATGCTATCTTATTAATTAAGCTAGCTAATCCATTAAGCTGTTTATTAAGAGGAGTCTCTACGTCAGTAATAGAAGATGCTTCTCTAGCAGTCTTACCTACTTCTGTTTCATCTCCTACTGCAAATACTTCACCCACACAAGTACCCTCAGCTACAATAGTGCTTTTATAAATTCTATTTGTAGGGTAAGTAGCAGTCTCTGATTCAAAATTAGTTTTAGTTACAGGATTTGTTTCTCCAGTTAAGGAAGCCTCACTTACCTTCAAATTGCTATATTCTTTAACAATAATATCAGCAGGAACTTCCTCACCAGCTTCAAGTATTACAATATCCCCTACAACTAAGTCTTTACGAGCTACTTGAATTACTCCATTATCTCGTCTTACCTTAACTAGAGTATCATCACTACTAGTTAAAAGAAGGTCAAACTTCTTAGCTGCTGACCAGGTATTCCAAAAGCCAATACCTACAGCTAAGGCAATAGCTACAATAATACCAATAGGCTCTGTAAATTCACCCTTTACAAATCCTAAGGCAATAGATACTGCAGCAGCAATAAGTAATATTACAATAAGAGGGTCTTTAAATCCATCAAGTAACATTACATACCAAGCATCTCTCTTTGGAGGTATCAACACATTAATGCCATGTTTGGCACGTGAGTCTTCTACTTCTGTTAAGCTAAGACCATAATTTAAATCTGTCATTTTTCTGTTTTTATAGTTAATTAAAGAAATGCAATTGTTGGACGCTTCATAGCATCAATTGAAGTCCAACCTCCGAACTCACCAACTGCCTTAAAGCGCCATTCACCATCCTTCTTATAGGCAATACCAAGAATAACAGCCTGCTTATCAGAAATCTTAGTACCCTCCTTACCGTCTTCAAGATTAAACTTAGCCAAGACATTTACAGGAGTATTAGTGTTTCTCTGTACTCTGTCACCTGTATAAATACGAAGACCCATATAAGGAATCTCACCAAATGTCTGATGTGTGAAGTTATTGAGGGTGAATGCAATATACTCAACACGTGGGTCAAGTTCATTCAAACGTACCTCAATAGTCTCATTATCAAGACCATCATTACCATTGGTGTCACCTGAGCGATCATCACCGCTATGACGAATACCTGGAGCACTCAAATTGTAATAGGCTACTTCACCAATACAATTCTTATCAGTGTCATACAGAAGAACAGTAGAATCCAAATCTACCTTCTCAATAGAACCGCCAATACCAAATAATCCACGACGCTGAATAGCTCCCCAGTTTGAACCAAAGAACAACTTACTTAAACCATTGTTAGACTCTTTAGACAGATTAATTCTGCCACCTTTACTTAAATTAATCATAAAACTTTATTAAATAATTGTGAATTACTAATTAACTAAAAATGGGAGTACCTAATTAAAGATACTCCCTTATAGAATCAAGAATTAAACCAAATTAATTATTAATAATTAAATAGCAGGAGCGTCTGGCAAGATAAGTCCATAGCCACGAAGAATATCACGATAGATAACATTCTGATAGCTACCCTTGTCTTCTCCAAGAGCCTTGAACTTCCAATCACCATTGTGGCGATAAAGTTGGCAGAATACAATACAGCGAGACATACTTGCATCCTCAGTAAGGTCAAACTTAGCCAAAGGAGTGGTATTACCTTTAGCATACAAGTTGCAATAAGCATTGTTAACCATACCAAAGTTCTGCTGACGATTCTTAGCATCGTGAATATTAACTAAGATAATAATTTTCTGGACATCTGCAGGAACCTTAGTGGTATTCACTACAATTGTCTCATCATCTCCAGCACCAGCACCTGTACGGTTATCACCTGAATGCTTAATAGCATCTTTCCAATTTGGATTATTGTAGAAAATGAAGCCATCATCAGGATCTGCTGCTTTGTCCTGAGCATTCAAAGGAATAGTAGCTACATCCAAATCAAATTCTACACCTGCCTGGGATGCTACATCCCAACCCAAACCAATTGAAAACTCTGTTACACCATTTGCTTCTTTAGCGAGGTTGATGTTACCTCCTTTACTTAATTGAATCATAATTGTGAATTGAATTAATATTTGCCGCAAAATTTACGGCTGATTATAGTTATAACTTCATTATAAGTTAACTTTCTAGCTTCCTTCTCAGAATAACCTTCTATAATATAAGAATCTACTATTTTTTCAATTGCAGCATCCATTTCAGAGAATAAGTACTTTTGTTCTTTAGTTAACTTATCATCATATAAATAAGATTTATTCATCTACTTGTAAATCAGCCTGAGTACTTTCTAAGTAATCTTTATTATCTAAGTCTTTAATAAGATTAACTAAGTCTCCAACAGTCTTTAGATTCTGAGCTTTATCATCTCTAATAGGATAACCAAACTCCTGTTCACATTCGATAATAATCTCTACTAAATCAAGACTGTCTGCATACAAATCATCGAAAGTATCTTCAATCTTAGCCTCTATACCTAGTTCTTCATTAATAATATTAATGACTTTTTCTTCTATACTCATGCTTCTTCTAACTTGTAATACTCTTCTCGTTGTCCATTTACAAATCCAGATAAATCACTATAAAATCTAGTAAACTCAGAATAAGGAATATTTTGATTCTCTTGAAGCCATTTCCAAGTAACTTGTTCTCCATCATGTCTTCCTTCCATAATCATATTAGTGACTCCTAAGAAAGTATTCTTGTTTAATTCACAAATCTCATACTTCTGAAGATACACTTTCCATAATTTATCAAAGAACATTTTACGAGCATATTGTTGCTTGTCTAACTGATTAGTATATTCAATATTCTTATTATACAATTTTATTATAGCACCAATAGGACTTATAAACCAACATAATATAATAATTCCAGGAATTACAATCCACTTCTTCCTAATATTTACATTTGAATAGTCTCCTGTCCCATCATTAAATGTACATATAGCATTAATGGCAGTGACAAAAGTCGCTATAAATAAAACCCATTGAATAACACAATGACAGAAACCCATCCTTATAGCATTAGGGGAACCCTCTAAAGTTAGAAACCCCTTGTCACTAATCATATCATCGAATATCTGGGTATTCCATAAAAGTAAGAACAGAATGGCGCATATAATAGATGCACCTAAAGATAATAAACCATGCTTAATATTATTTTTCATACTACTTAATTAAAAATTTATCAAACTTATCATGAAGGGGTTGGAACTCCTTTCTAAGCTCTACTAGTTCTCCCATTTCTTCTATAGAACTAACATCACTTAATTTAATGTTATTAATCATGTTCAAAGCATCTCTGAGACGACATTGAATACCTCTTATTTGATTATCATTTATCATAATTTAAAATAATTCATAAGATAAGACATAAGATATAAGACCTAAAAGAAGAACAATAAGATGTGTCTTTAATTCAGCGTCCCGTACAGCACATACGCTTTCTATTATACCTATTACTAATAGAAAACATGTAAGTATTATAAGCTTATGTTTAATCATCTCCTAATAAACCTAATTCCTCTAGCTTAGAAGTGTCTTGAAGATCTATACTAAGTGGATAATCCTTACCTTTAAGATCTCTATTAAATTCCATACGAGTTGCGCCATTATAAGCATCTGAGTAAGCCTTTCGTACAATACTTAGAAATAATCCAGTAGATAAAGTAACAGTATCATTAACTTCTTCTAATCCGTCCAAATATTTACGACACCATTCATATGGTGCAACCCTAGATAAGGGTTGCGAGGTACACATAGCAAAACCATCAAAATCAGGACACCTTGGACATTTTAATTTAGCCATAATTAATCTATTTAAGAATCTTAACCTTTACATTTTTAATACTAATTCTCTTAGAATCCTTGGGATGAATAAGTATATCAATACGATGTTTATGTCTTTTATTCATAACATCCTTTACCTCATAAATACCATATCCTTCTATAGACACTCTCTTTGGTCTATTCTTTGGAAACAAATAGAGCAAATCACGAGAAATTGCGCACCATTTAATGCTGCCTCTTTTTAAATGACGTAAGTTAATTTTAGAACCATCAGATGTAACTAATGGTTCTTTATCACACTGGCTCTTTACCGGCTGATAACAAGTAAGAGTCACATGAGTAATTGTTTGGCAGAAAGCCTTACTCATGAAACCTAATAATAAAAATATTAATATCTGTTTCTTCATTTAATATATCTGATTAAACTTACCTGAAGCATTTGTGGAATACCCAGATTTAATTACATGAATAGTAAAATAGTCATAGTTAGTCACAATATATCCTTTCTTAAGATTTATATAGAATATAGGACGGTCATCAAACTGGTCTCCCACCTTGAGATACTTTATTTCTTTATTTACACTTACAGAATCTGTACGAATATAAGTATCTGTCATAGCATTTCTGGCATCTAATTCTTCTTTAGTTAATTCAGAAAGAGGCTTTCCAATAATTTTACGAGATACCTCACGATTTCTAATTATTTTCTCAAATAACTGCTCATCAACATTCAGAACACCCTCAAGAGAATCAGGACCTAATTGTATAGACTCCACTAAATAAGTAAAATCAGAAAACTCAAGGTTAAAGTTCTTACGAATCATATCAATCTTGTCAACACCATGAATATTAACCTCTTGAGCGAGAGCCTTAACTAAGTCAACAGTAATTATTTGCATCTGTCTAATTAAGTCTAGTACTGGTTCTACTGCACTCTTATCAATTAGAATATCATTAAGCAATTCAAGTGTAGTTTCCTCTGGTAAATTACCAAAAGAACGCACATATCTAATACGTGATGGGCGACCCAATAAATTATTATTAATTTCTAACTCATTAGTAGTTAGTAAGAATACCTTACGATACTGTGAATTGTGTACACCATCCATAAAGGAAAGTACTGATGAGGATTCTTTAAATTCCTTCTCATACTCATCAAAGAAGAAGATACAATCAAAGTTAATTTGGGTAGCCAAGAATCTAAGCATATCATCCGCGTCTTTACAAGACTTGACAATAATAACTGGAAGTCCTAACTGATTACAAAGTTCTTCTGCAGTTACTGTCTTACCTGTTCCCTTGATACCATTAAATAATACTCCCAAATTACCAGTAGTATTATTATAAGTCTTTATAAAATGGTCAATAAACTCGTTATTGATACCATACAATTTGTAATTAAATACAAAAGAGTCACCAAGCTTATTCAGATAATAACCTGCCATTGATTCTCCAACTTCATAAATTCCTTTAGGTAATCCTTCAGGATGTGCCTTTGTTGTGGCACTACCCTTCATAAAAGTATTACCATCTTGAATCCAAATGTTTTGTTCCATAATTAAATTATTTTACTTTATAAGTTCATATCAGAGTTTAATTCCAAACCAAATAAAAAATGTTGAAGTTGATGAACATATTTAATCTTTTTAAAACGACGTCGGGTATTACCACGACAAAGTTCCCATATAGAAGGATAATCTTTATTTGGTTTAATGAAATAATATACATTATCTAATCTTACCCTCCACCATGTGTATTTCTTAGACTTTAACCTTTTCCATCTGTTATTGTCTAATATTTCGGGAGTAAGAGAAATCGGTATAATTTCATCTTCTTTAACAGATACACAACCTCTAGTTTCATGAATATACTCATTTGTTGATAAGTATCTTTTGTATGTAGGGTCATAACCTATAACCTTTACAACTTGTTCTTTATCATCAAGAACTATTTTGACTAAATCTCCTGGAATATATTTGATTCGTCCCATAATTAAACTAGATTATTCAACTTCTTATATTCTTCAAATACTTTATCTTCTGCTTCATCTCCCCACATAGTATATACTAGTACTCCAAATGGACAATATTGAAATATTATAGGGTCTACTGGCTTACTAATTATAACAGGTCTCTCCTGCAAATTAGACTTCGGGCAAGCTATAAAGAAATTATCAGGAGTAGCATAATCTACACCTATATAAACATGATGTGCCCATTCCTCCTCTATAAATCCTTCAATATCACCTAGGTTGGCCTCATCTGTTGCATAGTCAGGCACTCGCAATATATTAAAATAGTATTCTAAGTGTTCTTTAATATAGGAATCACTCTTTTTACTGTAATTATAAATCTTATCGATTCGGACCATCCGATAATTTATACGTAATTTAGAGGCATTGCTATCAGTACGTAACTTATTACTGATGTCCATGAGCTCATTTAAATTCTGAGCAGGTATAACACCAGTAAAGTCTTGCAGGAAACCTATAGATAATTTATACTTATAGCATAACTCATAGAATGTACTTGTATTAACTAGAATAACTGAATTTCCTAAATAATTATTTATATCTTTTAAATACTTTAATAATTCTTGAGCCTTTAAAATAGTATTGTTATAATTATTAATATTATCCAACTGTTTCTTTAAAACTTTAGCATTGGCACTATTTTTTAGTCCTAATTTAACTAATTCAGAATACTTAGTACTTATATTGTTTTCTTTTAAAGGCATAAGGGCTGTACGCTCAGAAGCCCCAATTACTTCTATAGCTAAATTAGCCAAAGATTCCTTAACAGTTGGTTCTACCACAGGTTTTGTGGGAACTTTTGCAACTACAGGCTTCTCTTCTTCTTTTGGACTCAGTCCAAATAATTTATTTAATATACCCATTATTTAATTGTTTGTCCTTCTAAATAATTACCTGCATCATACACATAAATAACTTTAACTGTATAGCGTTTTGTATGAGTATCATACATACGTACTCGAACCTTACTACACCCATAACCAACGTAAGATATTCTTACTATCTCTCCTCCTCGATAATTCAAAATAGAATCCTGTGATTTAGGAGGATCTGAACAAGATACCAATAAAGATAAAAATACTAATACTAAAACTTTCATAATAATTTAAATACAAAAATCCCTGAACTAAATAAATAGCCCAGGGATTAAAAATAACATTAAATAATAAAAATGGTTTTATGAACCAGTGGAGATGAGGGGAGTCGAACCCCTGTCACTCCGATTTGCATCAAAACGTTCTTACAGCATAGGTTTTAAAGACTTTCCTTGTCTGCTGGGGTTGACAAGATTAACATCCTGCCAACTTCCACCACTCTGTTCCTAAAGTATACAGAGAACTTACAAAAGAAATGGAAAATAGTGCACCTTTCTGTTCCTAAGCAAGTGCTGCTCGGCTTCTCAGGCTGCAATAGCGTAAGAAGCGGAAGTGTTATTTACTTCGCCAATTAATTTTTTACTTGTCTGTCCAAGTTGTCTTGCTGTGTTCCTTATCTCCTCGAAGTTCAAAACCAAAACATCCCCATTTAAAAGAGTCCTAAACAGAACTCTTTTATAAATTAGTGTCTACCACGTAAATAATTATAGTCACTATACCAATCGTCTGGATCTATTCTATCATCTTCTCCCATAATTTAAAAATTAATTAATGTTAAAAACTATATTGTATATTCCTATTTACATCTAACAATCCTCCTTGCCAATTGGATTGAAGATCCATACTGAACCATCCTCCATTTATTGTTCTGGCAAACCAAACAAGATGATTGTCATAATTAGGAATGTAACAACCCACGAAATAATCAGTATCTCCATTCCATATCCAATTATAATTAAGAGCACTATTAACTAAATGTATCTTTAGATGTATATCAGCTTTATTAAAAGGAATTACTTTCTTTACATAAGCTTTATATAATCTGCTTGATGAACATTTACCGTCATCAAAGAAATTATAAATCTGTTTCTTCTTTGGTATCATCTACATTAAATAATTTATAATGTTTTATTAATCACCACCAGGTAAGCTATCCAAATACTGAGGAATAGTTACTTCTGTATTATTCTTCTCTCTTTCAAGCTGCTGGATAGCATTTGCTTGTCTATCTACAATTACTTGCAATTCCAGAATTTTTGCTTTCTGATAATAGTAGTTAGGAACTGACCAAGCCAAAACAATTATAAAACAAACTGTTGGTAATATCCAAAATTTATTCATATCTTTTATTTTTTTTAACACCAAGTTACATAAACTCCATGTTCACCTTTATAAAGAGGACTAACTTTAAATCCTAATTCTTTAAGGTAATCACAATATTTGGCAACATTAGTTGTCGGAAGTATAGAACCGATCCGAGCAGCATAATTACCTTTACTAGCTTCTGTGATTACAGCAATATTTATTGCATCAAGTATATGCTCATCTAATTCTACAGACTGGGATATAGCCTTTGCTTCTTTTGCTTTAATCATAATGTATTATTGTTCATATAATAATCCCCTATATTGGTCTGGACCAATTGCTTCACAGAATCTATATAAACATCTTTGATCCTCCCATTTAATTACAAATTCTTCAAATATAGGATAAATCTCTAACAAAGTATTACAATATAATTCTCCATTTTCCGGTTTATTTATAGATTCTTTTAAAGAGAGACCTTCAGTACGCCAATGTGTTCCAAAACTAAATATTCCTTGCCAAATCTCAAGATGTAAATCATTCCAATATTGAGGGATACGATTAAATAGAGGAAGAACTTTCTCAACTAACTTATCAAAATCCTTATTAAAGTCTCTATAGAATATATGTGGTAATAAAGAATCCCACTCTTTTTCAGTAAACACTTTAGAGGTATACATTTCTTGTAAATTGATATCTCCCTCTTCATTAGTAAAGATGTCATTACCGTCATAATTTAAGTCTTCTATAACCCAATTATGAAATTCTTTACTATTAAATCTATATCTTTCCACACTTATACTATGACTACCCCATAAAGATTTAGAGGGAATTTTAACAATTTCATTAAACTCTTCCTTAGTCATTTATTATTCTTTTATAGTTATATAAACGTCTGAGTTCTTCTAATTGAGAAATTAATGAATCTCTTAATTCGGAAGAAGTCCATTCACAATATTTATCAACTATGTCAGCTATAGATAAATGACCTTCTATTAGATCATTTTTCATAAGTTGCATACGTTCTTCTGCTGTCATAATTCTCCAACTTTTAAACTAGCATCTTTAAGCCATACATTGAGTCTGTCTAAAGCACTTTCCCATTCTGACTCAGAACATATTTTATAATATCTTAGAAAGTCAATACTATCTGAACTAAACTGATATATACCAACAGACTTACCACTTGGGGTAACTTTAGTTACTGTATATTTACAGTAAGAATTATCGTTGATAGTTATTTTTAGATAAGTTACTTTATCTTTATAATAGGGATTTAATTTAAGAGACATTTCGTTAGTTTGTAATCTCTTAGTTTTTATTTCCCTTATTACTTCTTCTATAGTATCGTCTAGAACTTCTCTTTTACCAAGAAGACTTTCTCTGAGTTTATCTAAGTCTTCTATAGACATTTCTGAATAATTAAGCATATTTTCTGTTTCCATGCTTTACTTATCAAATTCGTTGCCAATTCTATCTATCTCACAATCTTTTATAATATCTGGAAGAAGCCAATAATTATCCTCATCGACTACCATAAAAGCATAGTTACTTTCTGACCAAATCACCTTAGCAATATGATTAAATCCCAAAAGATGTATTATGTCGTGTTCAAATAATTCTTTGCCCTCAAAATCTTTTAACCCTGTATATTGGCAGATGGTGGATGAGTCCACTTCTGACACATTAAATCCATTTCTTAATATAGCAATCTTACCATCTTCTTTATGGATTAAATCTCCTTGTACCCAAGCTCCATCTAAAGTACTCTTAGCCTTGAACTTAATATCTTCTATATTCATAAGCTATAATTTCATTAATATTTTTACATTCTTAATTAATGGCTCACCATCAGTACCAGTTTCATCTAACAAATCACCAGTTACTAGATATTTATTGCCAGTAAAATATGCCACATTTATTATAAAACTATTAAGAGCTTTCTCACTTATTGGAAATGGAAGAACTGGAGAATATGTTCCATTTATGTTTTTATGAGCTTCATAAACTGAAACCCCAGGTTCTTCTCCAATCTTTTCGTCACCTTTCCAAATAAATGATTTCTCATTTTTAGGTATTTCACCAAATCTATAGAAAATCATATTATTCTCCCTTAAGTTCTATGTGATTCTACAAACTTCGTCAAATCGAGAGGGAACTTCTTTTTAAGTTCTCTTTCACGTTTACGTCTCTCCTTCCTTGTGGGTGGAGGAACGTATTCATCTAAGAATGCAAACGTTTTCTTGCAATTAGCATTTAATACTGGAATATATACATCCAATAATGCCTTTAATAATTCTTCCATATCAATCTTCTTTAAGTTCTACTGGCTCATCCTTCCAAGTAAGTTCTATTCCAATGAGTTTCTTGATACTACCTTTAGGAAGTTTGACTGAATCATATATTCTATCTTGGCATATAGGAACCCATTGCCAGCCAAAACATCTTTCAGGCATAGTTTCAAAGATGTATTCGTCTTCATTCTTGTTGACTGCTACCCATGCCATACTATTCCTCCACGACTATTTTATATTCCAACTCATCAGCCAAATCGCTTATTAGCTTAACGGCTTCTTCTAAAGCATCATACATACTATCTCCTTCTGATATAAGTTCATCAAGAGTACTACTCTCGCTCATATCCTCAGGGAAGTCATTTGGTTTCCAAGTGAAACTTTTGTTCTTTTTCTCGAACTCTCTAGCTTTTTCTAAAAGTTTTTCTCTTGTCATACTCAATCCTCCAATTCTTTTAAAATCATTTTTACCAAGTGATAATTATCACCATCCCAACCATCATCAAATGCTTCGCCATTATCGGACAAATGGTGCTCATTGACATAATCAAAGATAGCATTGTGAAAGAAGTCATCATCTGTTCCATAGTCGTCTTCATTATAAAAGCCTTCGTGACTTAGGAGTTCTTGGCATTCCTTGTGCATACAGATGGCTGACCTATATTCGGGAGTAAACTGCCTGACATATTTGGTTCCTGCTTCTATCGTACAACCACACATATAACATTTGTGAGGTTTGCATGCCTTACGTTCTGTATCTATACAATCCATAATCATTTATCTTTTGGGTCAACGAATGGTAGCCAGTACTCTACATCAGGGATATTCCATCCATTGTAGTCTTTGGCTATCTTTTTATCTACTATATGTCCAAAACTAATTCTTCCGATTGTAGTAAGGACAATAACTTCTTTATCTACTGGTGGTAGCTCATCCTTGACAGATACCCATACAGGAGAAACATTTTTAGGCTTGCGGTCTTGTAGAGTAGCAGTATAGTTAAAGGTAAAAAAATCTACAGGATATTTTTGCCAATGGTTTTCTTCTATTGCCTTATTGATTGCTTCTCTTTTTGAGTTTGCTTCAACCATCACATATTTTGAATTAAATATTTTGAAATAATCAACTCTATATATTGCCATTGCTTAGTCCTCCTATAAATATCTTATCATTGTTTCATAATCTTTTAAACATTCAGAAGGAATACATTTAAAATATTCTTCTATTACAGACTTCGCATCATCACCCATATCTTTCAACATGGTAACGAGGGCTTCTTCTTTATCTGTATCATACATAACCTTAGACATTTCTGTTATAAGGCTTACATGAGATTCATCATGTACTCTATCACGGAATGTTTCTAACATGAAATCATATAATTCTTTATCAGACAGCTTGCACATTAAACTATCCAAGTCTATTGTTACATATACGCTCATTGTTTTACTCTCTTTTAAGAAATTCATTAATCTTATCTCTTATCTGCAACTTGTAGTTATCTCCATACAGATGTTCTTCTGCCCATCTTAAAGCATCCATATATCCTGATTCATAACTATCTTGCATATCATAACAATCATAGATTTTTCTTGTTTCTGCCATATTCTCTTTCTTTTTTGCCCTCTCCATGTTGCCAAGGAGAGGGTGGTGATGTTACTTGTCTTTTGATTTACATAATGAAGGCGATTTACAAAATAAGTATGAATCTATCTCTATAATACGAGCTTCTAATGAGCTAAGATATATACCCATGCCGACTTTCTGCTGTATCATTAACTGATACTGGTAGTCTCCTACCTTCTCACGGAAATCATCTTTCTGTAAAGCGGTATTAAGCTTTCCTAATTTATCATTCAACTCATTGTACTCAATGTGAAGTCTATCCATGAAGCTTTCAAAAGGTTTGTAGGCTTCATCAAACACACTCTTAGGAGACCAAGACTTATATCCGTCCTTGTACTCTACCAAGTAGCCATCTTCCTCAACGGTTGCTGGCTTAATTTCTCTACCAAGCACTTTCTGTGCTTCTGTCATTGTCATAGGCTCTGCCATAATGACCTTAGTTCCAATATACGTTTTCATATTACTTATATTTATATTCCATAAGGGATGGTTAGTACTAAAGCTCCTCAAACTCTTTCTGCCACTTTTTCTTAGTATTTAAAAGAAGTTGATTGAATTTAGCTTTGAACTCTTCATCACACTCTGATAATCCCCAAATACTGTCCGCAAGTTTGCTACAGTGTGATTTTGAAGACATATTTAAGAGTTCATCTATTTTAGGAAGCAGCCTCTTAGCTAAAAAGTTTGCTCTTTCTAATTTATCAATATCCATATTACTACTTTTTATATCTTTTGTAGAAGGGTTAAATGAGAAGCAAGCGATGATAAAATAAAGTGCTTAATTTTAAAAATATCATTTTGTTTGCTTGCTTCTCGAAAATTATTGGTATCTTTGTACCGCTTAATTTTAAAAATATAACGATATGAATAATTTTATTGAAATTAAAGACAGTGGAAGTAAATCTGTCTTAGTTAATGTGAATCAGATTGTAGCAGTTGAGAACACAGAGAATGGTATCATTATGCACATGGTTGGTGGATATGATATACATCCTAAGTATGACAACTGGCTACAACTAAAACACATGATTGAAGAGAGTTAATTGTAAAGGTACTCTTTCAAGACTTTATCAAGGAAATCAATTCCTGCTATAGTCTTATCGCATTGCTTGACTACCCAGATTCTATCTCTCCATTGGCGAAGAGGTGAATCATAAACCCATTTAAATCGTGCTACGTTGGTGGTAAATAGAAAACTGCTACTATATAGCTTCTTCTTTAGCCACTTACGTAGCACCTTTTTTATTATGTTCTGTATCATATAACTACTATTTATGCCCGAAGGCGGTT